GTTATCCCAAGTACAATACATATCCAAACAATCCAAAGCCAATATTTTGTTTTAGACATTGATCAAAACTCCTTTAGTGTAATCTGTAAACAATTTGACAAAATTTTCTGATCCTTCTTGGTGAACTTTTACATGACAATTAGCACATAAAGTAATCAGATTAGTTAGCTCATCTCCACCGCCATCTGAAACTGGAACTATGTGATGAACAGTTAGATAATCTGATTTTGCAGAACAAGTCTTGCAAGAATTCTCATCTCTTTCAAGAACAATACTCTTAAGGTCAAAACGAACTCCTCTCCGATGTGTTCCATTAGCAAATTTCCTACGCTGTTTCAAATAATTTCTGTGCTTTATTTTTGTGTCAATAACCGTAATACAATCATCTAAACCACAACATCTTTTGTTGCGATAAAAATGAGTTTTTTCTGCTTGATATATTTGACCACATCCAGCACAAATTACTTTCCTATTTGCCATGTTAGTTCTCTTCCAGAAGTGTTTTAATAATTTTCTTATTATTCTTTTTAAGATCTGGAGATAAACCTTTATGAACCATCTCATTGAAATATTGTATATTCTTGGTTATTTCACGATGTGTTGCTGAATGAGGATTGTAAAAATATTCTTTAACATGTCCTACTTCATCAGTTCCAGTTTGATATTCAAATATTCTTGCATACCAATTATCAGGTTTAAACCCATGTTGATTCTCACATATTTGTCCAGCAATACTCAAAGCTTCTTGAATTGTATTTACTGTATCAACTTGGATTGGAAACCTAAACTCAACAACAAAATAATTTCCGTACTTTGGCATAATTCTCCTTAGTGAATAATACTAATAGTAAATGGTTCAGTAATTTCAATAAAGAAGCGTGTGCCGTTATCAATTGCAATTGCGCAACCAATTCCAGTATCTAATCCATGTGAATGGATTTTATAAGCTCTTTTACCGATTGACATAATATAGCATTCTAATGCTTTTGACCACTCAGTGTTATATTGAATCCCACCCAATTCAGAAATACTTTCCAATGGGATATATATACCATCTTTTCCAACTTGAATCAAATCAGGGCGATAAAATTCGCACATCATTTTTCCAATTCTGCGATCAGCCAAATCCCTAAACTTTCTGCCAATCAAATCACCATCTGAATAGCCAGTTTCATAATGATCATATTCATGAATAACAGTCGCTACCAATTCATTTAGCTCACCGTTAAGCGCATGATTTTTGTCAATCAGAATCTGTTTGTCTTTTGTATTTGGATTGATAACCACACCCAAATAGTGATCTTTTTGTTTAGGAACAAAGCAAGCAATTGGTTTTTCTAATTGCAATAAGCCTGGTTCAAATCTTGCTGCAATTTCAATTGCTTTGATCAACTTTGGATAATTATGAATATCACTATCAATTTCATAGTTGATTGCTTCACTCGCAATATCTTCAACTGTTTGAACACCAGCTTTTTTCAAAATCCAAAAGAAAAAGCTAGAGCCAATCGTCTTGAAATCAAGACCCTTTTCTTTAATAAAAGAAACATACGCTTGATTTAGAGATTCTTCAGGTGTAACCATAATGCAATCTTCATCATAAAGATCAACCCAAGCCTCTTTCCAACTACGATCTACATCATGCATTGAACCACTAAATTCAAATTCAAAGTAATTCTTATCAGTATTTGCTGACTTAATAAATTGCTTGATAATTGAAATATCATTACACTCACATACAGCCTGGGCAATTCTATAATTCATTGACCATTCATCTGCTACTGTTCGCATCTCATTCAATTTTAGATTCTGAATCTCGTAATCAAACATTGATGTATAATCTTCATTTTCATAAACCATTACTTGCTTATGATAAACATGAACATTTTTGTTAATAGGCTTATAAAACGCAACCTTGTGATGACCTGATTTATTTTCAAATAACGGTGTACGATTTTCAAGGAAATACTTATCGTGATCGTTATAGATTTCCATCATATTTGGTGACGCAGTGATATAAACAGAAAATTCATTCAGATTAGATTTAACATCTTTTGCATCAACTATTTCACGACTCCATGTCGTTCCTGAAGTCTTAGCTTCATCCATAGCATTTGCAATTGCTTCTCTATAAACCTGGAATTCATCTTCCCAACTCAATACACCAGCATCAACCGTAAACGAAGATGATTTCTTGTAATCACCGTAATCATAAACGATACAGTCAATACCATCTTCTTTCTCTACTTTATATTTAAGGATATACTGACCCTTTTCGTCTTGACCAGTAAAAATCCAATCCAATCCCATACGCAAAGCTGCAATCGGAGCATATTTAATACCTGAACCGAATTGACCAATCGTATCTGGATCGTTTCTTTTAGTAGATAGCCCTAGTTTTTCTAGGGCTATCCGACTAACATTCTCCGATTGATTAGAAATTTTAATGTACTTTGACATTTTCAACCTTTCTATTTTTCCATTAATCTTGCAAGGACACGATTCTTATTGTATTCAGTATACTGAAGGCTATCTAGAACCTCTTTAATTTCTAGAATACTAAATGAACGAAGAATGATATCATTATTCTCAGCAATTGCTACTTCAGGAATAATATTTGTTTGCTTCTTCATATAGCCTTCAATAATTGATTCTACTGACTTAATAAATAAGCTACCAACATGACAAGGTGATGAGTATTCAAAAGATGTAAGCAATTCCTCAGCTAATGACATAGCATCAACTGGATCTAAATGATCTTTGACTTCACGAGCAATATCGTTATAATCAAGGCTTTCAATTACATTGGTTGCAATTGTATCCATATCCAAATAATCTTCTACATCAATAGAATTAAGGACATTTTCAACTTCATCATTCCAATCATGATTGCTCAGACCTGATTCAATTACATCTTCAAAATCATAGTTTTGAATGAGTTGCTCAACCTGATCTTCAGTCATTGTATAGTCTTTAAACATTTCAATTAACTGTTCTGCTGGGAATGTCATTGTTGCAACGACATCCTTATTCTTTGTTTCTACTGGTTCCATGTTTATTTTTTCTCCTGTTTTTGATGTGTATATAATATTTCCTGCTGTATCTGTTCTTTCAAGAAATTCTTGAGTCATTGCATGTACCTTTCTGCTTCCCATTCAACAAACCTATAGAGTGCTGAATTCTCATTGATTTTTCTTCTTGCACCATCAAACCAATCAAGATAGTGATATGTAGCTTTTTCAATATTTCCATCTTCATCTAAATGCGCTTCTATATGTGTAGATGGACCACCACCACTCAATACAATTGTTAAAACTCTATGAATACTTGAACCAGCAGCAATTTCATAAATTGTTTCTTGATCAATACCGTCATCTTCAATTTCTTTCAATTGCTTCTGATCATCTTCATCGTCTTCATCAAATGTATCTTCATCCAATACCCTGAATACAAGGCTAAGATGTTCTTCCATTCTATCCATACTATCTTCAATGCGCTCTTCACATGTTAATTCTTTACTCATAGGTCTCTAATCTCCTTAACTAATTCTTGTAACTGTTCGTTTGTTGTTATTTTTTGCATTTCAACTAAAACCATTTTATGCAATTGCTTAACATAAAACGAGAATGAGTTAAATCTTTCAATTAAGATAATATCCCGCAAAGGCATATCTGTTTGACCATTCAATACTGGAGGCTTAATCATATGAAAATAGCTTCCATTAATACTTTCTTTATAGAAGTTCCCAGGACAAGCCCAACCATTACTTCTACCAGATGGCTGAACATAATCAAACCCAAAAGCATGACCAATATCCTGCACTTTATTCCAAAATGAAGGCTCAAGCCATTCATAAATATGCTCTGCAAATTCTTCATCAATTGATGGATGAAAACGCATTGTATGATTTTTTACATTTACACCGCAATATCCATACTGTGTTATAAAAGCATCAGGAATAAAATCACAATTGAAATTTGAATTCCTAATACCTTTAAAACTAATTTCTTCATCTATACTCATATTCTTACCTCCCCGATGTAAAACATCAGATAATCGTTTATATAATGAAACACCAGTTTTCTTTTAACCAATCTATTAGCGAATTTGAGTATGCGCTACTCACCATCATACTTAGACAGTTTGTATTCATAATCTTTGTCGCATTTTGGACAATTAACCGAAACATATCCTTGGTACTCTTCTTTTAGAACAACACCACTAAAATTGCAATCGCTTTCATATACTTCAACTGAAGTAGCATATGAGTTCAACTCCATAAGCAATGGCTTTAGGCGTTGCTGAACCCAATACTCAGTGATATTCCCGCTTCTTTTAAATTCATTAAATAAAGCCAATGCACTATCTGCAAGATCGTGCATTTCATGTTTTGTAATGTGAACATAAGTTGCTGTCGCATCACATTCAAACCATTCTTCAAATTCATTTCCCCCAGCAATTTCATATTCATTGCCAGTAACCCCAGGTGGATAATTACTCATAACTTTCTCCAATCTTTCTTAATGGGGTTAGGCTAGTGATCAGCCTAACCTAACCCCAAATCTATTAAAGTTCGCTAACCTCTGTATAAACAGAAGTTAAATTACCAAGTGTTGTCATTTGAGATTCTCTAGATGCAATCAAATCAGCAATTTGTTCTGCCTCATTCATGCTTAGTAAATCTAAATAAATATCTTTAACAACTCTTACTTTAAATTGCTTTTCACTATCTAAGTACTTTGTTGCCATGTTTTACCACAATCTCTTTCGCTTGACTAATCTCCATTTTATTTTCAAATAACCGATGATACTTTCGTCTTTCTCTTTGCGAAAGCCCACCCCAAATGCCATATATTTCATCAGCTTTAATTGATTGATTCAAACATTCTGCTGCAACAGCACATCTTTCACAAACTTTCTTAGCCCTTTGTATTGCATTAATATCTTCGGCAAAGAAATCAATTCCTTTAATTGTTCTACAATTTGCTTTCTCACTCCAATGCTCATTCGTCATCTGTTTCCTCTAAGTCCCAATAAGGCAATGTTGCTACATCATCTTTAATCTGTTCAAGAACTTCATTCTTAGCATATTCAAAATACTCGTCACGACTTTCTTTTTCTAGATTATTCATCATATTTACAAAATGAAATGATAAAGCAATAACCACACCAGTCACTCGTTCTGAATTCATGTCTCCATCATCATCATATGTTGAATTCATAAGATTCATCATTCCATGCATTCTTGAAGTCATATCATCATAATCAATTCCAGCCAATATATTAGTAACGATTTCCATATCGTTATAATAATCAGACGCATCAATTATCCCATCTGGCACTTCATTATTGGTATCACCCATTTTTTCAAAGTCATCCATATTAAACATTTAATCTCCTTTGTTAGTTAATACCAAATTGCTGAACCTTCACAAAATTCACCTGCAAATTCTAACCACCAAGTTGCGTACATCCAATCCTTAATGAATTCCTCATAATTATCTGGATGTAATTGCTTAGCATTAAATGCAAACTTCTCTGTGTTATCTTTCATTATATTAGCCATATGAAAACACTCATCTGAGCTAATACCTTCATCACCATTAGCAAAACCATTTCCATAAAATGAAATGCCAAGTGAAGATTCATGCCACATATCATCTACACCGTCAAGCATAGATAATAGTCCATTTCCATATTTACCTCTATACCAACAATCAGTTCCCATAATTCCTGTTGTTGGAACTGAATATTTAACCATTGGATTAGATTCATATTCATTCTTCCATGTACATTTACCACAAGCTTGTGTTTCATTGCAATCAATACGACCATCATGATCTTTAATTGCAACATCAATACATGGATATTCCTTAGGTATATTGTCTAGTCCCATTATTATTCTCCGTATAATTCAAAGTCAATGTCTTCTACATCATCATAAGTTTGATGAAATTCCCATTGATCATGTTGTTTAATTTCACCTTCAGCAAATATCAATTGCCCAGCAAATCCCATTCCTGGTTCTTCATATGAAATAAAACCACTCAGTTTAGGAAACCTATTTACAATTCCGTTTGCTAATTCATCACAACCTGGACCCCAAGCAGTATCATATTCAAAATGAATACTTGATTCTCCAGATAATGTCACAACTGGGTTCTCATAATCTGTTTCACCATTTTCAAGTGTTGAATACGCATATTTTTTCTTATGACTAATACCACTTGTTGTCAAACTATAATCACCCCATTTAGTTCCCCAATTAGCATTGCACCAATCATACCAATTATCATGACCATACTTATCAACTAAATCTATATTGTTTTCTTTTCCAAATGATGATGTCGTTCCTTCTAATTCTTTTGGCATTGGCAATAGATTTGCAAATAATTCATATGGATTATCTTCTTTATCTGAACCGTTGTTTTCAACGGTTTTAATAAAGATTTTAATATCTTCAGTTGACCCAGTAATACCTAATTTATTATTGCAATGATTTGGCATTAGTACTCTCCTTTGTTTGCTTTGTCATAATGTGTATATTTTTGCTCAATAATTGCTTTGAATTGTTTTCCAGGAGTTGAACCTGGAGTATTTATTAATTTATTAAAATCATCAGCATATATTTGTTCATAATAATATGTAGTACCTGTTTTAAACAGAACTGATAATTCACCGTACATTGAATCATTATCTCGTTCGTAAGTTAATTTTTCAAGCATTGATGAATTTAGATTTGTTGCTGTTACTATCATTCAAACTCCAATACTGGTTGTGATTTGTCATACTTAGATATTTCATTAGCCGTAAATGGAGGTCGTTCTAATCCATTTTGGTCACAAAATGCATACCATTCCATAAACAATTCTGGACTCCAAATCTGAAGCTGGTAGATTGCCATTAAGATATCATTATCTTTAAAGCCTGAATATCTGACATCAACACCCATATTTATGTCTAATTCATGATAAACTTCAGAAGCCCAATCTGGACTATTATCAATATCTACATAGCCAGGATTAAGGTAATTCCAAAAAACAATACTGTCAATATTGTCATCATCAATCATTTTGTTATATGTTTCTTCATCAGCAACTGGATAGTCATTTAGTTTGTCTAACCATTCCATTGCTAAAAAGAATGAAGATGCAATAACTTTTTTATCTGTATCATCTTCATAAACACGACAAACTAATCTGTCAACTGAACCTACAGCCCAATGATTATAAGTTTCAATTCTATAATCTTCAGGGAAAAGACCCATCAACTCTTCAGTAATATATTTGAAGTTTGCTTTTTCTAATGGATCAGAATCTCTATTCTGATCAATATTAGTAAAACCCCAAGTATCAAACATATCTGAATTACCCCAGTATCCAAAATCCTGGGGTTTTTCAGTTGCCATTTTTGCATACTTTTCAATATCTGAAACAAAATCACTCATTGAACCTCAATTCCTGCAATCATCAATTCCTTAACTGCTTCTGCAAGCTGACCTCTAGCGTCACCGTAATCATAAACTGGATTCTCTAAATCATCACTAAATGAAATAGAACTTGCAAATTGAAGATGGGTATTAGCCGAAACTAAAAGACGAACTCTACGCCTTTTTGGATGCTTAGATGGAGCTATTTCATTATCAGTATCTGTATCATCAGTAATAGGTGCAGCCCAACCAGTTGTCGCAATAGTAATAAAATCATAATTTTTTACCTGAGCAACAAGTGCTGGATTATCATAAAGCATATCGTAAATATCACCATCAGATGCAATTTGTTCTATTTGCACAGTCAAATTGTTATTTACCATAACACCATATGCTATTGCTTGACCCATATCAAAATCAATATCAACTGCATCATGGATATATTCTGATAGAATCTTTAGTGTATCGTCATTTACTTTTTTCATTTTACTAGCTCTTTATTGCTTGTTTGATTTGTATATTGTTCATTTGCACATGGATAACAAATATTTTCTGTAGTTTCTTGACCCAACATAAAAGCGTCAACTCCACTATAAATAATATTTTCTGTTGTATTGCATACTTTACATTTATTCATTATCTTCTCCTGATTGTTTTTATACACCGAATAATTCTTTCATTGCTTCATCATCCCAAAAAGTTGGGGTATTCCATTCAATTTCAATTGCTGTTGCTGCTTCCAATTCGTTATCAGCATCATAAACAATTACAATTTCACCATATGAACCAAAATCATGTGGAAACCACATCTTTTTAAATTCCATACTCTTATGTGTTTCTAATCCTGGAAACATACGCTCAAGTTGAGCTTTATATGCATCCAATTGCCTATTTGCTCTTTTTTCAAAATCAGGACTACCAACTTGAGCACAATCTTCATTTGTAGGTGTTGGTCCTAAATTTAAATAATCTAACATGTTATTCCTCTCCTATTTCTAATAATGTCCAGTATTCTTCTTTTACTATTTCAACCCAACCTTTTTCTTTGGTATATAAATAGCTTATTTCTTGATCTCTCTTTACCCATTCATATTTGCTCATAATTTATCCTTAATTAAAATTGTGAATATCAATAAAAGCATTGCTAAAAGCAAAATGTGATCCATTTAGTAACCATCATCCCAATCAGTTTGAGAACTAATAAAATCAACTGGAATCACAACTTCACTTCCACAAATAGGGCAAGGCATAACACCTTCTTCAAAATATTCAAAACATTCTTGACATTGAAAATCCATTACCAACCCCATTCACAACACATATCGCCAGTCTTATCCGAAGGATGAAGACCACGCAAATGCTTAGTTTTACTATGAAATAAATTGAACATTTTTATCATACATTCATGACAAGCAGTTATTTTAATTACATCATCTTCTGACATGCAATCAAAAAACTCACCATAACCACCACACAATTCAAAAGTCAAACCTTGACTTATTTGTTCTACAATAAGGTCAGGCTCTCTACCTTCAAAAGTAAATTCCATAGTCTCATCATTTGAATATGTTTTTGTTTCTTTGTTAAATGTTCTATTCCAGAATACGGGAGGTATTTTTTCACCACAACCGTCACATTCAACCCAATCGTGTTTTGTTAAGATAATTGTATCCATTACCTATTCCATCCTGAATTACCGAAGTAATCATTTATTTCATTCTGCCATGTTTTCCAATCTGGATTCAAATCCAGATCCAATGCCCAATCGTAAATTGCAACTTTCTCATGATTTTCACGAGTAAGTTTATTTGCATTTTTCATTGCAGGGTGATTATTTCTTTTTTCGTTTTCTTCAAACCAAAACATTTCAATTCCTCTTTCTATCCTAATAGGTCGGCTCTTACATTTAGTGTTTTTAATTCTGTTTTTTTTACCCAAAAGTAATTAGATTTGTGAAGCAAAGCAGGAGTATAAATCTTTCTAAATTCCCGTTCTGAAACATCAAGCCCAATCTTTTGGCATTTATCATCTAAGCAGTATTCATAACCTGCTTCATATCGCTCATCAATATATTCCGACAAACAATATATGCAATTAGCCATTTATTCCTTCTTTCATTTCTCGGATTTCTTTGTTTAGATTTTGAATAATCTTATGAAGATCATTTATATCGTTACGATATTGCTTGATTAGTTTTTCATAATCACTAATCCGATTCTCAAGTTTAAGAAATTCATCATTTGCAATTTCATATGCTTTCCTATGAACTTCATCTTCAGTATTACGCAAAAATGAAATTGCATTTGTTCCTTTTGCGCAATAGTATTTATAAATACCATCTGTATCTTTATAAGGCATATTAGATTTCATCTTTCATTAGTAGTTGACAAATGCTAATTACTTTTTTTATCTTTTTATCATCCGTATTGTTTATTGCAACATTACGCATAATCCAACGATAATCCCTTCTGCGAGCAAAAGGTATATCTAAAAGGCTTGATAATTTTTCAAGCTCATCTAATAGTTGATCTTTATATTCCATTTATTCCTCTCCGTAAACACTAAAGTTATAACCAACATTAGTAAAACTCTCAACCAATTGTTCACGAGCAACTTTCTTCAAAAGTCTAAACTCACGAATATCGTCAAGAATAACTTCTTGCTTTTTCCTATTCATTCGTTGAACCTTAACGCTAACTAATGACATAAGAAAATCTTGATCATTATCTTCCCAGTAAGTCCTATATGTTCTTTCTTTTGAATATGAACCATAAGGGAAAAACGCTTCTATTTTCTTTTTGCGTTCAGTAACGATAACCTCATCTGCATCAATAACTTCAAACTCAAGTTCACCTGAAATCTCAAAGTTAGTCAATGTCTTAGGCAATTCAATTACTGAAGCATCTACAATTTCAAATTCCATTATTGTAACTCACTTTCTATTTTTAATAAATAAGATTCTTGAATATCTTCATCAATCTTTTGATGAACACTATGCTTGATGTTATTACTAAACTCAAGTAATACTATTTGTTGTTGATTAGCAAATTCAGTAAAGGTTATCAAACCTTTATACTTTTGCCTATACAATTCGTTTAGGCTAGTAATTACATTATCGTAAATTTCTTCCATTGTCATTTGCTTTCTCCCATTGTTTGTTTATTATAATAAACTGGATTACCAGAACTAATATGTGAAGTGATATTTATTGTCTCATCACCAATAGTTGCTGTATTGTTTATATTACCCGTAACACAAGGCGAAACAATACGCTTACGCTGAGGACCAAATTTTGCTTTAGATACATGCGCATCTTTAGTAAAAGCATAAACAATAAACTCATCACCACGCCTACGCAAATACAAATTACTTTGCGCAAACATTTTAGCGAGAATAGACAATTTTATAGCCTTACCCGTATCTAATAACGCAATAAATACATTACTATTGTCAATAGTAACTTCACGAATTTCCGTTACCTTACCGTAACATTTATTTTTATCTTGAACGATATGTCCAACTAATGAACCAAAAGTAGAATTACTCATAACAAAATCCTATTCTTTATCTGATTTTTTATCTGGTACAAATGCGCAAAGATATACTCATATTTAGAAATATGAATATATATATAAATTGTTTTTGGATATGTCTCACGCATTGGATAATAATGCTATCGGCAGAATTGGTAAGAAAAAACCTGAGAAAAAAGAAAAATGAGATTTTTTTATTGATCAGAGAATAGGCGAGAAAAGCTATCACGAATGATCTAATTTTTTATCTAAAATTTTAGATCGCAGGGTGAGGCTGTAATATTACAGGTGTAATGTTACAAGTGTAATATTACTAAGCGTCTATCGTGAAATAAAAAATTGACTAAAAGATTACCTAATGAATCACCAAGCATCTTTTAGCCAATATTTTATCAATTTTTAGTATATGTTTTTTAACCAGTTATGGTCTTTATGTTATTCCTGAATTTCAGCTGGTTTTTGGGAAATAGAGATTAGGTAATCCATCATATTTCCTTCATAGTTAAACCTACCTAAATGCTGAATCTCAATTGCTGGATCAACCCAAACTTTACCTTCAAGCTTTTGCCAATACCTACAGAATCCATAATCTTCAGATACAAATCTACCATCATCATCTACATAAGAATTAAAGAAAGCATATGTCCAGTTCTTTTCTTCATCATTCATTGAACCTGTATCATCATTAAACTTTAATTCAGGGTATGCCTCAATAAGCTTTTCAATAACCGATCTCTTAATGCACATAAAACCAGTACCAGCATCATGAACAGCAATTGCACCATTATCTGTTTCAATTGTATTATTTCCAGCACGAACAGGATTTACCACAAACCTTGTTGATTTCTTTGCCAATTCTTTTGCAGGAACACCTTTGTCAACATGTTCTACAACTTTATCCCAGTTGATATCCTTAATCGGATAAGATCCAGTAATGATTTCTTTATCATGCCAAAGAAGCTTTACGATATCTTCAGGTCTAAACGCAAGATCAACATCAAGAAAAATCAAATGAGTAAACTGTGGATTAGCCATAAACTTAGCAACAAGGTTATTTCTAGCTCTATTGATAAGTGAATCAGTAATCGTACTCACTGCAAATTTGCAATTGATTTCTTTTAGGTACATTACGGTCTTCATGAAAGACATAAAGAAAGGTTCAGTCAATGACCTATCATAACATGGAAGCCCAAACATTGGACACCACGAATCAATATCTTCTCTATCAATTTCAATATTCTGTTGTTCAATTTCTAATGTCATGCATCAATTATGACATAAAAAAAAGTCCCCCGCAGTTTATGCGGGGGACTTTATGCAACATTTTTTTAAATGTTTATTTAGATACTTTTGTCTTTGACTTCACGCCAGTAACTTCACTTGTATTTGCAGAAAGTTTATCTGCACTAATACCAGTGATCTTTTCAGTTGTCACACCAGTTGCTTGAAAGAATAGTGTTTCATTAACCGAATCAAAGCGGATAACAATTTTGTAACCCAACTTCTTAGCCTGAGCACGAATTCTCTGTTGCATTGAATTGTAAGCATTGCCAGGCTTAATACCAACAATATTAAATACTGCATTGTTGTTTACCGACTGCTTAAGCGCATCAATAATCATATTCAATTCTTCAGACTTACGACCTGCTCGTGAAATTTCAGGAAGCTTATCTACTTTGTTTACCATGAATGTTGACATATTATTTCTCCTATTTATGATTTGTAGTGTAAGGACTGGCGATTTACCCGCCCTTGTTTCGTTTGTAACGATATCAGCTACATGATACAAAAACCTGTTCTCAGGGTAGAAATATATAATTTTTTTTATTTCTTATTTAAATCTTTGTCATTAACAGGTGAGGAGTTAAGATAATCACTCAAAAATTCTTTTAACTTTTGATTTTCAAGTTTTACGACAGTAAGCTCCATGTTTATGGCAGCCATTTGCATTGCCATAGTGTTAATAACTTCTTCATGAGTAACCTTTAGATTTTCTAGAGATTTTCCAACCATTGTTCTGCATCCACCTTTGTTTCACCATATCCTGGAACGAATTGCCCAAGATTATCATTATACACTCTTACAGTCCCAAATTCAGGCATATCCTCATTATCTTCATAATACTTATCTGGAGCGAGGATTTCTATTTCCACTTCCGCATCAATTGCCATATTTTCAATACAAACAAATGTTGCACCAGTAACAGCATCAGCTAAGTCTTTTGATCCAGAGTTTGGGTGATCAATTTTATTATTTCCAAATAATTTAAGCTTTAATAGTTCTTCCTCAACTAATAGCTCATTCCAATAACCACGCAATCTCGTATCGTAAATGGCAGTCATTAAAGTATCATAATCCGTTTTCTTTACGGAATGGAAATCAGCATTGATACCTTGAGCTCTCAAGCTTTGAATCATTTCAATTGATTGCCAACGGTCAAATGTAACTTTTGCTACATCAAATTTCCTACACAAATCAACAATCATTTGTCTAATTGAAGCAAAGTTAATTTCTTTGTTAACAGAAGCTTCCCATGAATAAACAAGATCAACATTAACTATTGGCAATTGTTCAACACCATTTAATGTTTTAACTTCTTTTAATCCAGTACAATGCACCATACTAAGCGCAGCTCTATCTCGCTTTAATGCCAAGTCAATATGAATAAATCTAACTTGACCATCAGTATTATTAAACCAATTTTTAAAATTACCATTCTCATCAATTGGGTCTTCACCATACATAAACGCTTTCCTTACCAGATCTGGATCTCTAAAGTAAGCATCTTCCATGTTTGGAGGTTCACATTCAAAACGACTTCTAGCTTCAATAGGATTTCTAACATATTCCGATTCTAATTGCTCACGCTTAATCGTAGGATTAACCTCCCATGTTGCAGCTTTAATTGACCAAGTTTTTGGTTCTTTCTTTTCTCTAGAATTAATATATCTCTGTTGAATAAAGTCACCTTTATAACGAGGGAAAGACAAAAGAATTACTTTACCTATTTCTGGGAAACGAGACATAATAGAAAGCTTAGACATATTATAAATTGCAGACGCAGATCCTTTTGATCTTGTTTCTCCACGCAATTCCGCATCAGTTTTAAAAGCTGCAATTTCATCCAAAATGATTGTCATTACTTCATAACCTTCCCAACCTTCAGATTCAGAGTGACCAGAAAAACATCTAACAGGGCGTGAAAAGAAAAATATTTCTGATACTCTTGGTTCAAATCCAACTCTATTAAAATAAGGAGATCTTAACAATAAGTTTTTAAATGGTTCAAAGAATACTCTTTGTGCTTGCTGAGCATTAACAGCTAGGTTTAGCAAGTCAATATAAACGCCATGAGCCTTACCGTAATAAATTAACGGATCTCTAAGGCAATGAATTAGATATACTGTATAAGCCATTGATATTCTTGCGCAATGGTCTTTACCAGAACCTTTACCGAGCATACAAATAACTTCATTATCTGTATATTCTTTATACCATCTCTTTCCTTCTTCTTCTCCATAAATCGCAATCAATGTACGCTCTTTAAAAATTTGTGTAGAATGTCTTACGATTTCCAATTGAATATCAGAAAGCGGAGGTAAACCTAAATATTCTTTATCTTGTACAAATGTTTGAATATCAACAGGAGTTTCTATAAGATCATCTTGGCGCAAAAGACGATCAAAGTCTTTTAGCTCAAGATTCATCCCCATGAATTCGCTCATGATTGATCACCACCTTGAGATATTGATTGATCTGAGTTTTTAAAACCTTTATGAGGGGTCAAAAGGGGTCTCATTGTATAAACCTTTATGGTAGGGGTGTCGGTCATCACTATGCATCCGCATTCATAATTTCAAATGCGATTTCTAATTCCTTACGAACCTCATTTGCAATTTCTGGATGTAGACCAATGACATCACGCAGCACTTTGGATAGAATTTGATTCACATTCTCTGCCTTCTGCATTCTTGCAATGTACTGGTTGTCAGTCGTATTGCCAGTTAATAGTTTATGCAGTTGTGCTTTTTTAGTAGCTAATTCACCCGCAAGCTTAATTGCTTGAATTCTTGCAGGAATCATTCCATGATCGGTTGCAATATTAACTGTTTCCCAAGCTTCTTTGCTTAATTGATCAAACTCTTGCAGCGCTTTAATTGTGTTAAATTGCAACTTCTCAAGAAAGTATGGATCATCCTCAGCCTGGCGATTAAGAATCTTCTTGTATTCTTTTACATGATTCTTTGTTTTATCAATAGGCAATGAAAGAAGGGTTGCTATTTCAGAATAAGTATAGCCCTTTACATAGAGCAAACCAACTTCTTCAACTTTCTTTAACTCGTCTAGGAGAGTTTCTCCTTTGAATACTTCAATATCTGCCATAATCTATCTACATAGTCCTTTGAAACTTTTTCCCAAGTCATATTCTCATGAATATACTGGGCAGAAACAAATGTCTTATTAGACACTTCTTCATAGTTGTTTACAACATATAACATTTTATCACATAAATCATCAAAATTTGGCTTTGCCCATAATCCAGCGCCTTCGTATATACCACTCATCTTTTCATTACTCCACTCATAATCAAGAGGAATAGACATATCCGCAAACTCTTCACACGCTGTTGCGTTAGTGCAAATGGTTGGAATACCTTTTGCTATAGATTGAAATGGAATCAAACCCCACCCTTCACCACTGGTTGGGTACAATAGGCAGTCAGCGCAATCATAAATGCGACCTAGATCTTCAGTGCTAACTTCCCAGTCAATTACTTCTATTTGCGGATGAGATAACCGATCCTTCATACCATTGCTGATACTCCTGGCATCTGGAGGACCGTTTGATTTATATATCAAGCGATACCCTTCCTTACCGCCAAACACCTTTATAAAAGCGTCTACAGCTGTCTGGGAGTTCTTTCTGGTTGAGGGAGAGCCAATGCTTAAGAATGTAAATGGAGTATGCGGATGTCGCTTTACTGGAAAGAATATGTCTGGATTAACACCGAGGTTAAAAGCATACACTGGAACGGTAACTCCAGAATTTATAAATACATCACGCATAAAACGAGATGTAGTCCAAACCTCATCCATCCTATTGCAATCAACAACCCATGAATCGGGTAGCTTATTTGTTTCCCAGTATGTAAGCCCAATTGAGTATATGCTTGATTCTATAAAAAATTCTGGCATGGAGTGATTGATAACGATTTCATCATAAGACTCTCTGGTTGTCATATAACCAAATGAGAAACCATCAAGTAAGGTCTGAATTTCTGACGGAGCAGTAGAATTATTCTTTCTTATTGGTAAATCGCTCTTTGAGATTTGACCGTACAAGTTATCTGGAACATAGCCATAACCAACACTTACCGATGCAGCTTGATTATCTGACCATACAATCATTATTCAACTGGATCGTGTTGTGGGAATCTTAGCTCTACCTTAACAGCGTCAGCTTCTTTCTTGAGAGTGTCATAGTCATACCCATGTTCTTTTGTAAACTGAACTCTGTAATTAAACCAGCCTTCAACACCTTTCCAGAATTTGGAATCAGTTGTCTTTTCCAGTTCAATCAATTCTTCTGGCTCAAGCATGAAGCTAAGTACACCTAATGGCATATAAACAGTCATGTTGTAGCCTAGATCTTTTCCATTTGTATACTCTTTGAGTAAATCCTGGAACTGCATAATTACTTTTTTTACAGTATCACCAGTGAAATAATCAATTGAACCGTTAGCATTTCTAATTCTTGGGCAGTAATTATCTACTGTTGAGATGGTGCCAAATGTTCTGCATACCATTGGTCTGTACCCATAGATGGTACATCCACCTTTGTAGAAGGCGCAGAATTTTTTTGACTCACCACCAGGCTGCCAGGTTTCATCATACATTGCTTTCTTCAAATCTTCAACTACGCCATCAATCCACTCATCAGCAAAAGTCTTACCCTTATCTTCCCAGTAAAGATAGTATTGCTGTCTTAATTTAAAAGCAATATTTGCACACTCTGTCATATGAATAACAAGTCCGATATGGCAACACTCACCAGAGCCGAGGCACTTGTATTTTGTTTCATTTTGTTTTGCTTCAATAACTCTTACTTGGTTATACACCATATCAAGCTTTGCAAATGTATAAATATCTTTTGTTGTTACACTTCTTCTCATCTTCCCATCCTTTTTCTTTGCAATTCACTTCTCTTACGCAATTCTCTTTTACGCTTCTCAGCATCAACTTGAGCCGCCGACTTCTCTCTTTTAGGACCAGCTGTTGTGAGACTTCTTCCTTTTCCTCTAAATTTAAGCAAATCGTATTTCTTTACCCAGTTATAAATAGCCTGAGGAGTAACCTCAATGTTATAACTTTCTTTTAAATGCTTACAGATATCGGTAAGGTTCATTCTTCTCTGAACATACATTTCATAAAGAAAAGATTTATCTTTATAGGGTTCATTAGCCATTAACAGACCCCTGTATCTTCTTTAAAGCAAACCATAAACCAATCCCTGCAGCATCTATAATATCATCATCGTCAATACCGATGTCGCCCTTATCAAAATATTTACTTACGATATTCCGAACTCTTTTCTTTCTTTCGTTCTTTTGCTTAATCTGGAGAGAACCCTTCTCACCATCATTTTTAAATGCTTCAGTATCTTTCTTTGAAAGATTTTTATATCCGATACCAGACTTCCACATCAACGGGTTGACATCCGAGACCAGGCAGCCTCCAGCGCTGAGTACTCCCCAACTGTAGCCAATAACATACGAGATAATCCTGCTCGTTTCAAAATTTTGTACATAAATAGATTGTTCAATAATCGCATTCTTAGGTCTGTACTCCTTAATTATCTCATTCAAGCCAGTATCAATAGCTTTGAATTTAAGTGAAACATCTTTATCTTTTCTATAATCAATTTTACCATTCGCTACGAGATCAATCTTGTCTAGGGTTACATCATAAATAACCCAAGCAAGAGAATGCGAGGATGGGTCTATAGCAACAATTCGCTCAGATTTAATTGATGAAACAAGTGATCTCACACTCATTCCATACCACGCCTAACATTGTCTTCTGACCAGCCCCAAGAGACAAGTCTTTTTACATAGCGCTCTCTTTTGCAAGACTCACAAATAGTTTCTTTATTATACCTTGATAAAATAGTTTTACAATTTTTTGTCTTACAAGTTCTTTTTTTATTTTTATTAGCTTTTTTTTCATAATAGCTTGCCAATAAATTTCTATTTGTTACAATCTTTCTACATTCTGCGGAACAGTAGATGGCATTGTAAACTTTTGCACAGAATTCTTTTCCGCACTCTTCGTATGCACAAATCCTATGCTCGTCACTAGCCATCTACCCGTTCACATAAATTAAATCTAGAAGGGCTCTTCCCCTTTTCCTTCATAATCCTGTACTCCTTCTGCCCAGCAGAGAGCAGCCAAATCACAAGAGTTACAGTTAGCCGATGTCCTCTTGTAAGGCTGGACAGGAATTTCTTGACTCAAATATGAGCCATAGAACTTCCTATACTTTTTAAATAGTTTGTCAATAAAAGGTTGATCCCTCTCAATAAAGATAGGGAGAATCTCTTGATTGTTTTTGTTTTCGTAAATTACAAAGCCAGAATCTAGGTTCAGGCATTCCATGTAAATCTGGGCTTGTCGGTAATGTTCATCTTTTGGTTTATTATGTAATTGTCTATAATGAAAACCTTCTTGACTGATTGATTTCAGCTCAATTAGTTTTTCACCATACCAGTTAATTATACCATCCGCAGTACCTTCAATTGGTGGATCTGTATGAGTTACCTTAATTTCTTCAGCAACTAGAATACCCATATCCCTGAGATAACTATAAAGCCTTTCGTGAACAGCATGTCCATTATCAAAAATACGATATGTCTGAGAGCTAAATGAAGGTGTTACATTTGCCCCTTCAAACATGTAATACCAGTACCTAGCGCACTGATTAGTATAACTAGGGTGGAAACCATTGACTTTCTTAAAGTTTGTTGTATTTCTAAGAGCAAGATGATCATTGATAGCCTCAACTAAATCCTTCATCACAACCTCACCACCTTCGGGAGCTACCGCTTTCGGTGTTCTTAATTGCTTTAGTGCCTTCATTTAATTTACTCCTTTTGCTGCCAGTTTTAAGGCATTGATGTTTTCAGTTAGTGCTTCGTACATTGTTTTCCAAATATCATTAACAAACTTATCTTGTTCGCTCATAATAGTAGATCTTCTTTTAAAGGCTTGTGATTTCACAATCATAAGCGTTCTATACCCAGCCAAGATGTTTGCATACTTAATAGCTTGCATACCAATATAATCTTGTGGATTCTCAATAATGTCTTGGACAATACCCAAGCATTTAATAAACTCTTCTGACTTATCACCCATCTGCGCTGCAAGAACTTCAGGGTCAACAATAATATCTGGCATTAAATATCCTTTCTTAGATCCTCTGTTTTAACTAAAGCTTGATATGGTGGATAAACTTTTGCAATCCCAACAAACCAAAATATAAGATTTACACCAATAGCGAATTCATCATGATCAAGGTTTATACCAAGACTCTTGTGACCAGATAGTTTATCGCAACAAAATTTAAGCTTCATATTCGCTTCCTTTAATTAAATCCTGGAATACTTCCCAGTCAATTATAGCGACCTTTGACTCAGAGTTCTCTCCGAAAACAACAGAAATGCATGGATATTTATAGTTTGCATTCCATGCATCTTTTCTCATCTTAGTCCAAGCTTTGATGGTTAGCGTAAAAGTTTTTTCATTATGCTTATAATCAACCAAAAACTTATGAAGAGAAGCATCCCCTTTCCTAAGCCCCCGACCCGAATTCTTGACAGCCTTGGCGTTGTCACGCTTGATCTCTTCCTTCTCTGTTCTCTTCACCTAATTCTTCTTTCAGACGATTACGATCTGCTCTCATCAAGATGTATTGTACACGAATAGCAAGCAGTTTGCTTTCAGTTTCTCTAAGCTTTTTTTCTAATCTAGAGACATCTTTGATTAATTTCTTTTTTGATACAACCATAGGTAGTTATAGGATCTCATAACTACTGTAATCGTGCAATAATTATCGGTTATCTCCTGAACCCTGGATTTTACCACGATTCATCCGATCCTCTAGCTTATCTATATTTCTCATAGCAACATAGCCAAGAGTGATTCCTAATTCATCTGCAACCATTGCGCAATACCACAACACATCACCAAGTTCATCTACGAGCTGCTCATGACGGTCTGGAGAAATGATGCTCTGATCGTCACGGAGCACCTTTTTAACCTTCCCAGCGACCTCACCAGCCTCTGATACGAGCCCCAGAGAGGTGTATAGGAGCCCCTGTAAGCCCTCTTTAGGGTAAATGGCGGTCTTTGCCGCACGAAACTGATAATTATTAAACTCCATACTATCCATTATAGCCTCCTAAATATTTTGTAATCTCTTGATCGGTTGGTTTTCTAAAATTAGGATTTCTAATTAAAGAATTATACTCATCATCGGAAACCTTTTGTATCGGCTTCTCTCTTGAGAATTTTACATCATTGCCTGTGCTATATCCAGCCCCGCTTTGAAGATATATGTACTTATCCCTGACTACGCCCTCAATTGGTTCAAACATACTTATCCCAACACGCTTAATTAAAGACTTAAGCATCTTGTCACACTGAGACTGCCAGTTGTATTCTTTAATGACCTTAGGAGCTTGCTTATAATAGTAATCACACTGAGCATCAAAATTATCAACCGCATTCTTCATCAACTCAACGGTTGAGTCAAAGTCTGGAAGAATAACATCGCCAGTATGATAACCAGAGTGTTGTGTTTTACCAAGCGTTGATTCAATAATATTGTCACCAAGATATTTTTCATACGAACACCATCTACTTGTTGAAATGGTAGGCATACCTGTTGCTAATGCCTGGAGAGGGATTAGCCCGAACCCTTCACCCTCTGTTGGGTACACCAAGATGTCATGATCGTGATATAGCTGAACCATCTCTTCTTGCGTAATAGTTTTAAATATCTTCTTAACATTACTCTCAGCAGATTGATTAAACAGACTCATGACGCTGTAACCATCTGGACTTCCATCGCCGTGATACTTTAATGTAAGTTCAACATCATCATTACCCTTGAATAATTTAAGAAAGGCTGCTTCAACAAGATCTGCTCTCTTGCGAGCACTATCGGAGTCAACATGAAGGAATCTAATCTTTCCCCGATTTCCTCTTTTAAAAGGTGTCCACATATCATCAACGCCTAATTCAAAGATGTATGTAGGGGTATCAACACCAGAGTTAGCAACTGCATCTGCAGAGAATTGATTGCCCACCCAGATCTCATCAAATGTTTTCATGGTGGGAATCCACCATTCCCAAGCTTTGGTTGCTTCTAGGTATGTACCATTAATCTTGTACTGATGGTCATGATGTTTTTTAAATCCAGGCTGACGAAAATCCTGACCAGTTATATGGTGATGCCATTCTGGTTCCATATAAAACATCTGAACCTGTGCAGACGGATCGTTATCAACAACCTGCATTTGCTTCCCATAGTAGGTGAACTGATTAAAGTGCTTTACAATGTTGTTATATCCATAGGCGTAGCCAAATATACTTTTTGCATCTTTAATATGCTGATCAGTATGGATTGAAAATATCACGCATTAATGAGCTTGAGGATATCCTTTGACTGTTTGGCAGTCAATTCAATTGAGCCCATACCATTCCATTTGCTTTCTTCATAGTTATACCAGGCACCCTTGCGTTGAATAATATCCATCTCAATGGCAATATCAATAATCTCACGCTCTTGGTCAATTCTTCCCTCTTGTGGCAGAACATAATAATATCCCGTTGCCCCGATGGTAGGAATTTGCTTTGTCTTTTCAACAGTCCAAGTCGCTCGTTGCGAGGTGATCATGTTATTCTCCTCACGCTCCATTTCACCCTTTGACATTGACAAGAACAACTTGACGATGTTGTGCATGTTATGGTGAACCGTGTTGCCCATCTTGGCTTTCGTGATAGCAAACATTCCGCTCAAGTCAACTGTTTGGTGAGCAACGAACAACATGATGTTGCGCTCCTTATGGAGATAGTTCACCAGCTTCTGCAACAGGTAGCCCTGCGAGCGTGATTGCAAGCCCATTGCTTTACCACCTTCAGGCTTATCATAGAACTCTTCCTTGATGATGTTAGACAGCGAGTCAAACAAGAAGATATGCTTCTCCTTATCATCCGTCAGATATCCGATCAGATTCTTCATGATGTCTTCTACAATCGTTGATTGAATGATTACAACATCTTCAATGTTAATCCCGCACTTGGCAGCATACTCATCATTATAAGATGACTCCGAGTCAATGATAACGGGGCGATACCCAAGCTTTTGGGCTTCGGCAATAATCCGAAAACACATAGTCGTTTTACCCACCGATGGAGTACCCCAAAACAAGTGAGTCGCACCAGTATTAAGTCCGCCACCTAAAGCCCGATTCAAACCGATGCTGGGAGTTGGAATAACATCATGAATGGGCATTGTGTGCCCTTTACGCTTATCTACAATTAACATATTTCTCCTTTATTGAAACATTCTGTCTAGAATTCTTGATTTAATAATTGTTGTTGATATATGTTCACTGTAAGGAACAAAGACAACTTTAATATTATGCTCGTCAAGCCATTCTTGGGTAAAGTCCATTTGTTTAAAATAGTCTTTGGTTTCCCAATCTGAGCCGACAACAATGACATCTGCTTTTGCCTCTAGGATAGCAGGTTTTGAGTCAGCCCCACCTGTGTTGATGATAACTTTATCCACCCATTTACAAGAAGACACAACTTCCATTCTTTCAAACAAATCACAAATTGGTGGTTCTTTATATTGAGAGCAGAACTCGCTTGGGTTAACTGACACCACTACTTGACCATCAACGCCAGCTATTTTCTTACATCTCTCTAGTAATCTACTATGACCCGAATGAAATAGATCAAATGTTCCACCTGTATATACAATCATTTTTTCTCCAATGAAGCGCTAACGAAATTCCATTTATTTGCATTATAAAAAGTAAATCTCTCAACACTATTAGCATCAGCTAGTGCATCTGAGTATTCAAACATAACCCGATCAAAATCCCTAAATTCAAAATGATTAGTATCATTAACCAAAACTGTTGGAGTACTTGGAATACTAACTGTCTTGCAGTTGAGACCAGCCCAAGCCAAAACATTTCTAGAATCCAAGTGCTTTACTCCTGTTCTAAAGTCCATAGCATCCCTTCTCCACACATTCATACTTGCCAATGTCGCAGCAATTAAAAATGATTTATCATTAAGTGTAGTTATCAACCCAGACATTGTACCAGAAAACCCAGGTGTTACTTCACCAGAATACGGTGAAAATTGCATTATGCGGTCTGTTCCATCAAGCATTGATAAAATAGTATCTATAGCCCCTGGTAGGATAATGTCATCATCCCCAACGACCCATACATATTCTCCATCACCAGCTGTGATTCCATGTAAACAATTTCCATCACAGCCAATATTTTGTTTTCTAATTGAATACTCAGATACATAATCTTTATATTTATAAACTATGTTTCCCGCAGAGCCATCCTGGTCGTTATCAGAGACAATAATTTCAACATGGTCATTGTGCTGTGATGCAATACTATTTAAGCAAGCATCAAGAGATTCTCTTTTATATGTAGGAATGTATATAGTTAACTTCATTAGACAATAGCTTTGACCAGATTTTTTCTTTCAATATAATTTTCAATGCTAATAATAGCAGAGTCAGATTCCACCTTGTATGAGTCCATACGAGTTAGAGTTTGCTTTTCCTCAATCTTTGAAAGCCTTGCTGCATACCATTGTCCCTGCTTGATAATACCCTTGAGCTTGGTATATGGTCTAGGGAAAATAACAACCTTAAATATCTGCTTTCCATCCCAGCAATACATGTTAGCCATTGTCTTATCTTTTGATGTTGTAAAGACTCTTGAGTGCATAACATACATAAGAGTCTTTTCTTCATCAACATGACCAAGACCAGTATCATACAGCCAGTTGTATTCATGATTATCACCCTTTTGTCTAAGAGTAATAAACTTATGCAAGTCTGAGCCGATGAAATTATAAGCATCACAGAAAGAATGAAGTGTTCTATCTCCAATCAAAGCGTATACATAATCTCTATTTGCCATCTCAGTATTTCTATCCGCAAACACGGTAGCTGAACCTGAGTGATCTTCAAATTCAATTCTCAGATACTGAGGTGTTTTCTTTGTTGATCTAACAATTGCTTTAATAAGAGTTAATGAAGAATTGATTTCATGGAAATCAGCAAGATTACCAACGAATTCATCCATCTCATTCTTTTCTTCACCCGACTGGATGGAGAAGCCCAGGACTGGGAGATAGTATCTTTCGTGCTGATATTGAGATACATGATTAAGTGACGCATAGGCACCCACCTTTTCTAAGTTTTCTCTAAGCGGAGCTTTAACAGCGGATTTAGAGCATTTGTTGTTGAATTCATCTAAGCAGTTGAATGGTCTCTTAGATGTAATTTCTTTAATAGCCGATGCACCACAACCAGCAACATTTGACAGACCAAATCTGATTCCCTCTACTCCATCTTTGTCATATGTTGTAAAGTATTCTTCCGAATAGTTAACATCTGGTGGAAGAATATTAATCTTTAGTCTCTGAGCTTCCATCAAGTAAGCGGTAATTTTTTCAGACGAATCTTCGTTGTATAGAAGAGACCATATGAACTCAAGTGGATAGTTAACTTTCAACCACATTGTTTGATATGAAAGCATTGAATATGCTACAGCATGTGATTTATTGAACATATATAGAGCAGACATTTCAAACTCAGACCACATTTGCTTTGCCTCTGTTTTTGGAATGATTGCATTATTGATAAACTTATCTTTATACTGCTTGAATTCTGCAACATCTCTTTTCTTTCCGATAATCTTTCTTAGCTTGTCAGCATCAGACCATGTAAAACCAGATATCTTTACCGACATTTGCATTAATTGCTCTTGGAAAATTACAGTACCATATGTTTCTTCAAGAATATCCTTTACTGATTTATCAGGATAGTAGGGCTCGGTAAAACCTTTCTTGCAATCAATATACTTCTGACCCTGCGAAAGCAAAGCTCCTGGTCTAACCAGCGCATTTGATACAACAAGATCCTTGAAGTCATCAATTCCCATTCGCTCAATTAGGTTCCTATATGCTGCAGCATCCGTTTGGAATACGCCTACGGTATTACCGTTATTGAAGTTAGTAAATACCGCTTGGTCGTCAAGTGACAATGATTGAGCCTCTACATCAAGCCCTGTGCGCTCTTTAATCTTCGCTAGACAGTCTTTAATTACAGATACGGTCTTTAGACCTAAGATGTCAATCTTAATAAGCCCAACAGCTTCTGCATCCGTCATATCAAATGCCGTAACCATTACACGCTCTCCACCGTCTGTTTCTTTTCTTGTTTCAATCGGACAGACTTCACTTAGTGGAATAGATGAAACAACCATGCCAGCAGCATGAACACCAGCGTTTCTAATTCTTCCCTCTAGTCTTTTAGCAACTTTTGGAACATCTGGATACTTATTACAAAATATCTTACCTTTAGACGATTCCATAAGCTCCTCAATTGTCTCAAAAAAAGGAGTGATGTTATTAGTCTCTTCATATGAAACTTGAAGAACTCTAGCAACATCTTTAATAGCCGACTTAGGCTTAAAAGTACCATAAGTAGTGATTGCAGCAACATTGTCACGCCCCCATCTTTCTCTTAAATAAGATTTAACTTCATTTCTACGCTTATCTTCAAAGTCCAAGTCAATGTCAGGATAGTCGTTACGATCAGGGTTAATGAATCGTGCAAACAATAGATTGTATTTGATTGGATCTACTTTTGTAATGTTGAGAAGGAATGCCATTACGCTACCACCAACAGAACCACGACCAGTACCACGACCAATACCATTCGCATCAGCCCAGGAAATCAAATCCCATACAATTAGGAAGTAATCAGAGAATCCAAGTTGTTTGATAATCCCAAGCTCTTCATCAAGCCTTGTCTTGTACTCATCACCAAGATTGAGTTCTTTCAATCTAAAGTTTGTAAGTTCGGATAGATACTCGTCTGAGTTAAGTGACTTCATGTACTTTGGAAGAAGATTTCTTCTCTTTACAATCTCAGCACTACACTTACTTGCAACCTCAATTGTATTTTCTAGAATATCCTGCCTATCATACCCAGCTTCTTTAAACCAAGAAAGCACAGTTGTAGCGTCAGCAATATATGGATTGATATCATCAAACCGCAAATACCTATCAGGGTACAGGTGATTAACTCTGTCAATCAAATCTGGACCACAAGTATGTAGTGTTGCAAGATTTTCTTTTGCAGCATTAATTGTTTGAGCACCAATACTTGGGTACTGGGATACAAGAAGGAGAACTTCTTCTACACCTTTGTCTGCATGTGTTGGGAAATGGCAGTCAGCAGTTGCTACCGCCTTCTTCCCAAACGATGATGCTAAATCAAGCAATCCATCATTAATCTCTTTGGGATTCCAAGCCTGTAGTTCAAAGTAAAAATCGTCTTTAAAAATCTTAACAAATCTTTCGGACAATTGTTCTGCCCGCCCATAATCCCCAGCCTCAATTGCTTTTGAGATAGAGCTTCCTCTGCAACCAGAGAGTGCAATAATGTCATCATCAACCATATCCTCTAGGAGATCAAAATCAATTCTTGGCTTGTAGTAGAAGTTATCTTGCCAACCAATTTGTGACATTTTAAATAACTTATTAAGACCAATATTATTTTTTGCAAGAAGAATTAAGTGAAATCTCTCATGCTTACCATCACCGTCATTTTTTACTGAAGGTACAAAGTATGCCTCAACACCAAAAACTGGTCGCACAGCATGTTTCTGACACGCATCTTGAAATCTAAGAACTCCAGCCATTGTTCCGTGATCTGTAATTGCTGCAGCAAACTGACCGTTAGAGCTTGACATTTGTGCGATCTCTTCAGGTGTTGACATTCCGTCTAGTAGCGAGTGCTCGCTATGACAATGCAAGTGGACAAACTCTGTCACTTAAATCTCCAATTCGTAAAGGTTTTCAATACAAGGTAAATCATTCCAGAAAGGTTTATTGTACCATGCTTTTCGGAGATAGCAGTTTATACCGTGATTTCTTAAAGAAATAACTTCATGAGGATTATCTTCAACCATAAAAATTGGTTGAATCTCAGAAACAATTTCATATTTTTTATTTATTTTCGCAAACTTAGGTCTGAGAGTATTAATTCTCCATGCATCAAGCCAGGGCTCTGTCATTCTCACAGAAGCCTCTCTTCTTCTTGCTGTTACAATGTGGACATCAATATCATCCGAAAACCATTTATTAATTTGATACCAAGCATCCTCAAACGGAATAAGATTCTTCCAAAACAATTCATCAGAAAATAGCTTTAACGCTTCTTTATCTTTTGTATCAGAAATTAACCAGCTACTGTAGTCTTCATTTACACCAAAATTGTAATGAAGGTAATTAGATATTGCAGTATCAATATCGGCAATTACGCCATCAAGGTCAAGAACAATTGACTTACGCTTCACAAAAATCCTTTGTTAAAGGGGAGGGGTTTCCCCCTCCCCAATGAATAACAATCACCAACTATCTTTATTTAGCTCACCAGTTGTCAAGAAAATCTGTTGCTTTTCATATGGAAGAGTCATGTAAACACTTTCCAAATCATGCATTGGCAAATCCTTGATTACCTTTGTTGCTTCAGAAACATTCAAAGGGATAAGGCTATAGTTAGTATCAGAAGCTGAAGATCCAGTTCGTGAATACTTGTACTCACGGTCTGTAATTGTTCCAAACTCCTTAGCATACTCAATCAAAGTAAGACCAACATGGCGCTGGTTGAATGTAGTGTCAAGAATTCGTGGTTCCCAAACTCCTGGCTCAACTTCAACTGCGATGTTAATCAACAGGTGCGGCTTAGGTCTCCAAGCCTTATCAGATACTGACTGCTCAGTAGCCCAACAGCGATAGTTAAACTTCTCAAACGAAGCGGTAGATGCAACTCTCCACTTCCAGTTGATTGGTGATGTAACTACTGGGACTGAAATACCAGTTCCGATTTCCTCATCAAAAAACTTAGCGTCTTCTGTGAGTTCCTGTCTAAAGCGAATCTTGAACGAATCGCCTGATTGAAGAGTAAAGTATTTCTTTACTCCCTTTGCTGTGCCTTGAGTTGGCACAACGGCTTTCTCAAGGTCTTTTAGTGTTTTAAGTGATGTAAATGACATAATGTCTCCTATATGATTATTTGTTTGTTATTGATACTGTCTTGTATTTGTTTTACTGACATTTCCCCTGGATCTTTCAACCCATCAGAAATGCTCGCTGTGTACAGTTCTTTACCACAGCAAGAATTAATTATAGCATCTCGCATCGCATTACCAGCTTCATCGTTATCAGAAAAGATAATAATTTTGTCAAAGTATTTCTTTAACATAGATACTTGCTGTGCGGACACCTGCGCTCCGAGTGTTGCTACGACATTTGGAAATCCAGCTTCGTGGACTTTCATCGCATCAACACTCCCTTCTACTATTATAACATCAGGGTGATGCTTCGCATTCTGAATATTGAACAGAACAAGGGCTCTCTTAAAGCCAGTGTTATACAGATATCGGGGTTCCTGCTCTGACTCTATTGCACGACCAATCAACCCAACTAGCTTATATTGAGGGTTACGGACTGGCACTACAATACGATTCTTGTTTTCAGAAAACCCAATCTCAAAATGCTCAAGAGTATCTAATGACAGACCCCTTTCAATAAACGGAGTCAGTTTTGATGTTTTGCTACCATCTTCGTAGTCAATGATTACATTATCAAGACTAAGCTCTTGCTCTGCAACTGGTGGTCTGAGCGCACGATCTAACTCGTTCTTCAAAGCGGTTGGGTCTAATACAGTTTGCCGACCATATGACTTACCAGTTATCTGACGATACAGCTTCTTAAAATTACCCTTTTCTCCACAAGATGGATTGAAACACTGCCATAGCCCAGTTTTTTTATTCAGATAGAAAGATGGCGTGTTCCTGTTCTTATGGAACGGGCAATAGATAGTAACTTCATTACCAGACTCAGCATGGATTTGAATTCCATACTTACTGAAAAGTTCCTTTACTTCAATCTCTAGATTCATCGTCAAAAATGATTGCGAATGAGAATATTTCGGATTTCTCATGATATTCCGTAACAAGTCTTGACTTGCCCTTGTAACCATATTTTTCCCTCGCTTCGTCTTCCATCCAGGGTCTGAGTTTAGCAATTGTTTCTATATCCTTAGCTGTTCCAACCAACATTCCCTCCTGCATTAGATGTCCCATTCTTCTGCCCACTTACCAGTCTCTAGATTCCATCTAAGGTAGAAGCCAAAGTGATGTGCTCTTCTAACCTTTCGTGAAACAACTTGAAACACATCTGACGATGGTTCTCTGTGAATTGCAAGAACGAGGTCGGCATCATAAGCTAACTGCTTACTCCATGCGACTTCCTCAAGCTCTGGTGGTCGCTCTGAGTGACCCTCTGACATGGTTACTGCAGCAACATCTATGATCGGAACATTGTTCTTGACCGCCATTCGCTTAAAAGCTTTAGAAAGGTTCTTAGCCTTTTCAGTTTCTGTTTTAGCACCACTGGAGTCATCAAACAGACCGTGGTAATCAAGAATAACTAGATCGGGATGGTATTGATCAATCTTTGCCTGCACCATGTTCTGATCTGCTGTCTCAAGACCTTCTGATGTTACAAGATGGATTGCATGCTTACCCTCAAACATTTCCTCTGCCCACTTCTCATACTTATCTACAACGGCAGGGTTTGCCCTTACAAGGTCTGTATTAGTAAAGTTACCCTCTCCATTGTTAAGTAAAGTATCAAGTCGCTGACCCTCTTGCATCTTGTTCATTTCAAGAGAAATAATGAGAGGTCTGTAGCCAGCTCTCCATGCATTTACCGCAAACAATCGTGCAATGAATGATTTACCAACACCAGTCCAACCAAGCAAAACAACGAAGTCTCCTGGTTGCCAACCGCCGAATGTCTTATCAATAACATTGATACCGCTAGGTACTCCTTGAAGCTCGTTGTTATCTCGCAACGACCTTTCCTTTAGACTCTGCGCTCTATCTCTCCACTCACCAGCCAAGTCAGTATCTTTAAGGCTACTGGAGAACTTGTAAAGCCTTGAAGTCTCCTCCATCAAGTATGAAAGTGATTCCTTTGGACCAAGATCCCCAAGAATTGCATGAGCTTTAGAAACAATTGATCTAGTCTGATACGAAAGCGATTCCCGCCTTGCTTCATCAACATAGTATTTAAGAGGCTCTGGAGTGAGTACAAAATCAAAATCAGCGTAGTGATGCTTAATCGTATCCTTTGATGGAACTTTCTTATGCTCGTCATAGTGAGAAACAATGAAGTTCCAAATATCTCTATTCTCTACAAAGACATTTTCTACACCTTGGTTAACAGCTTCTACATACCCATTGCTTTCAACAATTGAGTTGAGCAATCTTGTTTCGTAATTCATTCAGAGACCATTCTCTTCCTTGTTTCTTCTACGATGTTTTTAAACTTATCAGTTGACTTGTTCTCAAATTTAACCCGATCAACATATGATCTTGACTCAACAGCAAAATCAAATATCAAAAAAGGTCCGCTATTTGACTTGACGAACAATTGTATCGCATCAAACAACTCCTGTCTTTTATAAAAATCAGCAATTGCATCCGCAACAGATTCTTGTCTTGGAGAATCTGGAATGAATAGCTTATTTGATTTTTTGCAAGATTCCTTGAAGAAGTTTATTAGTTCTTGACCAGTTGCTTCCATTAGGCTTATTCGCCTCCTTCCATGTAAGAATTAGGAAATCATACTCTGATATACCAGCATTTACACCGACATACGGATTATTCTGCCATGCATTTACAAAGCATTCTTTTCTGACTTTGCATAAAGAACAACCTTGCTTGGCGTATTCTATGTCTTTAATGTCATAGGATAGCCAAGCAATTGATCGTTTATCTTTTGCACATACAGCTTGCTCTATCCAATCACTTTGGACTTTCATTGTCTAGCTCTTGCAACTTAGCTTCAATCTGAGAATCAATTGATGCCCAAACTTTTGCCCATGCCTCAGGGTCATCTGCATCAGATGCCTGAACTCTTGCGCCAGCATCTAGCCTAAGTGACTCATAGTTACCAAGATTCTTGGTAATTCCTAATGAAGCCCAAATTTCTGTTGTCTTTTCTTTTGATGTTGTCATATATTCCTCACTTATGAAGTTTAACTTTTTGTTCCAATAATTTTATTGCATTACCAACCCCACTGCCTGATTGCACAATGGGGCGACCTTGTGTTCTTTGATTGAAAAATTCAATCATTTCATATACTTCGCTTTCATCATAGTATCTCCAGCTTGAATATCCACTGTATTCATCTCCAAATTTACTTGCTGATGGAATTAAGTTTTTTCTTTCATATTTCCTAAGAGTGTCGGGTCTACGCTCAACAATCTTAGCAACTTCTCCAACAGTATACAGTCTAGTAATTAAAATTTCAGACTGCTCGTATGGAATATCAATAATATTTTTACTATCAAGCTGTTCAATGTAAATCTTATTTTTCCCTTTGGAAATTTTTTTAATCTTTACAATATTACCAGCGTACTTGTAAAATTTATTTGTTATTGGCTTCTTTGAGATCATGTCTCGCCTCTACTGTCTTAAATCCAAGGTACGATAAAATCTTATTCAACTTCTTGACCTCAACATCAACAGATACAGAGCACCGAATACATGTAAGGTCAATATAGTTTTTTTGAAATGCATAGTATTGCTGACCAGTAAACATTCTTCCAGTGCAATTTCTGCAATAGATGCCAGTTGCTTTTGTCATATTAGTCCAGCCAGCAATTATATTCTGCTGTTACAATACCCTTTCCTGGGTGTACGAACATCAGCGCCTGTGAAGGTCTACCAACAGCTGCAAGGCTTTCTGCAGCATATGTATTTGTAGACTCAGGACTTCCTGAAATTCTTACCTGAACAGTATTGAATGTCATCTTTGTTGGAGTATGGAAGTGTCCTAGATAGATATCATCAAACGCTTCTTCAACCGCACCTATTTTCCATCCGTAGGCTTTTTTCTGAAAAGAGTAGAAAGTAGATAGACTGCCAAACTGATCGCCATGACATAGCAAACTCTTGTAATTACCAATCTTGTCAACGGCATACCAATGTCGCTCACCACGACCATCAGGAATCTTGAACTCAATTCTCTTCTCCTTTTCAAACATCAATTGTGTAATGCGATAAAGCATCCTGTCACCATTTGTTTCAGGATCATGATCTCTTCTTGCCCGACCACCAATTGAACCATGATTACCAATCACGCCAACGAATGTTACTTTCTCAAAGTTCTCAAGAAGAATGTTAATAAAGTTTTTCATAATTCTTGGACCATCAACAGTGATCTGTCTATACAAACCACCATCAATCAAGAATGACTGACCTGGAAAAATTAGCTCTCCCTCAATGATGTCACCAAGAGCCCAAATTCTAATTTCTTTCACAGGGTGATCTTTTCTTTGAATCTCAGTGAGATGAACAATCTTTTCAGCAAACTTATAGATTCTTTCTTCACACACCTGCGAGTTGTAGTCTGGAGTAATTTTGGCAAGCTGCCAGTCAGCAATGATTGCTACTGCAACTTCCTCATCCTTTGTTGTTCTATCAAACTTTGGCTTTGGCACTGGCACATACTTAACGGACTCAACATCTTCTTTAACAGCTCTATATAGAGCACCCGCTAAATCATCACTCTTTGTCTTGACCTTGTTGTACTCTGACAAGAGCTTATTATAAGAAAGTCTTAACTCACTTTCTGTAACTGGAACTTGTCCAGTCTCAGGATCAGGAAGTGTTTCAAACAACCCATTCTCCCGTCTATACTTGCAAAGACCATTAACATCAATGGTCTTTCTGCACGATTTATCACCATATTTAGCATTAGCTGTTTTTGGTTCAAATTGGATATCGCAACCTTCTGTTGCACAAACTTTCATAAGGACTCCTTTGGTTCTCGTCAATCATATCATAAGGATATTCAGAAAGTTGCTACGGGAGTCTTTTTTTTATTTGAATTGATTTAGTAGCGTTTTTCTTTTTAGTATGAGGTTTTGTTGCATGAGCATTATCTCTCATCTTCTTTTTATGCTCAGTAGACATCTTGTTTCCTTCCTTATGAAGCGCACTATGTTCTTCTGGTGTGCAGAGGAACAAGTTGGATAGTCTATTATCTACTTTAACCTCATTAATATGATGAACAGTTTCCCACGGCTGCAGGTATCTGTTTAGATACTTCTCCATGACAAGACGATGCTCATATGTATATCCACGAATATTTTTAGGATGATCTGGTTTTAAAACTCTAACATAACCTTTATCATCAATATACTTACCACCGCTAAAGTTAGGGCTATCTTCTCCAGAGGCAAACTTGATTGTCCAATCAATATCTTCTCTCTTAGAAGCAAGCTTAACTTCTCTCAATTATGCAATCCCACCAATGTCTTCAACATACAATTGCAACACATGGCTTGCAGATGCTGCTGGTACATAGAAGGCTGGAGAGTTGGTTGCTGAAGCACCCTGCTCTCTTTCAACAGTTGCAAAATATGTTTGAGAATTAGCCCCAGAAATATTGCTAGATAAAATAACAGAATGTGTTCCAGCGCCAAAGAATGTATCATATGCTGCATTCTTAAATGCAACAGTAGCAGAGTTAGCACCTGCTGTAACATTGCTAAAAAGAAACACTGGTGGAGTAAATATTGCTTTATACAAAGTTGTATTTGCACTTCCAAAAGTTCCGTTTGCAATCTTTAGAATATACTTAGCATCCTCAGCTCCTTTTTCGTCAACAACAAAACCAGGGAATGAGATGGTTACTCTGTAGTAACGACTAGCTGAGATAGTAACTCTATTGTCTGGACCGCCAGTTCCAGATTCATTTTCCAATGAAACAATTAAATTTGATGTTGAGAAGTTATTAAAAGAGTTACTATTGCTAGTAATGGTTTTAATCTTCTTAATACCCTGCGGGCTGTCATCAGTAGCCTCTTTGACCTGCTGGATGTTTGTAGACACCTGCTGGAGTCTGTCTCCAGTAATCGGGGTTCCATCAGTCCATGAAACTTGTGAATAGTTCTCGTAAGCCATTTATCTATTATACCTTATTTACCCTTCCAACTCAGCAATTCTTGCTTCTAACGCCTGTATTTTGCTATTTAAATCCTGGATTGCTGCAATTGCATAAGGAACTATTTTTTCATATTCAACAGTTGCCCATCTATTAGGTTCATCCCCGTCTGAACCAAAATCATCTACGGCATCTGGAACAATAGTTACCAATTCATCGGCTATAACACCGACATTAACAAGATTTCTGTCTAAAAATGAGGGGGCTTTATCATTCCAATTAAATTCATATACATTAATTGAATAAAATTTATTTAAAATGTCGCTAGATACTGGTGATATATTTTCTTTAATTCTTCTATCAGAAGGTGTCCAGGTTATTGTTCCTAGTGTGTTGGTATCATTATTAGCTATAAGATAGTATCTTCCACCAGAAATCCTATAGGCAAAAGAAATTGGAAATACACCTTGCGTTTGCGCAAAAGCTAGATTACTTGCATTGTAATATACACCATCTCCAGTAATGTTTACATAATCGCCCTGTAATTCTCCAGCAGCGGTAATGCCACCATCAACATAGAATTGACCAAGCAAGGAGTAATTTGCTGTATCAAAATTAAAATTCATTCTATAAAAACTATCTCCGCTTCTATAAGCAAGCCATTGATCAGCTTCTAGTCTTATACCACCTCCTGCGGAATTAAGAGAGAATTCATTATTTGCATTATCAATAAGAACCGTTGGTCTTGTATAGTTTACATCTACACCGAATCTATTATGAGTAACAAATGTATCGCTTGATATTTCTCCACGCAGAGTTGCACTCTCAGCATAAAGATTCCCATATATATCAACCGCAAAATTACCACTTGATGTGACAATTGCGCCATTTCCATAAAGAGCAAATGTATTAGCAGTTAGATTTCCAGCAGAATCAATATCAATACCTGGAGTTGCAACAGACGATGCTATCACTCCACCAAGTATTGTTACATTAGCACCAAGAGTAATTCCCCCGCCCGCATTTCTATAAATACCAGTGTTCCCACCGAGAGCAAAATCTCCATTTGAATACCAATAATCGTTAGCACCAACAAAAAGATTTCCTCTAAAAAGACCATTAGTAAATACAGCATCACCAGCACTTGTAATAGCCCAGCCATCTGTCCCAGTGTTACTTAGTGCAAATGTAGTTGGATTAAATGCTCCATTAAAATCACTACTTGCAATTATTGTATTAACAAGAACAAAGTTTGCAGCCAGTTCATTTGATGTAATTGTATTTGCAGAAATCTCATTTGCAGTTAATGTATTTGCAGCAATAGTATTAGCTTCAATTGACCTTGAGATAATATGAGCAGATCCGTTCACCATTCCTGGCTGAAGAACAAGTCCAGATGGCTCTAGTATTGATCCATTGACAGTAGTTATAACGAAGTCTCTAAATGCGTTATAGTTTATTCTCTGAGAAGCCCGTCTGTCTGGATCACCGACTTCGCCCCAAGAAAAATCAAATAAGGAATATACCGAAGTGTCAATAAAGCTTGAATTATTCCCATCATGAGAGTGCCCACCACGACCAGGGTAGAAGTATATTGTATTCTCACTAGGCATTAGGACACCTTCCTCAACACTAAACTTTGGGTAACATTATCTCCAACTGTTAGGTTGTGAGATATTACCCAGAAATCACTATTGGTGATATCCAATGCGCTTAGTGTTGTTATTCTAATTCTATCACCTAATTGAATCTTGGGCATTGCTGCAATATCAATATTAATAACAGGTACTGGAAGTTGTGTTTTTGATATGATAAAATCAGCCAGTTTTTGAGCATGCACTGAGTCTGTGATGAGTGGACTTTGGAGAGTTAAATCTTTAACCCCGTATTTTCTAATACTTTCACTTGTTGATGCTGATTGTTCTTTTACCTGAGCATTCTGTTCTGACATAACGACAGCTGTACCAACAATACTTGTAGCATACGGATATTGTGTTATTGGGTTTGTTCCCTGAAGGAAGGCTACCGAATGAATGTCATTACCGCTTGCTGCAGAAACAATTAATTCCGCTCCGTAGGCATACGATAGGAATCTATCTATGTTTATCAAACTTGGATATTCAAACAATATTGCATCAATGTATGGTGATCTAACATTGTACGCTGGAGACTTGTCAAACTTTACATCATAATATCTAGTTTCTCTTACTCTATTACCAGTGGTATGATTTGCAGCAACCGTTTGGAACTGTCCTCTTTCAAGGTTGTTAAAAGATGTTGCTGTCTTTGATAGGTATTTAATAATTTCATTATTAATCTTTAAATAACCAGTCTGTGGAAATTGCGTTGTCACTGTTGATAGTACATACATTGATGTATCTGAAGATGTAACATTGGCAGTTAATTCAGTAATTGTTAATGAAGCATTATCTGGTGGAGACCAAAGCTTTTGTAATGACCCAGAAATTGTTTGAACAGACGAGATAGGAATTACAACTTTGTTACACTGGAGTGAAACAACATAGTCTGCTTTTGTTATGTTTGTAGAATCACTAAGTGAAGTCTGAACACTTGCATGCTGATCAATTGATGGTTCAAAGAACCTATAGAAGTGTTCATACTTTGCTTTATCATATTCATTGATATAGAAACGACCCATATCCGCAAAGGAAATATCATTTGCTATCTCTCTAATAGAGTTCTCATTACCGTATAGAAAAGCAAACTCTGTTAAAGGTTGAATTGATGATTCAACATATCTATCCTCAACTTGCTCATCAGTAAGACATTTTCTATACATAGCAAACTCATCAATATACAGACTTCTTATAGTTGCTGGTGAAACTTCTGCGCCAGATGTAAAAGATGCTCCTCTACCTCCGATGGTAATATCGCTAGATGCCCAAGAAATTGGAGTCCCTTCAATAATCTCAGTATCCTTTAAATCACCGTTTACAAAATACTTCAAATAAAGACCATCATATGTTACCGCAATATGAGAAAAAGCTGAATTTGATAAAGCAGTGTTTGATGAAACAGTTTCTGTTACGACTGCACTATTTGCAAGAACACATTTAATCTTGAACCCATTTGATGACGAGTTGTTAAAAAATTCAAAACCAGTTGTTGGGTTTGCATTACCCCAGTTACTGATATATTCCCCATCACTAGAGAAAGAGCCATTATGAAACTTTCCAAAAAATTCAATTGACCAAGGATCCTGTGATTCAGATGTTAAATTACTTGATGCACAATATGGAATCCTCACATACGAATTGCTTTGAAGTAAAACAGATTTATCACCTGGATCAGATGTGAGCCCAGATGGTTGGTTAAGAACTGGGGAATTGACATAGACTCCGTTATTGCGATGATTGAAAGCATCCTCATTAGCAATGTTTGACGAGGCATCTTTGCTACCTATTGAATCCATAGCAACGATAGTGCAGCACTGGCTTGCACTAATTAATACATCACTACCTCCATCTGGTGCTCTATAGAGTGATATATCAAATGACGCAGCCCCAGCGTCATTGTAGGAATGGTAAAATTCAATTCTTAGCTTTCTAGGAACACCAGCTTTAAAGTTAATCATCTGTGATGCATACCTTGTTGATACAGTTGCTAGATTGAATCTATTAAGAACCAAGATGTCATCAAGATAAATTCTTACCCCACCATAAGAGATTGTTACTACTAATTGCTCTAGCCCAGAAGCTGGGGATATATAATATCCATCAAATACACCATTGTAATATTCAGAATAAACTGCTGAGTCTAGCGCAGTGAATGAAAAGTTTGATAAATCAACTGCGTATGCTGAAGATGAAGATATGCTTTTTGACAATGCGGTGTATGACGGTGATGAGAATGCCTTTTCTCCGAGCGCTTTATCTAGCGGGCTCAATTCCTTATCAATTGCATCCGCAACAATATCTTTTACGCTACTGTCTCTCTTGTTAGTTGGCATTGCCCAAAAACGAGCACGAAGACCTGTTGATGACACAATATTATTACCACTTCTGTCAATAGACTCCTCATTGAAAGAAAATGATGCAACAGCACCCCTGCTCTTTGCACCCCTACGATAATTATTTAGTTTAACAATATCTGCACTTGGGAAGTTTGCTCTCATTAAAAGATTCTCAATAGCATCTCCAACATAAGCATTTTGCATAAAGAAGCCGTAGTTGATTGTTCTTTCTGATAAGAACTTACCCCAGTCTTGAAGGTTTGCACTAACAGACATGTCTGTTCCAGATGACCATTCATCAACATAGAATGTTCCATTTTTTACATATTCATAAATATCAAACCGAACTTCACAGCCAGCTGTGTGTGATTTTTCAATCGTGTTGCCATACCCTCTCTCCAGAATGGTAACAACATTAGATGAATTAACCGATGCACAGAGAATCGTTTCTTCTGATTGAGTATCTTTATCCAAAACTACAATAAAGCTATCTCCAGCACCACCAGCAGGAAGCACTGATCTGTCCAAAACAGTGAAGGACATATCTGCATTGGATATGTTAGATTGCAAAGTTGTAGTTAAATAAGATGCATCAATATTGTCAGATGGTGGTTTCTTAATTCTCCAGCCCGTGTATATTTCAACCTCAAGGTCTTTAACCATGTATTGACCATATGTTGAGCTATTGCTGAATATGTTAAACACTTTGGTTGTATTATCAAGATTGAGATCAACTGATGCTATTTCAGAGCCGCCCACTGGTAAGCTTGTTGAGTGAACATCTCTTGCTCTATTTACTGAGTATGAGATTACATAATCACTAATATCTGTTTCATAAATAGGAACAATTTCTTGTATGCGAGCATAATCTTGTGGATTTACCGTTGTGTAAACGGTTACTCTAATTCTAGAAACATTTTGTGACGAGAGTGCTGTTGATAGTATATGGTCTTGATAATATGAGCCCGCTGGGATTGTTCCAACTTCGCTTAGTAATGTATTTAGCGAACCGTCAAACACCTGTAGTAGGTATGTTGAAATCTGACCATAGAACTCTGATGTTACAATTCTTACCTTATTAACTTTTCTTGTTGTAAAAGTAGCTTCAACATAAGGATTTGTAGCAAACTGATACCCATCATATGTAGCGTGAACATTTGCTGTACTTACACTATTTGACCACCACCCAAATTCAAGATTACTTCCGAGCTGTGTATTTGAAATATCTGAAGATGTGAGTGATGGCATTGCATACCATGAACCATCTGCTCTAATGACATTACCATCAATATCTTTTGCACCAGCAACAGCCCAAGTAAAGGATTGTCTCTTTATCCCGTTCATAGCCTCTTTTGCAGGAAAGAAAAAACCTCTGCCTGGATAGGCATTACTTGCTGGAGCGTCATTGGTTGTAATAACCAAATTGTCAACATGTCTACTATCCAACCATTTGATAATAATTTTTGGCTTAATTCTTTGAGCAGGAGATGTTATTGCTGTGTTAAAAGAGCTAGACAGCTCTTTTCCATACATTCCAGATGTTAGCATCTACACCTCCTCTAGCGTCATAGAGCAATCAAAATAGTATACATCATCTACAAGATCTCTTCTTATTAGATTTTCAGAGAAAGTAGATACAAAGACCGTAACATTCTCTTCTGTATATGGAGTAACTCCGTTCTCGTCTTGATTAATAATTGTTAATGTATGAACATCTGGGTCCATAGCTACTGTCTTAAGGTAATTTCTTGACTCTCTATAATCCACTGTCTTGTTGCTATAGTTTGGAATAAAGCTCCATTTAATATTAAATGTTCTCTTGCCAGAAGAATTTGCTGCATTATTCTTATAGTATCTAGACGAATCACCAGCCCAATTTATATTTTCAACAAATAATGGCGTTACAGAGTAGTCAAATGTTCTTGTTTGATTAGTCAGTGGTTTTCCATCAAGTATTAGCAGAGCTCTAATTAGTGAGCTATCCGCAGTTATGTTAGCTCCAAACCTAATTGCCTCTGCACGAACATCCAGATTGTTAAGTATATTAATTCTTATTGTTGCTAAGAATATCTTGCCAGCGGTAGTGAGATTTACCTGACCCGATAGATTTGCACGAGCAAAAGCAATTCGTGTTCCGCTTGAAAGCATTGATGAGAGAATGTCTATCTGAGAAACACTGTAGGCAATCTTTCCTACAGATACAGTTACCGATGAGTCGGAGCTTAAGACGCAAGATGAGATTGAAATCTTTGTTCCGCTTGCTACGGAATTAGAGTCAGCGAAGAGTGAAGCGCTTGCATAAGCAATCTTTGTAATATTTGTTTCAACAAGAACTTCTGCTGAAATTACAACATCACCATCTTGTCTTTCTGTTGCAATAACAACAGTTGCGCCATCAACAGCAAGATTTGCTGCTGCGTATGCAATCTTATATGAATTTGATATAAGTTCAGAATTTGAAGCAATTGCAATGCTTGCAAGTCTAATTTGATAAGAAGATACTGTTAGTGTTACACTGCTGTTGATATCAACAGTGACATCCGCAGCATCCGCTTGGTAGAAATCTATACCACGATTAAGTGGTTCACTAAATGAATAAAAACTATCTGACATCTTCTATTTCTCTTTAAGAGAAATCTCAACATTGTAGTAGGCACATTGGTTGGGAATATCTCTTCTCACTAGTGTTTCGCTGTATGAATCAACATAGACAACAGTATTATAAGATGGCTCTGCTGGATCTAAGGTGATTGATAAACTTGCAGATGAAGATGTTTTGGCAACTGATAGCAGATAGTTTCTTGCCTTACGACCATCAATTGTTCTTTCTGGATGGTCTGGGAGATATTGAAAAGAAAGGGTGTATACATTCTTAGCGTTCTTAATAAACCTCTTTTTATTCCCGTTCAATAATTCAACATTTGACGCAGATGTTGCCATTGAGCTTGAGAATAGGCGACCATGCTCGGTAATTTCTTCCCCATTAATAACTACCAAATGTGTGATACCAGATTGTTGATTTTGTATTGTAGCTACCATTTAGAAACCACCCTGTATTCCATTATAACTTGTAAATGTTCTTGATTCTAAACCAGCTGCTTTTTGTTGTCTTGGGAGTACATTAACATTGTAATCCTTCATCATTCCTTTAAACCATTCTTCTTCCCCAATAAAGGTGTCTACATTGATATTGACTGTGGACACATTGGTTGTCTGTCCACCGCCTGCGTATGATGGAGCTCCAGAAGGTGCTTTAAACTTTGACTGATTGATGCTTTGCATTGTTCTTACACCCATGTTTCTTACAGCATCTGCGTTGATTACATATTCACCACCATGCAAGATTGCAGGGATTGCAGTTGATGGAGCTCCAGGAACATAACCACCAGTCTTAAAGCCTTTAATTTTCATTTTTCCGTATTTCTTAATAAATTTATTAACACCTAACAAAGATTTATCTGATGTTGTACTTTGCATTGCTGAAGCCAGAGTTGAACCTTTCATTTGAGCCATGACAAATTCTTCTAGAATTGCTGAAGGAGACATGAATCCTCCTCTAGTAATCCATTCTGCAGCCTCAAGCGCTGTTCTTTGTTCAGCAGAAGCTGATATATCATCTATTGGATTAAAAGAATTACTGCCTCCTGGGGCAAGAGGGGCTATTGTAGCAAACTGCGCAGCAATTTCTTGTGCAAATTCAGAAACATTGTCTGAAAACTGAAGTACTGTATCGGTATTTATAAATCTAGCATATTGTAAATTCCTAGCTGCTATCAAATTTTGTAAATAAGAAGTGGAGCTTGGAAATCTACCAGCATAGCTTAATTCAGGTGTTGGAAATGATGAATTAGATTGCTTTGCCAAATCAACAAGGTCAGTAAATTCTACCTTAGCCGCACCCCCTCCTGATGTTAATTTTTCAAAATAATCAGAATAGTAACCAGTATCGTTAGGATTTACACCGTCAGGTGCTTCATACCATTTAATTAACTTGTCAAAAAATGTTTTTCTAACTCGTACAGATGCAATACGATCATTTTTTATGTCTGGGGTGAGTGACTTTAACCAGTCAGCAGCATTTTGCCCCCTCTGCATATAAGGGACAGTTTTAGATTTTAAAACACTCTGTGGATTCATGGTAGAAGGACCACCTGGACCAACTTGACCAAATGGTAGACCACCATAATCTAATGACAAGCTAGGGTCATCTGGAAGAAACAGATCATAATTAAGATTTTTGTTTTCTGCATTTTTAAATAACTTTATCCACCAGTTATACTCGTCTGGATGCAGTGGTGTTTCAAGAGAGAAGAGATTCCCTGTCTTATACCCTTTTAGATTGGTCATATTTGCCAAAATATTTGCAATATCTGGATTTGATTCATAAACAGTTGATGAAGGAATTTTTGCACCTAAATATCTTGCAAAATCTTGACTTTCAAGTAAAGCTTGCGGTGTTAAATTTGCAATTGAACTATTACTCAATGCATCTAGTGACATAGTTTTTGCAGCTTGCATCTGTATCTCTGGAATAATACGACCTGCTAGTTGATATAAAGCACCATATAATTTTGTTTGACTACCAACCCTTGGCATAATTATTGGAGTACTTGACCTTGAATCAATCCAATTTGCATTATCAAAAACTAATGGGTTTTGATATCCAAGATTTGCAAGATCGCCTAAATCAAATGGACTTCCAGATTGATATATTCCTTTTCGGTACAAACCACTTTGCTTATCTTTCATGTATGAATTAAATCCAATTGGATCGTAACTGTTTCCAGAAGTAAATAATTGATCTTTAGTTGATAAGAAATTTTCCCAAACATTTCTAATTGCTTGATTATCTATTTGCGGCGAACCAGCTGTGGAATGAGCAATCCACATTTCTTTTACCAAATCTGAGAATTCATTTGGTATAGGAATACCTCTACCAAACTTAGCAGACATTCCGAAGCCGCTTCCAGAAGCATTCTCCATCAATTGTGTTAATTTTATTTCATCATCCCATGACCATGATGAAGGTTGTAGTTTCCATCCAGCACCTGTGTCAATAGGGCGGCGAGTTGAACCAGTAAGGTATTGCTCTATGCCAGAAGATAGTGGCATTACATCTCTAGATACATTAAGGGGATGAAAAGTTCCCAACCTATCTCTTATTTCGTTAATCTCATCATAAAAATTTGAAGAATTAGGAGCAGCACCGCTTGCTGCCATAGAATTTGACATAAACTCATTAAATACTCCAGTGTATGTACCATTATTTCGTCTTCCTACCACTGAAGCAGCATCTCTGCTGAAGATAGATGTAGGCATATTACCAATTCTAGAATTTACTAGTGCCGATAGAGAGTAACCGTTAGGTATTTGATTCCCAACTTCATCTAAGATAGATGCATTATCTTTTAGTTTAAAGAACCAACTCTTTTCATGAGCAGGACTAATTGTCCTTCTAAGGTTAAGACGACCAGTATCTGAATAACCGCCCAATATATCATATGATGTTATTTCATTGCCAGGAATATCAAATTCACTAGCTATATTACGAAATACACGAGCTTTAAGTTCAAATGCAGCTCCTGCCGTATCTCCAGCCTGTAGTAATTGAACAATCATGTCATTAGGATCCATCTCGGCAACTTTGCCTAATGAAACTTTAAAATTTCTAGAGAAATCTGTGAAAGATATTCCTTGTAGTGGGAATTCATCTCCATATTCTGAAAACCCAATGGCACTTAATGTATTTGCAGTATTTATGTATGATTCAAAATATTTTTGATAAACATCATCAAATAATGATAAATTCTCTGGTGTATTCCAACCTAATTGACCTAGTGAAATATCACTCATAGCATGTCTAGTTTGAATCCACAAAGATGGTGTCATGTTATTAAAAGTAGATGTATTAATATTGCTGTTATTTCTAATTCCATAAGCAAAATCTTGAATTGAACCACTATCTAAAGCACTTCCAGACATATCGCCCTGAATAATTGACAATAAATCACTTAGTAGATTAGCGTTTTCTGATGCAGCAAGATCAATATTTTTTAAAATGTATTCTCTTGCTGCAACCTGAAGATTAGTCAAACCAATTCCAGTAGATATTCCATTAGGATCACCAATAAAAGACCGAGCCATACCTACTCCTGGAACATTACCTGTTTCTGGAAAGAATGGTCGTGATGCATAGTATGCAGGTGATGTATAGCCTCTAGCAACATTAAGGGACATGTCTGCACTTCCAACTAAGTCCTCCAATATTGATGACCTAGTTGTTGAACTAAATCCATAACTATACATTTTTTGTATATACGCACCAATATTTCCAGCATTATAAAGTCCACGAGAATCTTTGAAAGCAGCATCTGGTGTGATATCTAAACTTTCTAAACGACTAACTGAACTGCCAGATCTAGGTCCAAAAAAAGCTCCTCTAACACGATTTAAGCCTCCTGCAAGTCTTCCACCAGCACTTTCAAAAATAGATGTATTCAATGCAGCGCTAACACTCTCTGTTGGCATTGATAGTAATGAGTTTGCTGTTCTATAGTTAGCAATGAACCCCTTGATTCCGTCTTGTATTGATTTAATATTAAATGTGTCAGATGTGATAACATCTTGTGGTATTGATGGCAAGCCTTGATCTGCTCTTAACTTCTGTGTAATACTGAGTAGCATCTTGTCAAATTCATCTTGCGGAATTTGATGGAGAGGAACTGGATCAAATTTAACTGTTCTAGTTGCATTAGTATAGTTCTCATTGAATATTAAATCATCTAAACCAGTTTTAACATCAATACCACGAGCTGCTAATTGCTTTGCAAGCTCTCTTTGCATTACTAATTGCTCTTGTGGTCCAGCAATTGATAAATATTGACTACCCCAACCACTTTGATTTACTGTGCCAGGTGGTGAATAATATTGCATTAAATTTTCTCTGCTTAGAATTATGGATTCAATTGCTGAACCATCAAATGGGATTGATGGGAATTGAACTTCAGTATAGTTACCAGCAGCATCAGCAATTAATTTATCACCATATTCAGCAACTAAAGGAATATCACCAAGGTATTGTGGTAGATTTTGTGCTGGATTATTGCTAGTAAGTAAACTTCTTAAGAACATGTTATAACTGTCGCCCTGAGTGTATGTCATAGCAGCACTTGGTTTCAAATTAATAATTGCACCACCAAGAATCTTGTCAAGCTCACCTTGTATATTTCTTCTCCAAGCACCAGTTTCATTCATATAAAGCGCCCCAGCCTCACCAATATTCATGTGGAACTCTCTATAATTAGCTGCTGTTGCAAAATCATCAGCTAATCTTGCATATCCATAGTTAATATTTCCTTTTAGTACACCATCAGGTGTTTGCATCCTACTTCTGGTAGAGTTATAACTACTGTATTCTGGATTAATTATTCCAAGCTCAGACAAGAATTTTTGATTACTAATGTAACCACTTCCACTAGCAAGGGTGGAATCTATGACTCCAGATTCAATCATGTTAGAAAGATCTACACCTCTAGCACCCATAGAAATCTTAATTTGCTTACCAGCATTCAATGACAGCATTCTTGGATTACTGCTAAGTATATTTGAACCAACACCTCTTACCCCAGCGGTTGAAGCAGCGGTTGAAGCAAGGGTTGTATCAATTGCAGCGCCTTGCATCAATTTTATACGAGCTTGTTCTTTAATAAACTTATCTAGCGTGAAAAGACCTTCATCCCATGTTCTAGCTTCAAGTTGTGTTAATATGCGACCCTGAGTTTGAAGACCCTTAAATGTATTACCACCAGCCATTGTTTCAAGTTGACTTATAAAACTAGTTCCAGTTGCTTCTTGCCAAACACTTGATGCCTCAGCAAGTCCTCTTTTCTTCAAAACCGCAGTAAGAGGCATTCTGAGAGGCTCTGTAAACGGCTTTGTTATTTGAGCTGCGCTGATGATATTAAGAATATCCTCTGCGCCCATCAACAAACGACCTGTTATTCCTGGACCTTCCGAGCCGAAGTTTAAATACTGACGAGCATTGCTTCCAGAAAATGTTCTTCCAAATGACTTAGCTGATTCAACAGCAAGATCTTTTACAAGAAGTCCTGCGAGTGGGAATTTTTCAATTGCACTTGCAATACCCGATTGTTTATATGGACCACCTATTGTTGAGACCCCATTAACTGTGTTTTGACCAATAAATCTTTCCCATGTTGTCCACTTTTCTTGCTCTGCTCTTTGTGCTGCCTTAGCATCATTTTGCATTTTTATTTGTGCATAAGAAAGCGCTTCTTGTCTTGTTGCAACTTGGAAGAACTCTTTAGGCGCTTGTTTAGTTCCAGGGGATGTGAAAGATGGGGCTGGAACCAAATAAGTGTTTGGTCGCATTGTAAGTTTTTTTATCTCTGAGGAGCTATAGGTGTGACCAGGTGTTGCAATTCCTGGAATTTTTGGACTAACAGGTGTAGTCGGTTTTAAAGTAACGCCTTGAATTTTTGACAAGTCTATTGGAGCTTTTAATGAACTTGGCGAAGCAGATGTTTTATTGGTAACTTTCTGTTCAAGACGATCTGCCGTTCCTCTTGTGTTTGAAGCTGTACCTTTCTTTCCACCTGGAACCTGACCACCCTTAAGGAATTTTGGAATAAGGTTATTATTCATCTTATTCAAAGCACCTACACCGATTCTTGAAACCGCCTTCGCATTAAGAATGTATTCTCCACCATGAAGAAGCGTTGGTACACCTTCTTGTGTTGGAGCTGGGATGAAGCCCTCTGGATACCCTTGATTTTGATTTTGCGTTCTTGATGGAATTATTCCACCCTTCTTGAAGCCCTTGTAATTTCCAATAAATTCTTGATATGTAAGTGCTCTTAGATTTCTGGCAGCTCTGAGTTCATTATTTCTTGCAAATGCATCTGCTCTTCCACCTGCAGGTGTTCCTGGTCCTGGTTGGGAACCAGTGCCTCCACCTCCACCACCACCGCCCCCACCGCCTGCTGCTGCGTCTGCTGCAGCTCCTGCTGCATCTTTTGCTGCATCTGCGGCTGCTTTTAGTTCAAGGTATTTATTAATTGCTGGATCAAGACTCTTTCTTAACTTCTCCATCAGTGCTGGGTTTAGATCCACCATGTTCTGGAAGCTTCTAAGGATGCTTAGGTTTCCATCAATGATTGCTTGATTGAAAACCTTTGTTGGCTCTGCTTCATCCAGTGCCTTCTTAAAGTTTGTAATGAAATCGCTCTTAACCTCATCCAAGAACTTGGTCTTCATATCCGTAAAGTTTTGAGCGAGACCAGATGTTATTACACCGAACGAATCAATTACTAATTGCTTTCCTTCACCAAACTGTACTCCCATTCCAGCGAGCATTCCGATAGTAATACCAATTACAGTGTTTTCACTCTTATCAGATCCAAGACCAAATTTTTCTTTTGCTACTAATACAAGTTCGTCAAGATTTGTTGCAAATGGTCCAATAACCTTGTTTGGCATCTTGTCTGCAATTGTGGTTGCAAAAATTTCAAACATCGCACCAAATGTTGTATTCATATTGGTAGCGTTTGTTTCTGTTAATGTTTGAAGTTCTTGTAGTTGCGCCGTATATTGTTCAACAGTAACTGGTGCAACCTTTGTAATTAGAGCAGCAGACTCTTGGAACTTAGCAATTGATTCTTCAAAGAATAATGAAGCTGCATCTTTTGCTTCGTTAATAGCTTCCTTGAGAGCATCAAGGTTTTCTTTTGCGAGATCCTTTGACCTTTCTTGCTCAATTGTTAAAAGGTCACTACTAAATCCTTTTTCATCAGCGCTCTGCTGAAGCTGTAGCATTCTTGCGTCATCAACACGACCTTCATAAACAGCCAATGCATAGTTTCTACGGAACTGCTCATTACTAAGAGCTTGGTTGTCAATAATCTTTCTTCTATTATTTTCGTATTCTTTCTTCTTGGTAAGCGATTCTTCTGCTTTTTCAAGCTTACCAAGTGTTTTGATTTGGACATCAAATACTTTTAGAGCAGATGTTTTTTGCTTTTCAAGAGCCTTAACGGATGCATCTACAAACTTAGTTAATGCATCTGCCATCTCTCCAGCAACATAATCTTGAAGTTTCTGAATGGCATCAACAATGCCCTCTTCAATGGCTTTTGCAATTTTTCCAGTAGCGTCAGACTCTTCAAAGCCATCACCAAAGGAGTTACCCATGATTTCGCCAGCTTCTTCACCAGTTTCTTCTGCTGCGTCTTTAATCTTTGTATCATTACTGATTTTACCCTCGGCTGAGCTGATACCCTTAGATACGCCCTTATCTAGCAATCCAGTTGCTGCGTTAGCTACTGCATCAATGGCACCACTAGCAGCATTTTTACCCGCATCAACCAATCCATAAAGACCGTCAATAACGAAATTGATACTGTCACCAATCCATCCAAATATTCCACCAACACCTGGAATTCTTTCAAGGAAACTAAACACTTTAGCAACAGCTTTTGGAATTAGTGTAAAGTATCCGATTATCAACTTAATTCCACCAGCGGTGATCCACACCATTCCTTTTAGCAAAGCGGCAATTAACTTAATAACAATCTTTACTGCACCAGAGGTAGCGGCAACAAGGTAATCAAAAGCTTTACCCCAGTTGCCTTGGAATATTGAAACAACAAACATTACAATATCAATAATCATGTACAGATATGGCTGAATAAAGTTTTCAACCAGCATCTTAAACCAAGAAGCTACTTTCTGTAGTACTTTCCCAACTAAATCAAATGCGCTTGCAAGACCGCCAACAGCATCTCCACCTTTCTTAGAACCACCACCGATTATTGAAAACAAATCTACAAAAGGCTGAATTAGCATCCCAATAGATTCTTTAAATATTGCCCATGCGTTCTTGACTCTTAGTATTGCATTAGATGCTTTATCTTTAAAAGCACTAAAGTTTTTAACAATGATATAAACAGCAACACCGATGCCCAGCATGATTGCGCCAATACCAGTTGATATCAAAGCAATCTTCATTAACTTAAGAGCAACCGTTCCAAGCTTTGTAGCTTTCATAAAACCAGTCATTGCAGTTGACATTGTTCTAATTTTTCCAGCGCTACCACCCAAAGCCATCTGTTCAATCTTCATTGCTTGAACTGCAGCTTTAGCACCTTGCACCGACTTTGTGTAAGCAGCAACTGGACCAGCGTTAAATGCAGCTGACGCTAAACCTCTAACATTTCCTGCACCAGTTGCGATCCCTCCACGGGTAGGTAGCATTCCTCTTGCAAAACCTCTTCCTGTTACGCCAGTAGCTGAAGTAAATGAATCAGCCAAACCAGGAAGCGCCGCTGTTCTTCTTGCTATTGCACCACCAATACCACCACGAGCAATTCTTAATGCTCTGTCTTCAGTAACATCTACAAAGCCTCTCTTTGTAGCAAGCCTTGCGCCTCCAGACATTGTTCTAGAGATTCCAGAATCCGCAAGAGCGGCTTCTCTTAATACTGATGCTTCAGAAATTTTTCCAAGAATGTTACCACCAACAAAACCACCCCTTGGACCAATTACACGACCACGAGCATTAAGTCGCATATTATTAGCAGAAAGCATACTTGCTTCATTTCTAAGATACTGATCTACACCCAGTCTTCCTGTTGCTGCATGAGAAAGCCTCGCTGCTCTGTTTGCATTGATGGCACTTGTTCTAGCAGCGCCTGTAAGTCCAGTTAGTGGTGTTGGGGTTGGAGCAATATTGCCAGGGAGTGTGATGTTGCGACCAACTCTTGTTGGCATACCAATCATTGATGATGCTGTACCGCCAGCAGGTGCAAAACTTGGAAGCATAGAAAGTGGTTGTTTCTTGCCAAGGAAACTGTTATACATATCTGTCATTGCCGTGGTTGCTTTCTTTGCTCCACCAGCAATTCCTACAAGACCACCTTCAAAATTCTTTAGCTTCGGTAAGAAGAATGTAGCGGTTCTTCCAAGCACACCGATAGATGATTGCATTGTTCCTAATGCAAGAATTACTGGTGCCATTACTGCTAAGAAACCGAGGAAGCCAAGAATTAATTTGGATATTCTTTCTCTTGTTGTGTCACTTAGTGCTTGCCATTTTAGATAAAGACTGTTGATCGTATCAGACAACTTCTTTAGTGATGGAGCTACATTTCTAAGCACATCTGCAGCAAAGTTTTTAAATGCAATCTTTATTCTCTGAGTAGCAACCGAAAGAGATTTCAATGACTGCTCTAATTCCATGTTTGCTACATCCGCAGCGCCAGATGCACCTGCAAGCTCAACAAGCAGAGCACGACCAGCCTGTGTTTTAACTTGGCTGATTAAGTCAATATCTTCATTTAATTTCTTCTCTTTAATCAGCTTGGCTACAGCATCTCGTGCCTCCATAGCACCTTTCTTTTCTGCTGCTGTAATACCACCGCCTGCACCTTTGCCTTTAAACCCATCAACTAATGCTCCAACTTCAGCAGTAGCAATTCTTGCGATAACACCAATATCACTAAACTGACTTATTGTTTCTGGGAGTGCTGTGCCGTTAAGTTTATTAAAGGCTCTAATGGATGCTTCAGCAACACCTGCCATCAATCTTTCTGGTGATTGATTAGCATTAACATTTTTCAAAGCAGCATCAAACTGATTCAATTGTTCAATAGCAACATACATTCTTGGACCCTGACGCTTTTCAAATATTTCAGACATCAGTTTCAGTCCAGCTTCAGTGTTTTTTCCACCTTCAACAACTTTTCCAAAAATATCAACAATAGCTTGAAGTCCTGTTAGACCAGTCTTTGTTGATTCGCTAAATGCGTTACCAGATTTGCCAGTAACACCATATTGCTTAGAAAGTTTTGCTAGTAGTTCAACATTTTGCTTAGTTGGAACAATTGCTCTTTGCAAAGATACTTTAATTGAGTTTGCAGATGCGCCAATATCAAAACCAGCAGCCTTCATTGGTGCAAGCAGAGCGGCTGCTTCTGTCATTGATAGTCCGAAACTTAGCGCCATACCTCCAAGTTCAGGTAGTGAATCAGCAAGGTCTTTCAATGAAAGTGCGGTGACATTTTCAATTGTGTTGAACATGTTGAGCTGAACTGTTGCTGACGCTATAGCTTTAGATTCACGCTCAGCAGCTGTTGTTACATCATCAAATGCACCAGCAACCTCGTATGCTCTCGTTGCATTAAAGAACAAGGCTGAGGATAGATCTTGCGCACCAGATGCATCCATTCCTCCCAATTTTTCTGCAGCTAATGCTAATTCAGTAAGTGCTACAATATTTTCATTTGCAGTAACACCAAGTTCTGCAAAATCAACAGCCAGACTAACTACTAAATCTTTTGCGACACCGAATCTTGCGCTTTGCTCGGTCAAAGCGGTATTTAGTTCTCTAAAGGAGTCGGTCATTTGCTTGACTCTCTTCTCCTTGTCTGGACCAAGATAATCTTTAAGCTTTGAGTTTGCTTGATCGGTTGTCATAGCAACGCCTTCAAGAACCTTTGTCAATCTTACAAATTGCTCATCAACCTTCAACAAGCTCTGGAAGCCCATTCTTGCAAATAGAAGGATTGGAGCTGTGAGGTTAATCATCAAGCTTCTACCAACAAACTGTGCGTCTTTACCAATTCGTTGTAGTTTTAGTGATATTGAACCAAGGTCTGAGCCAAATGCTCTAATTCGCAAGCCTCTTAGGGTTGAACTAAATTGCTTTAATTCATTCCTGCTTTGGATCAGCTCTCTACCAAACGCTGTGGTTGTACCACCAGCTGATTGAATAGCCATAGCGTATGACTTGATGTTTGATTGAACACGCTTAGTTTCTGCACTCAGAGCCTTCTGATTTGCAATCATCTGCTTGGCAGTCTTTGCATGATCATTCATGCTTCTGTTTGTCATTCCAAGAGCTTTGTTCACAGCTCGGCTGTGAGCATCAAGCTTGCTCATTGGTACTGTAATACCCCTTAGATTGAGGGCTAAGGCTCTAGTGGCAGCACTAAGGTTAGTAATATCCTTAACGCCATTAGTATGTACATTAATTATTAGATCAACATCAGACATGTTTGTACCAACAAATATTATCCCATTTTTTTAGATAATCAGCAATCATTAATCTGCTTGATATCCCAATGGAATGCCGAAGTTCATTACTTCAAATGGTCTCATTGGCTCATCTGGTACTCTATCTTCTGGCGAGTACCAGTCATCTTCAAAGTCAACATCAGCGCCTTGAGCCAAGGCGAGTGCTTTGATATTCTTACTGAATTCATTGGTACAAGCTCGGTACAATAGAAACATCTCATGAAGGATTAGAGATTCCTCTAACTCCTCTAGATTTTTCCATGCACCGACCTGTACAAATATTTCTGATTCATATTTGAGAAGGGGAATCTCATTCCATGACAAGGGTTCACCACCCTCGCCATCCCCGTTTATTGGTTTGGGTCGTTACCCATTGCTGCAGCCATTACTTCACCAAATGTTCTAAGGTCAAGAATGTCTTCAAGCAAATCACGATTTGCAGCCAACTCTGGATCAGCCTTTCTCAGTGCGATTGAGGCTGCTGCGATCATCTTATCAATGTCCTCATCAGTCATTCCAGCTTCATCATTGGACTTCATATCGTTTGCAACCTTCATGAATTCACGAAGGTGCTTAATTGTCAAAGGCTTTACGATTCTCTTCTTTCCATCAGAAAATGTAATCTCAGTACCCTTAAACAGATCAGTATTTGTTGCCATTTTTTATGTGCTCCTTGTTTTATAATAGTGGGAATAATGCAAAAACTCCCAAGTTTCAGTATATCATACCGACTCTCAGGAGTTTTCGCTTAGTACAAACTTTTGGTTTTAATTAGCTTTGGTCAATGATCTTGCCATATTCGTAACCAGTGTCACCGACTACTGGAAGAACACGGAACGAAACTTCAAAAACTGAAGCTTCTGCTCTCTTCATTGATAGCATTGAAGTGGTCATTGACACTGCTCGCTTAGTGTTAAACTTGCGTGTCTTTGTCACTGCTGCTGTTGAACCTGGGGCATATCCAGTTACTTGGATTGCGTACTCGTATGGGTACACGCTCTGCGAACCGAACAACAAGGTCTTGGTGTTTGCGCCATCATTGTTTGCTTTGATGTCATTTCCACCAGTTGTATTGTCATAGCTCCATGCTGTTGCAAGGTTATTAAGAGTTCCTTCTGCAAGGGTTGTCTTAACCATTACTTTCACCTTTGACTGAATGACCTTTGCTGCGTCACCGTACTGGTCAATTTCAATGTCAACCATGTCTGGTTCCCACGAAATTTCAAGACCACCTTGGGTTGCGCCCACATCTGTCAAGCTATCAAAATCTGCATTCGTCATCGTAATGTTAGAAGCACCAGTCTTTACTGAAGCCTCACCAACTACGATATTGGAAGTTGTTACTGCCATTTTACTATCCTCCTGTTATTCAAGGACAAATATTTTCTTGCCCTTGCGATCTCGCCATTTAGAAATCTTCACGGCGTGATCTAATTTTATTTCATCTGAGCGGCGACCTATTCCTACGCCTTTTTGCCACTCAAACTCATAAACCTCTTTACCTAGTTTCACGGAAAACCCTGGAGTCTTGCCGATGTATGTAATTACATTATACTTCATATACTTTTATGATACCACAAATATATCAGAGGCTCACTGAGAACAGCGAGAAATCAAGGTCCATTTGGTACCAACCTTCTTTCTCAATAGGCTCTGACAAAGAACTTGATACCAGTTGTGAGCTAAGAACTCTTACGCTTGAACTGGCAACATTTCCTTGAATCTGATCTCCTTCTCCAAGGAGTTTGATTAATCTTTCTGAGATTTGAAATAACCTGTCAACATCCGAATCATAAATAGAATACCTAATTGCGTCATACCTGTTCCAGTATGACTCAACAGATGGGATATGTGGATTGTAATAGTAAATTACAAAAGGAGCTGTTTCTGTGCTGTAGCCAATTACTGGAAAAAAGTTCATAACTTTTCCAGCAATATTAGCCAGAGTAGTATCTGCCTTAAGATAAGTGTTTATAGAATAGACGCTAATTGGCATAAACTACCTTACCACATCCACCCCGCCAGCACCTCTTGCGGTAAAACCTTGTCTAATAAATTCTTGTTTAAGGTTTTTAATAATAACTTGTTTTGCAATCTCTCTAATTTCTTTTCTTTTTGAAGGAATTGCTACTTTTCTAACAGCTCTATAGAACTCCGAATAGCCTTGTGCAACAGAGGCTGATCTTACTTTCATAATCCCATTTCCTTTTCCTCTGATTACACCACCACCTTTTTTACCAGTTAAAAGAATTGCAGACCCGATCTGGATATTTCCACCATCTTTTCTAAATGACCCTTTTGGATATGGTTTTACTTTTAAAGTCATGCCTGTTGGACCAAATGGAATGATTTCGTATTGTAAATACTTTGCAGCCCTTCCTAGATCGGCTGTTGCCATCTTCATGTCACGCTTTGACCTCATCATTGCCTGCACCTGTGCATGCTGAACTCGGACTGGTAGGACTGAATAGTAGATAGCCGCCATCTCTGTTTGAATCAAAGCTGACTTGTTGACCTGAATACTAAGCATTTTCTGTAATCTTCCTACAAGTTAAAAGAATCATTCTAACCTTACCGTTATAACCAGTTCTTTTATCAATGTTTACAATCTCTACTGGATAATCAACTATTGAATTACCGTAGCGGTCAACTACATTTTGAATTTTATTGCTATAGTTTGCATACTGAGCATCTTTGTGTGAAATAAAAAATTCAACTTCGTCAATATTTGCAACATACGGATATGTTCTTCTTTCAGAAGACATTGACTGATACAGGGCTTTAATTGTTCCCGACATTGTGTATGATGTTGTTTGTTGCCCAGCAGCATTAACAGATGTTGTCTTAGTGTAGACATCCATTTTGTGCGGAAGGTTTATAAAAACACCGTTAGACATTTAAACCACATAGTCCATTACAAACAGCGTGTAGTCCATAAGAAGGACATCTGCATCAATGTTGCCCGTTGTCTCAAAGAAGTTTGTGGTATTGATTTCATATCTAATTGTATCCATTTCAACTCTTTGAATTCCATGCCTTCTGAATTCAGAATCATCATTCATCATGTCAACCAGCAAAAGATCCGCTGCCTGCTCAATATTGTTCGGAACAAATTGCCAACCAAAATCGCCTTCAACTCTGTAAATACTTTGCTTATCAAATCTATTTACAAGCAAAAGAACATTCACGCTATCCAGAACAGATTTTCTAAATTGCAGGTAGTAGGAGCTACCGAAGCTGTGAGGCTCTCTGATTTTCTCAATGTGATTTAAAGTTGCATCGGAGTAGTCGTGCAGAACCGTTTCATCATTTGTTCCTGGGTCGGATGTGACTTTTCTTAGCGTAGTGATTGGGTTTGGGATATGAAGTGTATTCTTTCCAGAACCCATGACTTCAAGATATTTATTAGGATAGTATTCAAAGGACTGACCACAATAAGTATTGATAATATTCCTTACCTTCTTTTCCATCTTTTCAAACTTGTCATACCAATCGGTTTCAAGCTCTGGATGGTCTTCAAAGAAGGTGTCAATATCAATGTATGGCGTATAGACATTAAAGTATTGTGACTGTGTGTATGATGTTGAACTTATCGTATATGTAAAATCAGCACGATATCTTCCCGCAGCATTTAAGATATAGATACCAGAAGCTGCTTGACCATAGGTGATGGTATAAACTCCAGCACTTGATCTTGTTGCGTTTGTTGGACCAGAAACAAGTGATCCAAACTCATGATACAAACTAACTGACACCACATTAGATGTAGGGTCGCTTGGAAGCGTTAAAGTTAGTGTTTTGCTTGTTTCAATCTTTACATCATCCATAATACAATTATAACAGTATTACTATTTTTCAGCCTTTAAAAAGTCTGCATTGCTAACGATACTTCTAAATCATTAATTTTATTAGTAACATTTTGCGTATTCATAATCCACTTTTCCCCATCCCAAATCCAAGTTTTTCCATTGGCAGAATGCGTATCATCAATATCAGGATCAGAGGGAAAATTAATGGCAGCCATAGTTAGTATCCATTATAGATTATAAAGAACTTTTTTACGAATTTTTATGCTTATCTTGCCCATAATTGGACAAATTGAATAGCGTGGGCTTCAGAACCATTTTGAAAACCACGAGTTTCAGTTGAGCCAGAAGACCAACCATGATGGACACCGTGACCACTCCAGTGCCAAGTAAATAGTCTTGCCGTTCCATTTCCTGAACCAAAATCATTATCACGAAATCCAGAAACATCTGTAGATGTTTGAGTCCCGCCTAGCCAAATATTTGGATAACGGCGATTAACTCCTGTCCCTGCATTAGTTCCACCGTCTGTTGGGGTGGAACCAAATTGATCAACCCACGCAAATGCTGATTGATTAGTTATCTTATGATAAAAGCTATCTCCAATGCCAGAATAGCCATCGGTGGCATTGCTAATTCTATTTGCTACAAGATAGTTTTCGCCGTCAAAATTTTTCCATCCGCTAGATGTTCCGTTCATTAAATAATTAACAAATGAAGAACTCACTTTGCTTATGCCTGCGGAAAAAGCATTTGCTTGCTGCAGTCCAGAAAGAGATAGTTCGTTATTTGTTCCAAACCAACCACCACTGTTATCAGAAGATTGACGACCTTTACCAATAAGAACCCAACCTCCACCAAGATTGGTCATATCGCACCAAAGAAGAACTGCTGCTCCACTATATCCTGCTGGCTTTATCCAATAATTACCACTTGTTTTTATTTCAAGTTCATTACGCAAGTAAAGAGCGCTTGGTGCAGCCAACGCTTCAGTGGAACCGTCAAGTGCAGGAGGAAGGTTATTCCCTATCTTAAAATTTCTATGTTTTTTTAACGACCAAATACCAGAAGCTCCTCTTGATGATGGAAATTGCGGCATTAGAAAGTGATACTCCCAGTAGCATTGAATACATAAATTCTATATCCATTTAACAGGTTTATTGTTGGAGAGCCAGTAGTTGTAGCAGCCGTAAAAGAGTCTGAGTAGCGAACTACAACAATTCCTGAACCACCTCCGCCAGATGCTTGGCTATGACCAGTTCCTCCACCACCGCCTCCAGTGTTTGCGGCACCAGCACCACCTGGTCCTTCACCTACGGTGCTTCCTGCTGAACCATTGCTAGATCCGCCTGTGCCACCAGCTCCAGCACCAGTTGCGCCATGACCTCCACCGCCTCCTCCACCACCTCTTCCTCCGTCAGAACCTGGACTGTAGTAGCCACCGCCTCCACCTCCGCCTGCGTAAACCAGTGTTGCTCCTGTTATAGATGAAGCCCTCCCATCTCCGCCTTTTGTTGTTAAAGCGCCATCTCCGTTCCCTCCTGGACCACCTGCTCCGCCTCCACCATGCCCAGATGTTGGAGTACCAGTTCTTCCACCAAAAGTTGATGAACCGCCAGCGTTTCCATAACCACCAGACGCTGAGGTTGGCTGTAATCCTCCACCACCAGCAGGGCGGGTTGATGTATTTGACACTCCACCGCATCCACCTCCGCTACCACCAGCAGTTCCAGGGTTATCTGCGTATCTTCCGCCAGGACCACCGCCCAGAGCAACGATATTTATACTTCCGCCAACAATGCTTGAGTTTGCTCCAGCAGCATCTCCAGCACCACCATTACCGACTGTTATTGTGTAAGTAACTCCAGCAGCAACAGACACTGTTCCTTCAACAAATCCACCACCGCCTCCACCGCCACCGACATAATTACCACCACCGCCTCCACCGCCTACTACTAAATACTCAACAGCATTTGGTTTTTGAGATACCCAATTAAAACCAGATACAGCATCTCGTACTTCATTTAAACTCCATAAACCAGATGCACCGATGCTTTGCCCAGGAAACTGCGGCATTAACTAATCTCCTCATAACTACACACGGCTTCAAGGTCAGAGTTAGCAGAAGCAGTAAGACGAAGCGTGTCACCTTCCTCCAAATAAATAGATTTGCTAATGACATCTAGCGTTGCATCTGCTGGTACCGAAACTGTTTTAGCAATATGATACGCAGTAGAAGATCTGAATATATCCACATTCACATCAGCAGCAGCAGCTCCGTCAATATTGGAGACATAAAGAGCATTAACTTTAAATACTTTTCCGCTTGAACCAGAATTCGTAACAATTGCTGTTGCTGTAGTGGTTACAGCAAGAACCGCTGTCTTGCCTGTAATCGTTGTTACATTGACTATATTTGGCGCTGCCATATCTTATCCTCCGAATACTATTGCCATTGCTATGGCTTTTCCTGTTGATGCTTTTGTGTTTAACTGTGTTTGAATATCAGATGTAACACCATCTAAATATCCAATCTCTGTTGATGTAACATTAGCAATTGATGTTGTTGCTGGGAGAACAATTGTCCCCGTAAATGTAGCATTTGCAAGAGGGGCTTTTAGATCAAGCGCTGTTTGTGTAGCGTTTGAGATTGGTTTTCCAAGGTCTGTTGTGTTATCAACACTTCCAAGACCAACCATTGATTTTGTAATACCCGAAACAGTTCCTGTGAAGGTAGGATCCGCAAGCGGTGCTTTAAGAGCGATTGATGTTGTCAATGTTGATGACAGAGATTCGTTATTTGCAAGCGATGTTGCAATCTCACCAAGAGTGTCTAGTGTTGCTGGTGCTGAATTTATCAAATCCCCAATAACGGTTTTTACATAAGCAGTCGTTGCGATTTGTGTATTATTTACTGTGTTAGCGGCAGTTGGGGCTGTTGGTACTCCAGTAAATGCTGGGGATGCAATGTTAGCTTTTAAAGTGACTGTATTTGAAAGAGTGCTGACATTGGCAGACAGAGTTGTAACAGTATTTGAAAGAGTACTTGCATTACCTGAAATATCTGTTACAGTGTTTGACAATGTACTTAGATTTGCAACTGTTGCATAAACTGTTGGTGTTACCCATTCTAAGCCAGTCGTAGTAGACGAATTTGCAGTCAATACCTTTCCATTAGTTCCAACGGGAAGACGCACAGATGCTGAAGCATCTCTTGCTAAAATATCGCCCTTTGTTGTTAAGGTTGTTGTACCACCTTCTGGACCTGTAGAGCCAGTAGCACCTTGAGAGCCATCAGCGCCAGATGTTTCAACCCAATAACTATCGTAATAAATAAATGTTTTACCAGTATCAGATTCATACCACAAGTTTCCAGCAGATGGTGATGCAGGCGGTGTTTCAGATACTGTTATTCCAGAACCGCTAGAAGTGGAAAATTGTACAATTACATTGCTTGAATTTTTATAATAAATTTTTCCATCAGCATAGTTAATAGCAAGCTCCCCCACCTCAAGTGAAGTAGGGGCGCTATTCGCTGTTCCTGAATTTTTTAACTTAATTACATTAGCCATTCAAGCCTCTTAATTAGAAAGTACCACCATCAATTGTAGCAGTGTTCGCAGCAAGTGCTGTGAGCTGAGCGCTGTAGGCTTGAACATTTGAACCGATTGCAAGACCTAATGCAGTTCTTGCATCAGAAGCATTTGCAGAGCCAGTACCGCCATAAGCAATTGCTACAGCAGTTCCTTGCCATACACCTGTACCAATTGTACCTACAGATGTAAGACTTGAGGTAACGACACTTGAAGCCAAAGTTGTATTTGAAAGTACAGCCGAGCCCCCAATGTAGAATGACTTACCAGAAACAATATTGAAGTGCTCAGAGGATGTCCAAGCGTCAGTAGCATCAACCCAGTTCAATGTCTTATCTGTTGCACCTTTGATTGTAAATCCAGCACCATCAGCTGTCGTGTCCGTTGGTGATTCAACATTTGCAAGAACAATGTTCTTATCCTCAACAACGAGTGTTGCTGTGTTAAGAGTTGTTGTATTACCATTAACAATCAAATCCCCAGAAACTGTGAGGTTATTACTGATCGTAACATTAGCTGGAAGGCTAAGTGTTACTGCACCAACACCAGAGTTTGATACTGCAATTTCATTTGCAGTTCCTGTCAAACCCGTTACAAGGTTTGTTGCTCTATCACTAACTTGTGAAGCAGTGATTGAAATAGTTGTGTTTGCAGCAGCAGTTAAACGACCTTGTGCATCAACAGTGAATGTTGCAACAGATCCAGCCGCACCGTAGTTAGCTGCCGTAACTGCTGTGTTATCAAGATTAAGTGTAATCGTATCAACAGATGCTGCTGACGATGTTAAACCAGTTCCACCAGCAATTGTAAGAGTGTCAGTTCCGCTAGAGATAGTGACTGTGCCGCTATCGCCAGCCGCTGTAAACGAAGTTGCGACATTGGCAACTGCACTATCAACATAAAGCTTAGTAGCTGCGTGACCGTTTGCAGTTGGAGTTGCGACAATCGTTGTGCCATTAAATGTCTTGTTGCCAGTAATTGTTTGATCAGTTGTTAAAGCAAGAAAAGCACCAAGACCGCCAATTACTTCAACAGTGGTTGCAGATCCACCTGCGCCACCAGTTCCCTTACCGTAGTAAAGAATATTATCTACTTCGTTAAATGCTAATTCTGCATTCTCCAAACTTGTAGGTGCGCCAGCACTGCCAGTCGCCCTTCTTTTAATTCTCAGCGTATTCGCCATTAGTAATTTCCTCCATCCATTAATAGATTTGCTGCACTATGAACATGATCTGCCCTAGCCGCTAAATTGCTTACTCCAACACTTGCAGTTCTAGCGACATCGGCTGGATCTGATGTAGCAAAGGAAAGTGATGCTAAATTTATAGTTCCAGGGGATTGAGTTAGTACTGTTGTATCATTCGTTTGTACGGTTACTGCTGTAATCTCAGAAGCAACCGTGATATTTGAGACATCTGTAGATACAGATAGGGATGTTATGTCACCGCTAGTTACCTGAACGGTTGTGATGTCCCCAGCCATTACCTACTTACCTCACCAGTTACTGTTACTGTTCCAGTAATCAGTGTGGTGATAATGGTGCCATTAGTTTCTTGAAAATCATAAACATATGTCCCTGCAGCAATATTTGCTGTAGCCGCAGCAGACAAAGACATAACAACAATGCCATTAGCACCGTTTGTGATTTCAGATGTAAATGTCGCTGCAGCCGTGTCAGAGTTTCTTTTCTTTCTAATCTGACCAGAGTAAGTTCTAGATGTAATAGTTACATTAGCATTAGCACTATTTCTAATGCGTAGCTCATGAGCATAAGTATCGCCTTGATAAATAGTAATATTTCTAGTTGCAGCCATAATATCTCCTATAAGATATTATCAAAGATTGGTTATGCCAGCAACGCAGCCCAAGTGTTTTGATCAACATCACCTGTAACTGAAAGACCTTTTGATTTTTGAAATTGCTTTACAAGCTCTTGTGTTTTAGGTCCAAAATCACCATCTGGCTTACAAGCAAAACCATGTTTTACAAGAAGAGTTTGCGCTTCTTTTACAGCAGAGCCTTTATTATCTTTTATAATGTTTGGCTTAGATGCAGCAGCTATTTTGTTTGGAGCAGGGATTGCTGCTTTTGCTTCAGCAGCAGCTTTTTGCTCTGCTACTGAACCAAAGGGACTGCCTGGCTTTGGATTACGAGCAACATAATCTTTTACTGCTTGAGGTACTGCGTCACCACAAACATAACGGATATGCCAAGGCTCTGAAGGAACTACTTCCCAACTCCACCCAAACTTTTCAACATTAGCAATCAACCAATTAATTCTTTTCTTATCACTTGCATTGGCAATATCAACTGCCAAGCCGAGGTTGTGCTGTGACTTACCAGGTGTGGCAAGCATCGCCATACCTTTCTTCAAGTACCAAGTCTTACCTTCAAAAGTTTTTGTTGATCCAGTTCCTGTATTCTCAAGAGTGTAGCGAGTAAGAAATCCTGCCTTTTGGCTCTCATAACTGCGATATAGATCGCCGCTGCTCGTGGGCTTAAGCTCAACACCATCAGCCTTTGCAGCCTCAACCATTGCTAACCATGCATCAGCCGCAAGGTAAAACAACTTTCCACCGCCTGGAATATCCCTGAGCAAACTTGCATGTAATTTACCTGGTTCAACACCTTTAAGCGCAACAGGCATCTTTACTTCAACGATATAATCCCATTCTGTTCTCTTAGCCATTACTTAATCTCCTCTTTTCTCTTTTCAGTTTTTGAAAAGACACGATCAATTTCGTCTAGACTAAGTTTACCATCATCCAGGAATGCTCTTGACAATCCTTCAATAACGGTTGCTACTCCTGCGATGCCCGCCATGAAAATCGCTTTCCATAGCGGGACACCAGCAATCGTGCCAGCACCGACAACACCCAAGCCAGAAGCAGCAAATGTTGCAATAATTCTAAGGAGGATGTTTTGTATCTGTGCCATTTTAAATTAACCTTACTTCTTTCTTCCGAAAGCCGAATCGTTTGGATTCAACCAACGCATAATTACTGGTGCAATAGCAGCGACACCTGCTGTAGCAATTGCTTTCGGGTCATGATTGCCTGTCATATAGACAGCCAAAGCAGCTCCAAAAAACGATCTCGCCCATGACGAGAGCATTTTCTTATTTGATTCATTCAACAAAGTAGACAAAAGACCACCTCCTTACCCCAACGGGTCAATACCTATTATATCTCAGAGTTATTTATTCGTCATTCTTTAGAATTTCATGTACATAATGCACAAGAATAGCTGTTAATGTTGCAATTCCAGCAATTTTCTGTGTTACACCAGAAAGTGTAATATAAACTACAAGGCTTCCTGCGAGGGTAAATGCCAATCCAGCAGTAATATCCCACACCTTTTTGCTAAAACCAAACAAATTAAACTTTTTCATTTCTTTACCCTCCCTTATATAATACTTGTATATACTATTTTTTGTAAAATCTTCACCATCGTCTTCTCCTGGACCTGCAATTTCTCCAGAGAACCCGCCTTCAGATTCTTCTTCTTTTCTGGAACGACCTTCTGTGCTACCAGAACCGCCAGAGCCGCCAGAGCCTCCAGATCCACCAGTTGAACCACCAGTAGATCCACCAGATGTTGCTGCACCAACTGCAGTTATCGCTGTCATGGCTGCAGCTGCAGCGAGAACTGTCTTACGAGTTCCAACATCAATAGATGAACCTGTTGGGATGTAGTCATCAAACCCATCTCCATAGATGTCAACTTCTTCCTCAAACGATTCCTTAATCTCAACAGGAGCGTCAGTAAGTGCTGCTGCTAATTCCGTTTTCTGTTCTTCGGTAAACTGATCTGGTTCAATTGCAGCGAATACTTCCGCAATTTGCTCAATTGGTAGCTCTTCAAAGTTTCCATTTTCAATAACCGCAATTGCAGTATCTGGATCAATTGTTTCTTCGCTGATTGCGTCAACAATATTTTCAAGCGCTTCTGCAGAGTCAATTGACTCAATCAGATTTATAACCTCTTCCACAGGTAGATCATTAAGAACCTCAGTAAGTTGCTCAACTGAGATATTTTCAATTACCGCTGTCACTTCCTCAATGCTTAATGTAGACAGCACATCAATAACTTCTTCAGCAGAGGCGTTCGCAATTTCTTCTAGAATTACCGCTACCTCTTCTGCGGTCACTTCTTCAGGCGCAGTATCAACTGGTTCTGTAGTTGTGGTCTCCTCTTCTGGAATTGTAGTCACAACTTCTGGATCGGTGGTCACTGTTTCTTCTGGCACACTGGTGTCTACAGGAACTTCTTCAGAAATTGAGTCTGTGGTTTCATCTGGGTTTTCTTCTACGGCAGGTTCTGGATCTGGAGTTACATCTGGGCTAGGCTGTGGAAACACCTCCTCAGGAGCCTCTGGGAGCGTTTCTGGTGGATTTGTAACCTCAGGTTGAACAGTTAGGGGCACTGTTGTATTTATAAGAACTGTGGTGGTTGTAGTTGTCACTTCCACCTCGGTTGTAGAAGTTGACTCTGGAACTGTGCTGGTAGTGCTAGTTGTTGAAGTTGTCGTAGTTGTGGTAGTTGAAGTTGTCGTAGTTGTGGTAGTTGAAGTTGTCGTAGTTTGTGGAACTGTCGTAGTAGTCGTAGAGGTTGTAGTAGTAGTTGCTTCCGTAGTAGTGGTTGGGGGAAGTGTCGGGGCTGTTTCATTATTTGGTTCAACCCCACCAAAAACAGCACATCCACTTCCTTGAGTGCATTTTTGCGTTGCGCCTACTTCATCATCAATCATCAACACTGGTGACAAACCTTGGTCATCTAGGTTAAATGATGTAAAGCCAAGTTTGTATGTTCCTGACACAGAAACTTCATAAGTTGACACTTGCCAGCCAGTAGCACCGTAGGAGTTTGTTGAATAGTCTCCTGTGCCTGGATTTGTAAAACCAAGAAGTGCATATGATTGTTCAAAATTATTTACAGTTATAACTGGAGTTGATGCAACGGTGACAGGGACAAGTGAGGTAATTGAGCCATCATTAAATGGAACATAATCAGTTGCCATGTAGTTCCAAGACATTGTGTAAACTATTCCTGCGGTTAATTGAACTTCACGAGTAATCCATGCAGCATCGGTTGGATTGCCAGCACCAAAACCAGCAGCAGAAGCCTGACTTGCGAGCATAGATCTGATGCCAGATGTTTCAGAATTAGAAAGACCGAGGGCAGCGGCTGCTTGATTAAATGTCTGTTCACCCTTTGGTTGCAGAGCAACAGCGTATGTTCCACCTTTTGGAGAAAAAGTCCAGCTACCCGCAGCGACTGCAGGGGCATAATATGGGTTTGGCGCACCATTAACTGTTGGGCTTCCCATTGCGCCATTTGGACCATGAGTAAATGTTCTTGAGCCATTAAATATGGTTACTCCAGTGCCGCCTCCGTTAATTGATGCCCCAAGATTTCCTGTCTGCGACCCTCTTGACCAGCCAGTAAAAGTGTTATCTTCAAACCCTGCATTTGGAATAGAAACAGAATTTGCGTTTGCATATGGAGAAGATATAAATATAGATACAAGAGATACAATTAGTGCAGGCAATATCGCCCAAGAGCCTTTACGAAAGTTAATGTTCACATAAAGATTATAACTTAGAAAAAGTTAATTTGACAAAAGCTTTAAACCTATTAAATAGAATAACGATAAATATAATACTGAACGGGCAAATTAAGACCACCACCAATATTTAATTATTGATGCAGAAGCAAGAAGTACCCATGCGATATTAAACCAAATAATGGTTGGCATAGTCTTAATTGTTGATGTCAGAATCAAAGCCAAACTTGACACAAGAGCAAATATATATAACCACCAAAACTGCACCCCAAACAACAGACCTGGAAATATGATGGCGATCTTAGTCATAAAAGCCCAAGCTTCAACTATATTTGTCTTAGTCCAGTATTCACGACTGCCCCATTTTTTTGAAACTTCTATAATATCAATCGGTTTAAGCACCTTTAAACTCCGAGCTTAGATATTGAACATTGAGGGTTATTCTATTATTTGTCATTGATGGATGAGATGCTGAGTGATAAGTATCAGAATCAAAAAATACAGCACGACCCTGCTTGGGTGATATTGAGTGCAGAGGTGTTAGTTCAATTTCATCTTGTGAAGGATCGCCTTTTTCAAATTTTCTATCAAAGAAAATTGTTTTACCATCAGTATCAAAAAGATAATAAACTACAGTGCAAATCCCCTTATCGCTGTAATCAACATGCGGTTCATCAACAACTGGTTTATCTGTAATTTTAGTTGTTAATCTTAAATTCATTCTAATCACTCTAACAATATCAACTTGATCCATCCATGAATACACAACTGGGTAGAAGCGGTCAAACAGGGGGCTTTTTTGTATTTCCATATTATTTTGATAAAAGTAAATATTATGATTAAAACCATAACTTCTTTCAAAATCCATACCTTTTGAAATAAACTTTGTCCTCTTAGGATTGTTTCTTAAACCATCTGATGAAAAATGTTCAGCATATGACCAAGGCAAGTCTGGATCAAGAACCATCTGTTTTAGAGATTCTTGAAAATGAAATGGAATTGAATTATCTACAACTTTAAACATCTGTACCTCACAAATAATTTATATTAATAACAACTCTTCTGTCGTTAAGAACTGGTGGTGAAGAGCTATGATACTGCAGCCCATCAAAAAGAACAGCTTTACCCATTACTGGGGACACTTTTTGCTTTACACTAAATCCACTTCCATCTTTTATGTTTTTATAGTTTTCATTATAAAAAACAGTATCTCCGTCACTATTGTTTACATAGTATAGAAAAGATTTATGCTCGTCAGAAAAGTCTACATGCGGTGAATTTGTTCCAGATTCTGATGATTTGGTAAACATGCCTACCCTAACCCTAATTAGACTTTCAATTGGCTTATTGCAGTAGTGCTCTATCGCATCAAGAATTGGTCTTATAGTGTAAAAAAGATTTGAGTAAACCTGATCGTCACCGAAGCACATATGATAAAAACCAGTTTGTTTTTTTAATACTTTTATGCCATCAATATCTACATCGGAGCTTGCACCACTAATTTCATCAATAATAGTCCACGGTGTTTGCTCAAGCAATATACTTTTATATATTGTTTCCTGATAAAATCTTGGTAAAAAATTGTCTACAACTTCCATCAGTCATCCCTGTAATTTATATTGATCACCATTCTCTTGAGCGTTTTTTGTGGAACTCCAGAGCTGTGATAATGAAAGCCATCAAAAAATACTGCTTTACCCTTTTTAGGAGTAACTTTTTTTTGAACAGTAAAATCCTTTACACTGGTATCACCATTGTAATGCTCATTGTAAAAGACAGTATCTCCGTCACTATCGTTTACATAGTATAGCAGAGATTTATGCCTTGCATAAAAATCAACATGTGGAGCATGATGTCCAGGATGGAATGATGATGTAGTAAGACCTATTCTTATTCTAGACAGATCAGATATTGGTTTTTTAATTTGATATTGAATTGCGTCTATCATCGGTCTAAGTGTATAAAACAAATGAGATTCTGGCTTGCCATCTCTGAAAGCGACATGGTAGAATGCAGTTTGGTCCTGTGACATCTGAACTCCAGGAGTGTTGACATCAGTCGTTGTTCCAGCAACCCCATCAACATATAACCATTGAATATTTGACTCAGACAGTGTTTTTAAAATTGAGTCTTGATAAAATTCTGGAATAAAGTTATCTATTTCCAACATACAGACCCTTCAAAGCTTTTCCGTGATCTATCAGTTTTTTAGCAGATCTTTGCTTGCTGTATTGAGCATACCAATCTTTTATAACAGCATTGGCATCGTATGCATCCAATTGAGCTTTTGCATTTTTTGTATTGATCAACCCCTGACCTTGAGCAATGTGATAGAAGTGATAGGTGTGAAATAATTCAAATCCAGTCCTTGGGATGTCTTGAGCTTCTGGAAGTCTTTCTTGCCAGAGACCTAGTAACCTATTAACCAGATCTGGTCTCTTGGTGTATTTCTGGTCTTTCCACATGTCTGTATCGTCTCTGTCAGAAATGTAGTGCATTGAAATCATTGCCAAAATATTTTCCATCACAGAATCCATATGTTTATGATATTCATCAATACCAAATTTTGTTTTATTATTAAATGTAGATAGATGAGATGAGATAATCATAATTTGCTGAATAGTTGTGCTAATTGAAGTTGCCTCTAATGGCTCAACAAAAGACGCAGCAAGACCGACTGCAACGCAATTAAACTGCCAAGTTTTTTTATAATATCCAGGTTTAAACCTAAATGATCTGGCTGGAATAATCTCACGAGAAAAAATTTTAGACAACTCATCAACAGCATCTATTTCAGTTGCATACCTGGAGGAAAACACATATCCATTTCCTCTTCTTTTTTGAGTAGGAATTTCCCAAACCCATCCAGAATTCATTGCGATGGCTCTAGTGTAAGGTCTAATCTGACCAGAAGGATCACTTTCTGTTGGAAAAGCAATTGCTGAATCGCATGGGAGATATTCTTCGTATGAAACAAAATTTTGATCGTCAAATTCACTTGCTAAGATCCTTTTAAATCCACTTGCGTCAATAAAAAAATCACCTTTAATATCTCTATTTTTTTTCAAAGAAACCTTAGTAATAAAGCCAGATTCAGAATCTCTTTTTATAGAAGTTACTTCATCATCAACAAAAACAATACCTCTTGATTTTGCAACTTTAGTAAGATATTCATTAACTTTGAATGTATCAAAATGAAATTGATTTGCATAGTGAGGATGGTTTTGAACATCATCAATTTCATTTTTATTAATACCGAGAGATGAAAATCTATTTGTTAATAACTCATTTTTCAAAACAGCATCTGCGTAACTTGGTATAAAGCCTCCTTTATGCAGAGCTCCAGATGAATTAACGCTATGAAAATACTCACGAGTATGCTTGGTCCAATTTTCAAACTTGATACCTAGTTTATAAGTAGCATCAGTATTGATAACCATGTCGTGAGGGTCAATGCCGCAATAATCCTGAAACTGCTTCCAGTGCTCAGTTGAGCCTTCACCAACACCAATAATACCGATTGAAGATGATGATATAACTTTTATATTATATTTTGGGAAAGCCTGTTTTAAATATATACAAGATATTAAACCAGCTGTACCAGAACCAACAATGACAATATTCATTTATCACTCCACCAAATTAGCTTTAATTTCTTTAAGAATTATAGCTCTTAAAGATGATTCATCAAATTTTTTATATCTTGAAAGAAGGTTGGAACCCCTCTTTACCAATTTAAAATTTATTACAGAACTAGTAATGTCATAAAGCTTTTGAGTTCTTTCATATCGCTTTAAGATAATTTTTTTGTTTGTAAAAAATTCCCAATACATTAATGGCTCGTCTGGCTGAATATGGAAGTAATCATTGTCTGTCCATAAATTAAATTCTGCAATAATCGGTCTATACCAACGACCAATATCAAAAGACCCAGGAACTAGCGCACCATACTGTAAATGAGGCGTTTTATGGAAATATGGAGAGCTAGTTGCCAATGTTAGGCTTTCTTCTGAAAATAGCGCATATGCCATGTGATATTCAAACAAAAGATTTTCTTTTAAGGTTGGTTGATGACGAATACCCGCAGCACTATTTGTTGTTCTAGAATTTAAATAACTAATTTTAATTTCTTTATTTTCATCAAGATCACAACGCAAAGCTGTTTCAGCAACATTTTTAACCATAAAAGTTCGTTTAAACTTTTCAGAAACAGCTGGGCAATTGATGAAGTTTGGGTACGGTCTATCAGGGTCGCCTCTTGAAATAAAATCTTTGTATATATTTACTGGATCATGATATACAATGTCTAGATTAATACCAGGTTCTGGAGTCCACCAGGGAGCCCAGTAAACAATTATTTCATTTGATTCTTTTGATTTCATCACTCATACCTCTTCTTGTGCCAAATATTTTTTACATAACCACCAGTAAAGTATTTTTTTAATCTGGGAAGATCTCTAAAGTATCTATACTCACTATACTCTTCAACATCAGACACCCAGGACTCTCTTTTAACAGGCAGCATTTGATAGATAGGTGTCCCCGCTGGAATAACCCCAGAGAACCCATCTTTGATATAAAAAGGGATTGAGCCATCAATATTAACCTTACCCCTGTCCGTATCAACCAGACCAGACAGTGTTATAAAAGGTAAATCATATCTATTCATAGGATGAGTATATAATGTTGACCACCCATCTGGGGTGTCAGTTACCCAGTTTTCAGACCAAGTGAATTCAATTGGATAGTAGCCTTCTGGAAATTTTTGAATTGAAGCATCTTTAGGATATGTTCGGTATTTTATGGGGGCAAGACCTGGAATTTGAAGGGAATGATTTATCTTAATAACAAAATTATTATCCGCATCTTTTTTTATGTCTACATAAATATCAGTTGATAGTTCTTGAATATAACCACCAGTGAGCGCATCAATATACGGCATACAATGCTTTACTGTAGTGTTGAGGCTTGAGTCAGATAGAAAATCTGCTTTTCCACCAATATATGAATCAATCTTTTTCCACCACTCAGGAATATAATTTTTTGCTGGTTTTGGACTTGGTGTTGTTGTAGCTGCTAGTTTCCCAATTGGAATAAATCTAATATCTAAACTCATTTAAATCTTGGACCCTCTATCCAAACAACAAGACTTTTTCTTAATCCATCAGATACTGGCGTGACTCTATGCATTGCATATGATGGGAAAAAAATAATTCCTCCCTTTTCCTGAGCAACTGTATGCTCCGCCGTTGTGTCTAGATTAATATACATTTCCAAATCACCACCTTCATATTCAGATGGGTCACTTAAAATAACACTTGCTGATAATTTTCTAGTGAGTGCAATATGACCACTCTGGACATCCCTAAGTGGATCAATATCCATATGCCAGTTATAGTGATCTAACTTGTCGCAATACTCTGTGTATTGCAAAAAAGAAAATCCGTACAAATCATATTGAAAATATCTTTCATTAACAAAAGTTGATGCTTCAATAATTCTATTAAAAATCCATTCTGTTTCTGAATTTGGCTCCATAAAAGAATTTGTTGACTGTCTGTGTTGGGTATGAGTTGGTTTTTCACCACCAACAACAGAGTCAACCATTGGCAAACGATTGCCAATTTCAGATATCAAATCACATTCATCGCTAGTAAAAACATTACTTAAAGCAATAAACGGATGAGTTACGCTATAATGGAAATTTGGATTAATTATCATTTAATTTTCCTTTTGTGTAAAATTTGTGAATCAAAGCATTGTTTTGGTTATTCATATCCCATGTGTTTTCTTCGCCTTTAGCCTTAAGCATTGCTTGACTATACTCTGGGTATTCGTTATGAACCAATCTCCAGTAATGGCTTATTGATCCAATTACAGCATAGGCTGGTCCAACATTAGCTGGATGGCGGTCTTCTAGTGCTGACAGTAAATATCCAACCTCTTCTTTGATGTTTGATATTAGAGCATCTGTTATATCAAACAAAAACTCTGCATTCTCATCAATGATATCAAAAAAATTCAAAGTTTGATCTAAAAAAAGAATTTCTCCTTCATAGATTACAGCTGGACCGTGTATTGTATGCTTGATTTCGTATTTTTTCACACAATAATACTACCACTTTCCTAATGGACATGTAGCATTTATAAGATGTGTTTTTATTTTCATAAAGCAATTGCACTCTTTGCATGTGACGGTTGGTTTGAACAGCCGAGGACATTCTCTGCAAATAGCCAAGCGCTCCGCAGCCTTGCTTAAACTTATATTTTCTTTATCCATAGATCAGTTTGGAGTGTATGTAAAGGTCTCAACAGTTGTTACACCGTTTAGCGTACTAGGTCCAACAAGCATACCATGCTTTTTAGATATTGCTGGTGTTCCAGCAGGTGCTGTATAAGATGCAACTGCTCCACCAGATGTCATTTGTGCAGTAACAACAGCGCTTGGTGCTGTTGTACTAGCCTGCACATAAGCAACATAATCACTATTATTAGTGGTGTTTGCTATTGCTGTTGAGTTAACTGTTGTGATAGTTCCAGCAGTATTCTTAACTGTCTCAAGGGTATGGTTGTAATATGTTGTCAAACTTGCAGCATATGTAACATAACATGTTGTACCGCTTAATGAACCACCGCTTGGGCATCCATAAGTGGTTGGGGCAGGGGAACTGCTTGGACCAATGCAACCAACCCATTCATGACCATTTAACAAACAACAAATACCATGATATGTGTAACCACCTGGGCAGAAGTAGTAGGCGTTTGCAAACCCAGTTGCTCCGTATGAGTAGTTGCAGTTAGACCCAGACACGGTTCCACCAGATGGACAAATATACGGAGTTCCCGTTGTGGATGTTTTTTTAGAGTGGGCTCCCCACCAGTTATTAGAATCAGTTACCCAAAATGAGACACCAACACCAGCACCAGTATTATCAGTTGTAGATCTAACAGTAGCATTTTCTGTTTTTGCATCAAATGCCGCAACAGCATAGCTTGAAGGGGCGTTTACTGCATAGGCTTTATTGCTTGTAATACCCCATGTTCCTCTTGTTGCTTCCCAAGGAGTCGCTACTGATGTAGGAAGCGCTGATGCGCTATTACTAGCTGTAAAAGAATCTGTAAAGCCAGCAAGTCTTGAAAGAAGTTGTCTTGGGCTTAGTGGTCCAAGAGATTTAGATGCTTTAAAAAGAAAACCCATTATATCCTCCGATTAGTAGTTCAAGCTTGAACTACCAAAGACTGTCCATGCACTTCCTGTTCTTAGCAACACGAAGCTAAAGATGTCAATTTTACTTGCTGTTCCAGACGGAGCAGAACCACCACCCCATTTAATTGTTTGTGCAGATCCAGCAATTTGCAATGCGCTTGGAATATATGGAGTTGCTCCTTGAGTAACAATTACGGTTACAGACAATGCTCTATCATTTGTAGTTGGAGCATTGGTAACATTGATTGTAAAGTTTGCTGATGGAGAACTTACATAACTGATATTTGTAGCTGTCCAATCAAGTGTCAAAACATTCGTACTGATTGTTCCAGATGTTGCAATTTCTGACATCTCCGCTGCTACGAGCGCTCCAGAAACTGTCAGACCACCAGTTAAGGTGGTATTACCAGTCACAGCAAGATCGGTTGAAAGAGTTGTGTTTCCAGTAACAGTTAGATTTGTTGTAACAGTTGCGTTTCCAGCAACTGAGATGTTACCTCCAACAAAAACATTATTAGAGATACCAGCACCACCAGTTATGATAAGTGATCCAGATGTTGTATTTGCTGAAGCGACATTGGATGTGATTACAACATTTCCGCTTGCCTCAACACCTGCCACGACTAGCGATGCACTTGCTGCTGCAGCAAAGTTTGCTGTTGATGAAGGGGCAGCTGTTAGGTTTGTAAACAGCTTGAACTTTCCGCTATCCGATGCATCTCGCAAAAGACCTGCGTACTTGACAGCTCCATCATTAAACTTACCAGCAAATCCTAGATCAAAAGTATCACCAGTGTTTGTATTACCCATGAATACAATTGGGTCTGATACAGTCAGGTTGTTTGACTGAAACGCACCACCACCAACAGTGATTGTACCAACGATATTAGTATTACCGTTAATGTAAACATTACCGCCAACACCAAGACCACCAGCAACAGTTAGCGCACCAGTTGTTGCGCTTGTAGAGTTGGTTGCGATATTGATTGCAACAGATGTGTTTGGAGTAATAACCATTTGAGTTTTGTCACTCAACAAACCACCAGCAGCAAAGATAATTTTATTCTGTGTTCCATTACCACCAGTTGCAAGAATCAAGTTTCCCTTTCCTGCAGTGTTTGCTGGAGCTTCTACGAAAACATATCCGTCATGAGCACCAGTAATGGTGAATGATGGATCGTTAAAGTTTGAGGATGTAATACCCATATCAATCCAACCAGTATCGTCATCACTAATATCAGCGTATGCAATAAAGTCTGTTGAGCTATTTGCGTTTGCACCTAAGTTTCTAAATGCAATCTGTGAGTAATTTAGCGTATTTGATTGTACAACAAGTGTCGGATTAGTTAGTGTATTTGCAAATGCTGCGGCGTTTGCGCCAATAAAGGTGTTTCCAGCAACAGCAATTGTATTTACGCTTGGAGTTGATGTCCAAGAAGCATTTGTTCCGTCTGTTGTTATTAATTTACCCGAATTACCGACCTGTGATGGAATAGGGTCAGCGCCATTGACAATCGTTTCCCATCTTCCACCTGTTTCGTTAGCAAAGCCAGGTGAGTTTGATGTAAAGTCTGATGTAGCAATTGCATAGTCAATACCGTTGTAAACAACATCATCTTTCAAATAAGCTGTGTTTGCAGCCCACGAACCACGATTTCTAATACCACGGGTGAATGACTCCCACTTATTTGCTGCGAGATCGGTAGAGAATGTTCCAGATGTGTTTGCGATCAAACAAATATAGGTTGAACCACCTCTAACAACAATATCATCTACTACATAAGCAGTTGCTGTTGCCCAGTTACCCTTGTAGTCTTGTCCTTCAGACATGACACTCCAGTATGTTGCATTAGTTGGGAGATTATTACTTGCATTGGTTGTATTGATGTATACATAGGATTTACCACCATATGCCACAACATCATTCATTTCATATGTAGTAGCACTACTATACACACCCTGGTGGTAGAACCTTAGTCTACCAAGATCTATTGCAGCCATTTATGCAACCTCCACTATTAAATTCTTTTCGTTACCAGTATACCAAGAAAATGTTAATTCAGCTTGACTGGTTAGCCAATTTTTATATATAGCATGATTTGAAGGATCAAAATACTCATTATCTGCAGTAAAAGTATCCCCTAATCTATGTTTTGGAATTGACACCACATTGGTTCCAGTGTCATATTCATTTGTAATCGTACCTGGTTCAAGGATTTCTTGAACTATCAGCTTTGCATTTGCTGGGTAGTACTGAAACCCATAAAACTTATCGCCAATCTTAAACTCTTCTTTTGTCGTGTCCCAGGTTATAATTGCAGAAGCACCAGAACCACCAGTTCCACCACTATTAATAAGATTAGGCATATTCTACTCCGCTAATATTAAAGGTTACAGAACTATTACTGGATGATACATAGACATTGCTATTTACTGGAACGACAATTGATGTGTTGTAGTACAAAACATCACTTTTAATAACATTAGCATTACTGATAATCTTGTTATTATTTGCTGGAGAAGCTCCTGCTGTTAGAATATGAATGCTAACTGTAGCATTTGCTGTATCGCTTGTGTTACAAACATTTATTGCTTTAATAATTGTGTAATTACCAGCAGTATTTGCAACAGTATAAACATTAGAACCCGTTGAATTGCCTAGATATAAAGACTTCGGAACTAGATTTGCCATTTATGCCCCCATCCACATTAAAACTTCATTATCATAAGTTGTTGTATTCATGTCTTGAATAGTTGCTGCGTCAAGAACATGGTCTATAAACGCACCAGATGTGTGTGATCTTGCGGTTGTTCCATCATAACCACGAATCTGGATTGTAAAAGTATTTGTACTTCTTGAAGAGATAAGCATCTTCTCTTCATCAGATGTTCCTCTGTCAACAACTACTGCAAAAGGGTTTGATCCAGATGGAAAACCAATAGCATCGGTTACAGTAAAAGAAGAGTCACCACTTGAAATATTTGCACTTAAGTTTGTTCTTAGCGCAGCTCCTGTAAATTCTCTTCTCAGCATCAAAACCCCTTAGTCAATGCTGATATCAAGATCGCCAGTTGCGATTCTTAAAGTATCCCCAGCATCTGTTGTTTTATTTGTTGTAAGTGTTCCATACAACAACATGTTTCCAGTTGTAATTGCATCAAAAATACCAATTGCTACAGTTGTTACTGCTGGCATTCCTGTAAAGTCAATATTGCCATCATTTGATGTTGCACCGCTTGAAGCAGCGGTGAATGTTGCAATTTTGCGAGCATATGAACCACCAGTAACTTCTGTTCCACCAGCTGCATCAGATGGTGCGACTGTAAATAGCGCTACATAAACATTCGTAGGTTTGGTATATGTTGTCGTTCCAAGAAAATGATCAATCAGTTTATTCTCAAGATAGTTTGTAAGATTGCCTGCCATTATTAATCCTCCTGATTAGTATAATACATTTCTTTTTCTTCATCACTAGGTAATCTAAAATTATCCAATGCAAGAAGCAAGTTGGCTTCTTCTGCTGGAAGCAAGCCCATTTTATTTCTTTGTGAAAAACGGAATCCAGATGCAGTTGAATACCCAGCTCCACTTTCAAACACAATCAAAACCCTTCCTTCTTCAGAAATGTTTTCTTGAGTAATTTCTTTTTTCACTGCAACTTTTTTTGCTACAGCCTTCTTTGGTTTATTAATTTCTTTAGATGTTACACTTGTTTCTTTATTAGTCATATGATCAATCTTACCACTTATGTTAATTTAAATCAATTTAAATATGATAAAAGGCGGGGTTCTTGTGAACCCCGCCCAATATCTACTTTAATTGTTTAAATTAGAGTGAACGCAACTTAACATTCTTACCGATTACATATGAATCAGCATTTTCAATGTTGGCTGCAACTCTCATGTACTGTGTGTACTCAATTGTGTCAGTCTTTGGCTTGAACTGGCGGTACACTGTGATGTCACGGTGGATACCAATTACACGGTTGTTAGGGAATGTAAGTTCCACAAAACCATGACTGCCTGCAGCTGCTGAGTAGTCACCAGTAGCGGTTTCTGGCATCAAAGGTACTTCAATCAAAGGAATACCAAATGGTGATAGACCAGTTGCACCTGGACCACCATTTGCTCTCATTGAACCTTGCAAGAACGCCATTTCACCAGCTGTTGACATTGGAGCAGGTGCGCCTGCTGTTGCCTCAGTTGCCGAGTTTGGATTGCCCAAGCTGTAAATTGAATCCTGAACAAGTCCTGGACCTGTGAAGAATCGCAATTCATTGCGGCGCTGCAAGTACTTGCTTGGCAAGTTACGAAGAACTTTGTCAAAGACCGAGCGGGAAATGTTATTTCCTGCGAAGTCTACAACATCTCCGCTTGTTCTTGCAAGCTTGTTGAAACCATCAAGAGCCTTAATAAGACCATTGTTTGACGATGTGTTACCGTTGATAAACAAGTCATCAAGGTCGTTTGCTGTCTGGCGAGCCATGATCTGTGCGATATGGTCTTCCAGTGAAGCGCCCTCAATGTTGTCTTCCAACGATTCCGTTGAAATATTCCAGTCAAGACGAAGCTTTACAGTTGAAAGCGATACCTTGCTGAATGTAACGGCTGCGTTTGCACCGTCATCTGTTGCTTCGGTTGCCTTTGCAAGCAAACGAGTGCCGACAGACACCTTGTCAATGTCCATCTGTGGAGTACGCATACGAATTACTCGTGCGTTCTTCATCAATACTGACTGATCAACAACGAAGTCAAGGAAGCGATTAGCTTGCTCTGGGTAGAGAAGTCCACCACCACCACTGACTGGGCTGCTGTTTGAAACCACCGTTGTAGTGACTTCGTTGGCTTTTGCCAAAATTTCTTCTTGTGATGCCATATGTTAATCCTCCCTTATGACCTATAACCTAGGGAGTTAATTAACTCCTGTGGCAAATATGTATTTCTCCAGAATGAAGTAGGTGCAGACTTGGCAAGTGCCTCTTCTGCTACTTCCTCTTCATCTTCTGGATCTACGCTCTTTTTAACAGCTCCAGCTGCGGCAAATGCCTCAACCTTTTCTGTTTGCTCAGCGAGAGCCAACTCTGCTGTTTCCAGCTTCTGATGAAGTTCAGTACTCTGAACTTCAAAACCCTTAGCAACTGCTTCAATTTTTTCCTGAACAGAGGCTTCAACTTCTTCCTTGATTGAAGTAGCAAAACTAGCCAGTTTTTCATCAACAACAGCACTCAGAGCATCTTTAAGAACATTAATGTCCATTTCTTCCTCCTGTGTGTCTCCACTTACTTCAACGGAAGTTGAAGTTGTTTCTTCTGCGACATCTGGAACAAGCCATCCAATAAACTTTTTCAATAGACTAAGCTTACTAATTTCTTGTTCATTCATGTCAGAGATCTTATCATAAGTATCATTTAATTGCAATTCAGAGTCTTGCTGAATAATAGATTCCATTTTCTCAATCATCTCCTTAATTGTATCAAAAAATTCACTGTCTTGTAAGGACATTTCACTTTTTGTTGTATTTTGAGCAGGGTTGTTTGGAACACAATTTGGAACCATGTTTCCATTTGCACCCTTCTTTTCACCTTCTTGGTGATAACCCTCCCCACAGGAAAGGTCTTCTTTCTTAACTTTCTTTTTTGGCTTAAACTTCGGAGAGCCAGATGGAAATGGTGGAACGGTTGGTGATGTAATACCATTTCTTGCTGGATATTTAGACTCTGCGTTCTCTGTTGTTACAGACGCATCCTTCTCAACATCTTCACAAGAATCGCAACCACAGTCACAACCCTGATCCTTCATTAATTCCAGAACAACATCCAACAAATCCTCGTCAAAATCGTTTTCTAAGAAACCTTTTTTCTTTGAGTTCGCATAGCGTTCAAGCATTCTGCGACCTTTTGCAGCAAGCCTTGCTGCATCAGCTCTGTCTTGAGGGACAGGCTCACCCCACGCTGCTGCGGAGAGCGCAAGTCGTGTTGGTTCACCATTTGGCTTCTTCATCGGTCCAGATGGGTTAGTAAAAAATCTTGTAAGGAATGATCCCTTGCGGCGCAATTTCTCTGGTGTATCAGCAGCACCACGAACACCTGGTTTTAGATTTGCACCTTCTGTTTGCTTAAAGTGTCTTCTACCAGCTGCGGTAAGACCACCTTTTGGATCCTTAAGAGGTTGCTTTGCTTTTGCCAATTGGCAATCAAGGTCACAATCAAGAGCATACTTGAAAAGACCGTCATCATTCATTTTGATAATATCAATAATAGCCAAGGCGTTTGCAGGATTATCTACAAGACTAAGCTCGCCAAGAACATACTTCTTAATAATATTTACTGGCTTACCACGAAAAAATTTATCTGCTGATGCGGATTTCTCAATCACCTTGCCGCCAATTGAAAAAGAACGAAGTGTTCCATCAAGAACTTTTTGCCAAGTATCCTCAGCACCTTTTGAGATGTAAGCTTCTACTTTAACAGCATTGTATGATGTTCCGTCAGCGCCAGTGATAACTACTGGTTCATAACTGACAGCTTTGCCTACAGCAATAGGAGAATGCATCTCTCTAATGTTTCCACCCCAGTTTGCAAAAGCTTCCTTGGATGCCTCAAAGTCAACAATATCACCAGCTTTATCAATATTGTCTGCAGTAGCAATACCTACCACAATTCTTTGTTCCCGCTTAACCATATCAATTGGGAATGAAATATTAAAATCCGACATTTAGCCCTCGTAGCCTACCAGCATATATTGTTTTTAACAATATTGCAAATCAGCCTACTGCAAAAACTGCTACAGCAGAAGAGGCGGTGACTACCTGAATGGTTGTATAATCGCCATCAATTTCTATGTAATCCGTAGACTCTGCTGGAAGAAGGATTGTGTATTGATTATTAAGCTTAATGTCAACATCAGTTGCCCCTTTATTATAAACATACAACTCACTTGTGTGTTGTCCAATATTTACAACACCATCAGCTGTCACTAAATTCTTATTTGAATATACCAAACTACTTTCACTCATTTTATTCTCCTTGATTAAACTTACTGGTTGAATCGTTGTTCATTCCAGAATCTTGATTTTGACCACGCTCGGCTTGGGCTCCGTCTGCTACTGGATCACTTGTTACTCCATCACCAGTTGGTGACTTAGGTGGATCAGAAGCAGAATTGTTATCGTTTCCTGGAGGAGCCCCTGGGCTGGAGTTGCCAGCCGCATTTTGCTCTTTTTTAACATTTGTTGGGAAAGGCAAAACGCTATCTCCATTGTATCGCTCTGGTAAACCGATTTGACCTCTAACCTCGTTAGGGGTGATTACCTCTGTGCGTAGATATCTGTCATTAATTCTTGACTGGATATCTTCATCAACAAGGTCAATCTTCTTCAACCGAATTGCCATCAGATCGGTAAACTCGGCAATAAGCCTGTTTAGTTTCTTTTCAATAATTGATTGATCTGGACCAATCACTTGCATCTTGAAACTCTTGTCGGCATCTCTTGACACAGCAAGGTTGGCATTATCATAAACACCAACTTTCGGTGCAGGAACTCTGTTTGCAACAAGAATTTCATCACGATTTGATTTACGATATTTATCAAAAGAAGAATCTTGAATACCAGCTTCAAGCTTTTCAAACTTAATATCTGTGTCTGTTCCAAGATTAGCAGGAATTGGAATAACCAATGTTCCGTGATTACGACCCTTAACTTCATTTCTAAAATAATTAATCAACTCTTGTTTTGACTTATTGCTTAGCTTTGCGCCTTTGATAAGAATTGCGTAGCGAGGAATTGCTTTATTTTCAAAATAATCAATGTTGTATTCTTTTGCAAACTTATCACCAACAATTGCAGCAGCAGCAGAAACTGCTGATGGAATTCCATAGTATGTATTGTTTGGTGAGTAGATTTTGAAATGAATCAGCTCATTCGGTTTTGGATCATTATTGATTGAATCAGGAGTTTCTTTATCCTGAAACTGTCTAAAGAATACTGCTTGAATCTTATTTGTTTTTGCAATCTGAACATAGCCATCACGCTTTCTGCGAACACGGACAAGCGTTGCTGGGACATGCCCAATGTACCCAATCTGACCAGCGTTGTTACGACCAATTTCAAGATAACCATTGCCAACAGTTAAGACATCTTGCCATACACGAACTAAGGTTTCAATCAAAGTCTCTTCAATATTTAAGTTCTCAAATGTTTCATCAAGATTCTCTTTGAGATCTTGATACTGCTGTCTAAGTCTTGTAATCTTTTCTTCACTGCCTTGAGCTTTTTCAATTTTTCTTTTAGCTTTAAGTGTTTCTACAAATTCATATCCGAGACCAACGGTGTTCATAACACGAGCATTAATTGCTGCATAGTGAATTGCACTTTGGTCATAGAGACCAGCGAGTGTGTCTAAATCGTATGGGGGATTTACAATGTCGTAAAGTGAATATCCACTTACAACTTCTGGGTCAACATATTTTGACTTAGTACCATCTTCTCCCTCATGTTTTTTTTGCAAGCGCATTGCTTTGCGCTTCATTTTTGGAGAAAGGGATGAAATCTTTACAAAAGAAAAAGGATCTGAATCTTCAGTCTTTGATGTAAAACCCATGTATGAAATATCATCTATTTCATTTTCGGCAAAATCATCTTGCGCAAGTTCCATTTTCTTATCCATTCTGTCTCCTATTGTCAAAGTGTTCATCAAACATATCTTCAAATGGGTCAGCTACAAACCCATTAGCCAACCTCTCTGTTTGATCATCTCTTTCTGCGGCAGAAATTTTCCTACCTCCAGCAATCCATCTAACATGTCCATCATCATCGCCAGACCAGTACTTACCAGCATCAAGAACTCTTTTCTCAATGCTTAAGTCATACATAACACCCTCTGCTGAAAGGACACCATCGCCATCCGACAACGCTTCACCTTCAGCAGTAAAGTATACGCACACTCCGTAAGAGCGCTCTGGAACCCAAATATTCTTATCTTTGATCATATCTGACGACATAGGTTTAATTATACACTAGTTTTAATCAAAAACAGTACAGCTGTGTTCAGATATCAGCGTATCGGACATGCACCCGTTGCACAATCATCCATATCAATCATTAGATCGCTAGAATTCTGTTGAAGCGGGATTGAAAAGTCTAGTTTTGCAACCGACTTGTTATACTCTTCCTCAGTAATCTCTTCATACGGAGGAAGCGGGAAGTTGTGATCAACATGCAAAAGGAATGAAACAGACTTAACACTCTTATCGTAGTTCTTAGACAACCATTCCTGAATTGCTGGCAGTTCTTCTTTACGATAATACACTGTTACGGAAACAGCATTGTCAGCCCACTCAGTCTGCATCTTCTTTACCCATTCAAGCTGATCTATTGCAGTCATGTTTGCGGCTAACACAGCACCTTCTGGTGATTTACATGGGAACTCAACGACATAGCGAGTATGATCTTCACGACCATCTAACCCAATGTCCCAAACAACTTTATAACCACGCTTACGACAAGCATCAACTAGTGGATCAACAGAACTAAAACGAACTCTTCTTGTATAGAAGTTAGCAAATGCTGGGTGAATACCTGGTGTCACACCTGGCAGAAGCGAAAGGGTTCCAGATGGCTGGACAGTGGTAAGTCTGACCGAAGGATTCCAGCCGTGATCTTCACTGTAAGCCTTATCAAAGCTCTTAAGATATACATAAGCCTCATCAAGCCATCCAACTTGCTTTTCTGTTGCCTGAAGAATACCAGTCACAGATTGACCGAGGCGACCATTCTTGTGAACAATAGTGTTTGTCTTCTCGTATGGATATGAAAGCCTTGTAATTTGTTTCTGAACCATATACAGGAGTCTTGAAATCTCAAGCATTTGAGCCAGCGACTCAATGTTTGGCAAAAAGATTGTAGATAGGTTACAAGATTCACCATCTGATAGCGCAATTTCTGCGCATGGGTTAAATCCTTCAACTGTTGGATCTGGTGACTTCTCACCCAATCTTCCATATGTTCTTGCCATCTTTCTGTTTAGCAAACCGTATGGTTCACCAGTCCCGTCATAACCCTTCCAGAATTCTGGAACAATTTCATCATAGGAGTCTGCGTAAATACTGTTATTGCTATTTGATCTCCAAGCTGGAACATTACCGCTCCCCCAGTTTTTTGCACGAAGGAATAGCATGTCATCAGGATCGCCAATAGCAATCTGTGCTGAACGGCGTGAAGAGCCAGAAATTACGATACGACCAATGATGTTGCAAATATCCAACACATCAATTGAACGAAGTTTCTTCCCAACACGATTATCAAGAACTTTGCCAATATCAACAAGACCCTCTACGAGAGCTCCTGGACCAGAGGCAATACCACCAAATGTCTTTAGTGGTGCTCCATACTCACGAATAAGAATTGTTGAGTATGTAAAGGATTTTCCAGTAACAAAATAAGATTCAAGAACCTTGTGGAGAAGTTCTCTCCAGCCCTGTCTTGAGTCTGGAACAATGAAGTCAGCATCTGCTGTTCTTTCTGCTGTAATGTAATTGACTTTTTTAATCTTTGGCAGATCATGAATCTTTGAACGCTCAACAGAAAAGCCAACACCACCACCAAGCATCAAGTAATCAAACAAAAGTTCAAAGTCTTCAATCTTTTCAATGTTTGTATAAAAACAATTATTAAGTGAAGTTCCAGAAAACTTACTTACAAGAGGTGTGCCGAGCTGCCAGAGGGCTCTGCCAGAGACTGAGCACCTAAGATTAAACATGTGATCAAATAACTTCTCTGCCTCTTCCTGAGAGAAAGGAACTCCGATTTCAATAGCGCCATCAATAATTCTTTTTATAGTTTGAACCCAAGACTCTGTTGAGTCAGTTCCTTCAATCTTGCGACTGTATGTCCTAAGGAACACAACTTCTCCAAGTCCACCAAAACCCCAAGGCGGGGTCTTTGAACCATAACTAGCAATAAAATCATTTGACAACAGTGACATCTACATACCTCCAAAAGTAAGAACAACTAGTTTAGACGCTGAGCATAGCAGAGTCAAAGATTAGTACTTAGGACTACGACAAAGAATTTTGATAAAAATCAAAACGATTTAAAATTTTATCAGCAACGGATGACCAAGACCACTCAGAGTGAATAATCCTTGCTGATTTAAGAGCATACTTTTTAAAGTCATCATACTCATTTACAACATTTTCCATTAAGTCAAGAAGTTGTTGGAAATTTGGGCTTGCCCATTCTCCAGTGTCACAGTCGTAGAGATGATCTTGCCAATCAGCTTTTACAAAACTAGCCTCAAGAGGAATACCATATTTTGCAAAATCAGCACAACCAGTTAGGTTTGTGACAATTGTTGGTAGACCAGTTGCAATTGCTTCAAAAGGAATCATTCCAAAGCCTTCACCCATTGTTGGATAAACCATACAATGGCATTTGTGATACAAAGATACTAAATCTTCTGTATTAAAGTTATCTGGGATTCCAAGAATTTGAGGATGGTTGTAAGCTGGTACAAGCTGATCGTTAACATAGCATTCTGCATAGCAGAACTTGTTGTACTTTAGAACTAGTTGAAAATCCTCATTGCCATCATATAGCTCAAGAAAGGCATCAACAACCATTTGTGCATTTTTTCTTTTTGAATCTCCACCAACATGTAAGAAGTTAAACTTACCAGTTAGCTCTCTTTCAAGTATAGAAAATTCTGGAGAAATACCGTGAGGAATAGTAAATACATTTGCATTAACATTATGTTTAATATAAATATCTCTGATGAAATCAGATGTAGCCCAGATTTCATCGCACTTGCGCATGTTGTCAATCCAGTGTGGAGGGATCTTGGTTGATTCCCAGGGAGTATAACCAATATTGTATTTTGACTTCATCTGATAGTAAGTTGGCGGGCAGAAGTTGATGTGATATAAAATATCTTCTCTTGTGTAAAAGACAGCGCATTCTTTTTCCTGCAAAGCTTTGATTGTAGAAAGGGCAGCGTTGTAGTAACCCTGGCTATACCAAGTGTCACCAGATGCATCCATATGATTTAAACTAAACCAGCTAATTTTTTTCATTAAAGGTGTTACTCTTTTTCATTCTCCAGAACAGTTTTGTCTGATGACATAGACAAACATTTTACACCTTTTTGGATCAGCTCGTTGGCTGTTTCTTCAGATATTTCCACACTAATTGGCATATTAGTAAAAACACACCTAGTTGCTGCAAGATAGAAATCGTCAAACCTGACCACGCTGATATGGTCGGGGTCAATAATTGCAGCAGGACCATAATCATCTGATTCAACAATGGCAATGATCTGCATACTTCTACCTTATCACCTTTTTCATTTGGAACATAATGTCCGTATGCTTAGTATACTAAGTATATAAGTATATATAGTTTATAAGTATAATAGTATGCTAGGTTTACCCGCATGCCCGCATGCGAAGCATACCATGAATTCTGAGAAAAAGTTTGCGCAAATGATTTTTTTTTAATTTTTCTGATATGCTCTCTACATGTCAAATTTTATATTCTGGGCAATCTGGTTAACTATATCCGCTCTTGGAGTAAAATACTCTGCGGACAAGTTACTTAATGAAAATATTACTTTTCAAACAAGTATTATACTTATGCTTATTTACCAATGGATTAGGTTTGCTAAACCATTAGATAAAACTAATAACGATAAAACTAAAACATTACCTCCACCAAATACAGTTAATAGAAATAAGCGTAAATGAGAATAACTAGTTTTAACTCTGATATTAATCTAGAGGATATTGAGTCTCTCCAGATTATAATTAAGGCTGTGCCTTTTGAGGATAGTTATGTACCAGCATTTGTTATAATGTCTCCAGAAGATAAATACGAAATGACAATTGATGAACTTAACTCTTTGATGGATGGCATAGAAATAGCAAGGAACAAAGTTGATGAAATCATTACATATATTTTAAGAAAAAAAATATTTAATGAAAATGGAGAAGATAGATATGATTTTGGGACAGATAATTAAAGACTTCCCGTATCCGACAAGAACATGTCCATACTGTAATAAAAATCTAGTTGTTGTTAATGCAGTGCATTGGCATGAAGATAGATATCAATATAAAGCTCTTTATTTTTGCTCTTATGCTAAATGCCCTGTTTATGATGAGGGTGCTAAGAAAGCATATGCAAGAATTGTATACTCATCCGAAGATGCTGCTGCCTATTTCTGGAGGGTACAAATCCCAGTCCAGCGCTGGGAGCAGGCTGATGTTGTGAGTATTTATGAATAACATGGTAAAATTGTAAATTATGTCAGCAAATAACAACCCTGAAAATACTCTGTCAGAAGAGGAAATTGAATACGCAATTAAATCATTGAAAGAATGGTTTAAAGAAAAATGGGTTGATATTTCAAGACCAAAAGCTGGTGGTGGATTTGAGCCATGTGGTCGTGCAGACGCAGAGTCTGGTAAGTACCCAAAATGTGTCCCTGCCTCAAGAGCGGCAAGAATGACACCAGAACAGATTCGTTCTGCAGTGCAGAGAAAACGAAGAGCTGAGTCTACTGAAACTAGAGAGGACAAGAAACCAATTAATGTTTCAACAGATGTAGAAAAAGCAACAAGAAATGTTCCAACCAACCCAGCGCTATATGCAAGGGTTAAAGCTGAAGCAAAAGCTAAGTTTGATGTTTACCCATCTGCCTATGCAAATGCTTGGTTGGTTCGTGAGTATAAAAAAAGAGGTGGAGGTTATAGAACAGTGAGTAAAGCGTTTGATATTTCAAAAATTGCTGAAGATCTTGCAGAAGAAGAGGCAGCTCTTGCTGATGCCTTAGTAACAATTGCCAGGAAATTTGGAAAGTTTAATGAAGACGAAACTGGAATTTGGGCTGGCTATGAAAGTGCAGAAGAAAATAATGTTAAGGATATCGGTGTAAAGTGCGCAAACTGCGTTTTGTATGAAAAAAATGGAGTGTGCATGATAATTGCCCAAAAAGTTGAAGATGAAGGAATGTGCAGATTTGCCATTATTCCAGATGGAGTCGTAACTCCAGAAGGGGATGATGACATGGAAGATGATATGGAAGAAGAAATGGATAAAAATGTCGGAATCAGCATTGCTGATGAGGTTATAAAAAATTTACTATGATATGCTAGTTAGTATATCTTTAATACAAGGAGAATATATGAAAGACAATATGAAGAAAATGGTCTCTGACCACAACTCAATGAAGTCTTGGCACGAAACTGCTGCAAAAGCTGCCGCAGAACAAATGCAAGATCACATTAAGGCTGCCGCATGGCATAATTCGCAAGTTGATATTATCAAGGGAATGATTAATGAAGTTCCTCTTGATCCAGAAAAGAAGGTGAGTTCAGTCCCAACAGCTGGTTCTGCATCAACACCAACATCTGGTGCTGGAAAAACATCAGGCACAAAAGAAGTCCCTCTTGACCCAAAAACAGTTAAGAAGAGCGATCTTGTTACGGCACTTTCTTCTTTTGAAGAAGAGTTCGGCAAGTTTGATATGTCAGTAGAGGATATTGCAAGCTTTTTGCTTGCATAATAGTGAGGGTTGATGGAAGCCGTAACTGTTGCTCTAATTGCTGCTGTCGGGGGAATCCTGGTAGCTTTGGTACAAAAAGGAAGAGTAGAAAACAAAAACGATCATGGCGTAGTCGCTTCTTTACTAAGAGATCTTCATAGTGATGTTGCGGTTGTAGAAAACAAACTTGATAAACACATTGAGTCACATAATCCAAAACAAGAAACAAAGCCAGTAACAACTAAAGCTGTTAAAAAAGTATCAACTAAAAAATAAATTTAAACGGGCATCTTCAGGTTTATAGTATTCCGAAAGGTTATTATAAATGTGTGAGGATGCCTGTTTTTATTTTTAAAATAATCATTTATCCCGTTGATTTTGTTTTCTAAAAATGATAGTCTCTTCATACCTAGAGAAAGGCTATACATGTCAGAAGAAAACATCAACGAAGAAGATTCTGGATTTACTGCAACAAAAGAGTTCAGTGTAATTTTTGACAAGCTTATTGGCTTGATCCCAGTTTCAGACCATAGAGAAGCCGCTTCTGTTATTTACGGTCACTATAAAGGTTGGTCTCCATCAAAGACCATCAAGTATTACAACATTGATGAAAAATCATATTCAACATACGCTGAGCTTTTTAAGTTCAAAGAAAAGGTGGTAAATCAAGTGAGTGGAAGAAAGTCAAAGCAAGATAATATCGTTAGTTTCCTTAGTGGAAATGTTGGTAAGGTTATTACACCTGTGCAGCTTGCAACAGATGTAGAAATCTCACTTCCAACTTTTTACAACTTCTACAATGCAAATCGTTCTTACTTCAAGAAGGTAAAGCGTGGACATTTTGAAATTGTAGATCCAAAGGTTGAGCGAGCAAATAGCTAATTATGGAAAAATTGGTAGTTGTGCGAAATATGAAATCATGGGAATTCTGTGCGGAAGAAGCCGTAAAAGATTTGTTTTGGTTCGTAGATAGGTTTGATATAACTGGCATGACTACTGAATGTGGTACCTCTTGGAAATCACGGATGAGTAATTTCTACTGGGATAACTTGAATATTAATTTGTCAGGCGATCATGTTAGTAATATTAAAAATATTATTGATTGGTGCATTGACAATAAGACATGGGAAAGTGATCCACATTATTACAAAGACAGTAATGAAGATAAGTTAATGTATTGTCGGCAGTACCATAGTTGGTTATGGTCAATGATTGGTGCTGCCGCTTTGCATTACTGTAAGATAAATGGTATTTCTTTAGATAAAGAAATGCTTATATCTACTTTAATTAAAAAACAAAAAGATTACGGTCCAAAAAATATTGAAAGATTTGGTCTTAATGGCTTAACAATCAGATTGCATGATAAAGTTGCAAGATTAGAAAATCTTTTATCAAAACCAAAAGGAGTTGTTAATGCAGTCTCAGATGAAAGCGTTTATGACACATTGCTTGATATTGGCGGTTATGCTGCGATTGCATTAATGTGGATTCGTGGAGAGTTTCTTCTTCCAATGGAAACTCCGTGAGCAATCAGGCGTGGTCATGGCTGTTAGCAGCTATGGGGATTATAGGAATGTTTTTCATTGGTAAAAAAAAATGGGAAGCTTTTCTGTGGATGATTTGTGTAGAATGTTGTTGGACATACTACGCAGTAATCACAAAGCAATATGGTTTCATACTTGGATCATTTGCATATAGTATTGTTTATTTAAGAAACGCTTTTGTATGGAGGAAAAATGACAGATAATTTTAATGACCCAGAAAAAAATTTTAATCCATTTTTTGGAACAATGGAAGTAAATTTTGAGCAATGGATTACTACTGGAATAGATAAGGGCTGGATCAGTAGACCAGTGTGTTCAACACATGATGGTGTTCCAACCACGCATGATGAGGATGTGGAATGGGAAGAGGGCGGGGATCCATGTATCTACGCTGTTCGTCTATTTGCAGATGATGAAGAAAGAAAAGCTGTAAAGGACAACTGTGGTATATAAAATGGCAAGACAACCTGCAAAAGTTGAAGAGATGGATGCCTGGGTTATTCGCTATGTAAACAAGCTTAAGAATATGATGGGTTTATCTCACTGGACAATTCTTGTGCAAGCAAAGCCCTGTAGCCCTGATGCGCTTGGTGAGACAGAAGTTGTTCATGGTCAACATCTTGCAAAAATGTATTTACATAAAGATTTTAGAAAAGATACACCAGAAGATGTTCGTGCAACAATTGTTCACGAGTTGTTGCATTGTCATATGGCAGTAATTGAAGAAGCTGTTAATGAAATGTTAAAGCCAGATGCGGATGATCAAAAAAGCAAAGCTGTTCATAAAATGGTAACATCCTTGATTGATTACGAGTGTGAAAGAATTATTGACGCTCTTGCTGAATCAATGGGTAAGTGGATGCCAGTTCCTGATATGCCTAAGCCGAGAGCTCAGAAAAAAAATGTAAAGAAAGTTGTAAAAAAACAAATAAGGAAGAAGTCTTAATGCAAGTTCCAAAAAACATGACTCCCCATATTGAAAAAATATTTAAAGGGGAATATGACATTCCGTATGAAAAAGAAAATCCAGTGATTCTGGATATCGGCGGTAATGTTGGTGGATTTTGTTTATGGGCTAATAAAAGATGGAATAATTCAAAAATCTATTCATATGAACCAATTAAAAATAATTTTGAGTATTTAAAAAAAAATACAAAAGATCTTGAAAACATCATGGTTATGAACCTTGCAATAGGTTCAAAAACAGAACAAAGAAGAATGTATTATGGAGCTCACAATGTTGGTGAGTGCAGTTTCCAGCATGGCGCTGAGCAAGTTGAAGAGGGCGAAAATGTTTCTGTTGTAGCAGCAAGTTTACTGCCAAAAGCAGACATTGTGAAAATTGATACCGAAGGTGCTGAAATTGAAATACTAGAAAATATGGTTATCAAACCAGATGTTTATTTGATTGAGTACCACTCAGCATACAACAGAAGAAGAATTGATAATATATTATATGACTACACTTTGGTATCTGCAGATATTGCCCATCCAGATTACGGCATTGTAAAGTATTTCTTATCAAGTAAAATAAGATATGAATAACGCCCCTTTAGCTCAGCGGTAGAGCACTTCACTTGTAATGAAGCGGTCCTCGGTTCAAGTCCGAGAGGGGGCTCTGATATAAGGAGCAATATAATATGCCAGAACTAAATGCAAATATTCCACCAATTGAATGTTATGTGCGTGGTAACTTCTTGAGAAATCAAGTTGATAGCCATGATGTTAAATTTCCATGTGTAATTTTTGGAGTAGCATCAATACCAGATAGAGCACCAGTGTTTCATTTTTTAATGGAAGATGGTGGTGTTTGGTGGAGAGCTCCAATAAATGCCTTTTGCTCATCCTTAGACAGCCCCGAGGTTGATCTACATGATTTAGTTATGTGGAACAGTTTCTCTTCCCATATTACAGTGACAACTTTTGAACACATGCGTGGTATGTCTATGACTTACCTTGATAGGCGTAAAAATAAAGTTGATGGCAAATACATGTTTACACTAGATTGGCACACGCCAGATTCAAATATTATAAACACTGGTTATTCAATTAATCCAGGTCAGCACAAGTGTGGTCATGTAATAAACAGAAAAGATGGCAACTTTGCTATTCAGCCAAATAACAGGGTTAGGCTGTGGGATCCTTCTTATACAACAAAGAAAAACGAAAGATTAATTGAAAGATTGATCAACACAAAAGTCTGGGATGTAGAGGATGGGGATAAGTGGATAACATCAGATGACGATAGATATGATTATGACATCGTTTCTGAATAATCCTCAAGAGGAAATAAACAATATCAACTGGTACCACAAAATTGACCTTGGTGAATATCAAACACCAGGTGCCAATTATCTACTTCAGAATAATCTAGAGGACATTTTTATTCCAAGTGATCTGTCAGGAAAGTCTGTTTTAGATATTGGTTGCTGGGATGGTTATTATTCTTTTGAATGCGAAAAAAGAAATGCTAGTCGTGTTGTAGCAGTAGATAAATATATATGGGAAAAAGAATCTGATTTTTGGTCAAAGGATAAAGGATTTGATTTTGCTCATAAATATCTTAATTCAAAAGTTGAAAAAGTAATATCAAACATTGAAAATCTAAGCTCAGATCATCTTGGTAAATTTGATTATGTTTTACTTTTATGCCTCGTATGCCTTTCTAAAAATCCAGTTCAATATATTGAGATAGCCAAGTCAATGTGTAAGGGATACCTAATTATTGAATCACACATAGATATGATTGATGTGGATTTCCCAGCAGCTAGATACTACTCTGGTAGGAATAATGGAAGTGAAGTTAATGACTACTGGGGAATGAACCCGCTGGCTATTACTGGTATAATGACTGATGCTGGATTAAAAAATATTCAATACAAAATTATTGGAGATGGCAACAGGGCTGTCTTTAGAGGAGAGGTGTGATGTCAAAACAAGATAAGATTACACACGCAGTGTATTTTGCACTTCATGCAATTACAATTGCTATACTGTTAATTAAGTAATACAATGGCGAGTAGCTCAGTTGGCAGAGCAAGGGACTGTTAATCCCTGGGTCGTAGGTTCAAACCCTACCTCGCCAGCCAAAAGGAGAAATATGGAAACAAACATGGAAGCAATAGTATATAACCCATTTGGAACACCTGTGTACAAGTCATCAATTGGTAGAGACTTCACACAAGAAGAAATGGATTTTCTAATAGAGCAAGCAAACAATACGCAGCAGTTTGATGGTGTTCGGGTAACAGATGATAGACTTATTCTTGATAACCCAATTCTTTCAGATATCAAAGATAGAATTCAAATTAATTTAGATACATATCTAAAGAGTGTCTATGATACAACAGATGATGTTAGATTGAGATTGACATCATCCTGGATTACAAAATTGGAAAAAGGGGATCATCACCCACCACATGCACATCAGAACAGTGTTGTTTCAGGTGTTTTATATGTTTCATTAGCCAGTATAGATGGCACTATGTTCTTTAGACCAGGTGTTAAGCGATGGAGTCTAAATAACAGAGAAGAGAACTACTATAACTCAGATACATACGCAGCTGTTGCAAAACCTGGTGATATTGTTCTATTCCCGTCAGAGCTAATTCATTTTGTTCCAACTGTAACTGAAGATGTAACAAGAATTGCAATTTCTATTAACAGCTTTTTTCAAGGCACAATTGGTCGTGCTGTTCCAAACGGGACACTGATTCATATTGGCGGTGAAGAAGGTTGTAAGAAAGGTTGTAAGAATTGCAAATGCAAATCGTAGATAACTATGTATCCATAGAAGAACAGTCGTATCTTTACGATTATTTTACTAACCCCAAAGTTCCTTACCGCTTCTACCGCAGTCATATTTACCATGAAGATAGTAAGTGGTCACACGCACCGATGCAGATGTCTCATCACCTGTATGAGTCGGAATCAGACATTGCCTCAACTCACCTTCCAGCAATTCAGAAGCTTGTAGGTAATCTAGCAGATAAGTTTGGAAATATCAACCTATTGCGGGCTAAAGTGAATGTTACCTCTCCTTACCCCCCAATGATGCATTACGAGTCCCAAGTCCCCCATGTTGATTTAGAGTACGACAATGGCGAGCCCGTTGATCATAAAGTTCTTCTATATTACATAAACGACTCAGATGGACCAACTTACTTTTTTAACGAAGCACACGAGCTCCAAGACACCGTATATCCAAAGCCAGGGCGAGCTATCATCTTTGACGGTAGCAACATCCATGCCGCTTCAAATCCCGTTCGCTCTCCGTTTAGGTTGGTTGTCAATATTGACTTCCAAACATACAGATGAATTATTTTTTTTGGATATGGTGGTTATTTGAATTATGCCTGCTATTCTTAGCGGATATGGCATACTACATTCTTGGAATAATCTTATTGGGGTGGGTGGCAAAAATCGGACTAAGCCAAAGGCATCGTCAGAAATCCCTTATCCAGCATAGAGTTCGCAATAGCTTTCGCAACTCTTTTGACGAGTGACTACTTCTTCTTGGAAAAGGATTCTCGCTTTGCAAGCAGAGCATCAAAGTCTTTGATCTTGGTTTCGCCCATGTATCCCCAAGCGTAACCTTCTTCAATGAGTTGTTCGTTGATTGACTTGGAAGATTTGTCAAGATATACCCAACCCAGAATGCGCCCGTACTTTTCGGTGCTGTCTGGCTTTTCGGTTACAATGATTACATCTTTGGCGGCATCAATGGCTTTCTTGAGTCTGTCTTTTACCTCAAGCCCCAAAGCCTTCTCTCGTGCGTCTTTTGTGCGAGATTCAGGGGTATCAATTCCCGCCAGTCTAACTCTTTGCGTATAGGAGATGTCAAACCCCAAATCAATGTCCACATCAATGGTATCTCCGTCAACAATCTTCAAAACCTTCTTCACACGATATTCGTACATAACCTATTGTACCATGTATACAAGGATACACATCCGTGTATAATATATAAGCTATGCCACAGTATGACTACAAATGTTCTAATGGACACACCCACACTGAGATGAGATCCATTCTGGAAGATAGGAAGATAGATGTTTGCCCCGAGTGCAACGCTACGCTAAAACAAATCTATTCCCCGCCGATGATAGAACTCAAAGGCAGTGGATTTTACCGTAACTCTAAGAAGTGATATAATACTTATGGCACCCTAAAAGTGTCAAGCGGCAATCGTGATCTGCACTATCACCAGAGCAGAACGAATTTCGCTATCTTAGGACCGTTATAGTAACCATCCGCAAGGATGTTAACACACTGAGAAGAAAGAGAGACCGCCCGCAAAGCGGTCTCTTTTCTATTCTCCCGCATTTTAAACCAGCTCCCGCCCATTTCCCGCCCACGCCATTTTTTAGAAAAATTGAGTATATAATCCAAGAGGGTAATGCTATGCTATTTCCCTACGGGCGAACCTATGTTCGGTAGGGTCAATGCCCGATCTGATCCAATTCCCCGCAATTTTTTGATCTTTTTTTTGATCTTTTTATGAAACCCTTATTCCATAAGGGTTTGCGGGGATCTAATGATTTGGATTTTCTGTAATGTTCCAGTATTGTTTCTATTAGCGGGGATCAACGGGATCCCCCAAGATAGAAGGGGTCAGAAATGGCAACGAAAAAAGTGAAGGCTAGTGTCAAGGCTACGGTCTCGGCAAAAACCGAGATCACCAAGATCACGGCAAAAAACACCAAGAACGCTACGGCAGGGGTCAAGCAATTCTACACAGATAAGCCTGCGGAATTGTTGATCGGTTTGCTCGCCAGCGTTTCAGGGCAAAAAATCATTGACAAGGATCTACGGGTCGCCAGCAAAAATAACGCCAGCGCTCGCCGTTCATGGTGTGTCATGAATAAGGCTGTGAAGGTTGATTGGCTCGCCGTTCAGAAAATTGACGGCGTGAAGGCTGGGCAGGCTACGCCAGCCGAGCGACCTGACAATTCCGTTCGGGCTCGGATCCATTCCCTACGCTCGGTAATCCCGAACGCCAAAAAGGTTGGATATGTCCGAGTGCTTGACGCTTACACCGCCAAGAAAAACCCGACACACCCCGACAGCCAAAAGGTGTATGTCTATCGGATCGCTTGATCCGATAGGTTCGGGGGGGGGGCAACCCCCCCCAAACACCCAGCCAACCTTACGGCGAGTTGGTCTCATTTTTAGTGTGTGTGTCTCTTTATGAAAGCGTTTATGCGAACCCCGTTCAGGTTCGGCTCAGGGCGACCCCCCGCCCTGAGCTGGCTTGCACCAACCCAACCATGCGAGGGGTTTGAATGTTTTTAGCATGGTTGGGCGGGTGGAGCTTCCCAGCTAGCGTAGAAGACGCACCCGCCGTTGCATACATGCAACGAGTACCATATTTAGTATATGATGTAATATTACATGGGCACTTGTTGTCTTTATGCAACAAGTAATCAGTGTTGTGTTTACGCAACAACGCATACAAAAAAAATACGGGGCATCTATGCCCCGTATCTTTATTGCAACGCCTAAGCGTTACGCAATGCGATATAGATATACCTTGTCTATGTCTGCATGCTTTGGATTACGACTTGCAGTGTATGCGTCTAGCACACGGATATAGCCGACACGCTTTGCGCTTGCGTCTACTTTGGCAAGTGAGATAAGTCTTGCCCTCACTGCATTGTCTGGTCTATCGCCTTGTACCTTGTGTGTGACATCTGCACGAGATACCACTACTGCACCATTGTCTATGCACCATTGCCTACGGGCTTGAGCGTTGTTCTTAGTTGCAACACGCAAGTCCTTTGCGATTAGTGGTGACTTGACTACCAACGCTAAGAGTTGCCAGAACGCAACGGCTTTGCTATCGGAATAGTGTTGCTTTACGCCTTTGCGGGCATTAGTGGTACGGGCTTTGTCTACCTTATTTGCAGTAGCCGACACTGCAACTTTCACCGACACTTTGGCTTTCGCCTTACTTGTAGCCATTGGACTACCTTTCATTACTGGTTGAGCGGAATTGCCCAACAACCAAATACTACCACCATGTAAGACCAGGCGCAACTAATTAGTTATGCATTACCTTGCATAATTATTCACTCTAATATTACATGGGCATACATGGTATACCGTGTAACATTACACCACTGTGTATGTTACTGTGCTGTAATATTAGTTTAGTAAATCTTTATGAGGCAGTCAGGCAGGTGTAAGTTTAGGCGCTATGCTAAACTTACACCTGCTGTAATATTAGACACTCTACCTTTATGTGGAGTACATATTTCTACTTGTAACTTTAGAAGCTTGTAACTTTACGAAATCTAATCTTACCAACCCCGAAAATAGGCTCAAAAATAGCCTAAAATTACCTCTATTATTACACGAGGATTTGATATGCTGTTTGTGTCGGTAATAATGCCGACCAATAATCCGAAGGGTAAAATTACATGACCACCGAATTCCAAAAGAAAATGCTCTACCTAAATGAGAGCCTTTGCACCGTTACAGAAATTTTCACTACTGTAACTTTTGACATACTGGAAATTGACTTTGACTATGTGACTGACGGTTGCGACTATGCCGATAGCGTTACCAACCTTGCAAAATTACTGGAGGGTAAAGTTACAGCAGACGATATGCCTATGGATAATCGTGACTGGGTATCCACCGTATTAATCAATTCACTTGACCTAGTGATTAGCCTTGACCGCATGAGCGAAAAAGTTTCGCACATTGTCGGGCAGGACTTGTCTTTGCCAACTGACGCATTTCGCCAACTAATCGCAGAATTAGCCAATTCATAAATTACAAGGGAGTAAAATTACATGAGCATCATCAAAATCATCTACGGGGTTGTAATTCTTTGGTCATGGATAATTATCCCCGTAGCACTTGCTTGGTACTTTGAGCGAGACTAAAGTTACAAGCAAGTAAGAAAAGCCCCCGCCAAAAGCGGGGGCTTTTTCTTTGCCTGGTCTAAAATTACACGGCTGTAAAATTACAGGCAGGTGTAACTTTTGCGCTCTTCCAAAAGTTACACCTGCTGTAACATTAGGGAGCTGTAACTTTAGTTTAATATATGTTTATGATCGTAAAATTACTTACCGCTTTTTGACTAAAAAATAATCTAAAATTACCTCTACTATTACACGAAAATTTGCTACGATGTTTGTGTTGGCAATAATGCCAGCCATTAGACCGAAGGGTAAAGTTACACAATGTCATATCTCACTTGTAAGATTAGGAACCGCATAAATTATCGGGATAACCTACCGCATGAGTATTCATTCATCGGTAGCAATTCCGTAGAAGTACAGCATGGTAAGTTTACAATTACCCAAATCCATGCCGTGTGTAAGTTTTGTGGTGTCCTAAACACAACAACACAAATTGAAGATAGCGAACATTCATTTTCACAAATCTTGGGCGAGACCCAAAAATAACAAGGGAGTAAAATTACATGAACACTTACGAAGTATCTTGGCAATTTGAGCAAGGCGATGCAGAATGGGCAGATAGTTTTCTGTATGAAGCCGAGAGCGTTGAGCATCTAGGTAAAATATTGCGTTCTATCAAAAACAACAATGGCGATGACCCTGACATGAGTGTAATTTTTGCACAAGTGTTAGACGATGACATTGACGATGCCGATGAGCGAGATATCACTGATGAGTTGCCTGAGGACATACTCACTGAGTTCTAAACTTACAAGCGAGTAAGAAAACCCCTGCGCCCTCCGCAGGGGTTTTTCTTTGTCTCTGTCTAAAATTACAGGACTGTAAAATTACAGGCGGGCGTAATATTTGAGCTTCACCAAATATTACGCCCGCAGTAACATTAGACCCTTGTAAGATTAGTTTAGTGTAAGTTTATGAAACTAATATTACAGAGCAGGTTTTATCGTAATAGTAATGTTACTTACCCTTTATATACCTCAAAAATTGCCTAAAATTACTTCTAACATTACACGAGAATAGGCTAGAATAAGCTTATGAAATTACGACACATACTAGAAATATTACAAAGCCTATCTAAAGTTACACCAAAGGAATACAAAGAGATTTCGCCAGGACTAACCAAAGGTGAAAACTCTACTGTAAAATTACTGAACGCTGTAACCAAACCAAACCCGCTCAAGGGTAAAATTACATGGAGACAAAAATGAGAGTGTCTAAACTTACAGCCGACCTTGTAGATGATATCTGCGAGATGTATCATGATGGCGTACCGCCTGCAGATATTGCCAAATGGTTTGGTCTGCGTAAAGTTACAGTCAAGGAAGTTTTGACAGATGTATTCCCTACCGATATTTACGGTAATTTATTGCCTACGGGTAGGGGTAAGGGTGGGCAACTAATCCTGCCTAAAATTACAGAGCCCGACATTTTCGCTTGTCAATTAGCCTTGCTGAAATCTATCGGGGATAATGCGGTGCGGGATTTCTTTGACAAGGTTAGGGAAAATTACCCTACCGTAACTTTAGCAATAGAGAATACGCCTGTCTATAACGATTTCTACACTACGCCCGATTTAGAAATTGAGACCGACATGGAGACCGATTGGGTCTATGGTAAAGAGGGTGGTCTCTCATGGGCTCTAGAGCATAGCCAAGAATACAGCGAACGGCTCGTGTAAAGTTACACACGAGTAAAGTTACACACCAGTAAAGTTACCAGGCTGTAAAATTACAGAGCTTGGGGGCTGGTGTAAGTTTTGCGCTCCACTAAAACTTACACCAGATGTAATATTACCCGTGTGTATCATTAGTTTAGTATGTTTTATGGATGTAACATTACCTGATCTCACCTTTATGAGAATGTAACTTTACACTCGTGTAACTTTACGACCCCCGATCTGGGCGATCTCGCCGCTCTGTGTAACATTAGCCCCGATCATGTAATTTTAGAGTTTCTCGTGTAACTTTAGAGTTGTAACCATATTGTAACAATGTCGGTGATATATCTCATATGGGCATTGGGTTTGCGGGCATTGTTACGATCTGATTACCTTGCAATTCTTATCCCTAAGCCTTATCGTTATTCATGTCAAGGCAATAACGCCAAGACACACCCTGCGGGGTGAGATCACTAAGGATAAACCATGTCAGAGTTTGAATTTGAATTCATTGACGAAAATTCAATGGAATTCACCCAACGAGGTCGCAAGTCTAATGTTCCACCAGCACTCGTGCAGGCGATCAAAGACATGCCAAAGGGCAAGGGCGTTCGCTTGTCAGCCTTGAAGGTCAATGTCAAGTCAGCAACGGTCAAGACCGACAAGGCTCGGATCGGCGCAACCATTCGCTCGGCAAGTGTGCAGGCGAAGGTCAAGGTGCAAATTCTCTGGTCGCCAGATGGCGTGCCGCAGATCGTGCGCAAGTAACTAAAGTTACACGCCCGTAAGAGTAGCCTGTCTCGTAACCCCTGCGAGACAGGCTCTCTATTATTACACAGTAGTAAAATTACATGGTTGTAATTTTTTTTGCCCAAAGTCCGTGTAATATTACAGGCGAGCGGGTGTAACTTTTGCTCTCCACTAAAAGTTACACCCGTTGTAATATTACAGGAGCTCTCACTATTTTTAGTAACATTACGGAACACCGCCTGGGCTCTCTGTAACTTTACAGGAATGTAATTCTAGACCTTTATCTTTACGGTATAAGCTTCTGTAACATTAGATGTAACTTTAGGGGATTATGTCCCCAAATAGACCCGAAAAAAAGTTCTGTAATATTAGAAATGCTGAGTTTTTGGGTTTGGGTTTGGCTACACTTTTGGTTAGCGGTTGACCCCAGCCGTGAGGTACGGCAAGTCGGTAATTTTAGACTTGTAGGCTCACGGTGTCCGCACCAAAGTTGGGGATGGGTAGGTGGTGTACCTTCCAAAAATTACACCGAGGTAACACTAGGCATAGTGTTATTGCCAACCAAAACTTACAAGGATGTAACTAATGGCTGACGATTTCTCGTTTGAGTTCATTGGTGAAAACGAACTTGAGTTTACTAGCCGTGGTCGTAAGTCAACCGTCCCGCCTCAACTTGTTGAGGCGTTGCGTAAACTTACACCAAAGCAAGCGCTCAAGTTGACTTCCTTTTCGGTTGACATGAAGTCTGCCAAAGCAAAGACTGATAAAGCCCGTTACGGTGCTATTATCCGTTCTGCTAGCAAGCAGGCTAATGTTACAGTAACCATCATGTGGTCGTCATCAGGCGTACCGCAAGTGGTTCGCACCGAAAAGCGCAAGTAAAGTTACACCATAGTAACTCAACTCTGAGCGTCTGACGGTAAGTACGGAGCGTCTAAAATTACGCTTGGCAACAGAACCCCAGCAAGCGGGCATAATATTCCAGCCCTGTAACAGTAGGCATACTGATTACAGCGTTGTCTGAATAACCCCGCTTGTTGGGGATATTTTTTTTGCCTACCCTAATGTTACACGGCTGTAAAGTTACAGAAGCTGCCTGGCTTTCCTGTAATATTACAGCGGGCGGGTGTAATTTTTGGTCTATTCAAAAAATTACACCCATGTAATATTACACGAAACCTTTATCTAATTGAGTATGCTTATCTGTATCTTTACATTAGACCAAATCCAATTCCGAATTCTAATTCAAATCTTTATGTGAACCTTTATGACAACCTTATTTTTAGACAAAAAAATAAGGCTTAGGTTTTACCCTAAGCCTTATTGAAATGAGAGACTATAGTTTTAGCTATTTATTTAGTTTTACCCTTAACTGAAGTAAAACGAATAGCTGGAACTGTTTCCTTATGCCAACGGATTTCTGAACCATAACCCAAATTCTTAGCCAATGTACGAAGCATTGCTGCAACTTTAGCCTTATAGTTTTTGATATCCTTAATGTCAGTCAAATCCGAAGGAATTGCCAAACTTGAAATGATAACAAATTGCTTTTTCGCAACCGAATCATTTTTTTTGATCATTTCTTTAACTGAATTAACAAACTTTTCGTCAAGATTAGATTTACGCCCTCTCTTAGCGAATTCCATTTCATTTTCGTTAATAAATTCAAATTGCATTTCTTGTTCCAATGTTTTGTCCTATTCTTTGTTTAATTGTTTATTTGATTATTTATTTATTTGAGAAATTAATCTCTCATTTCGTTAACCATTCTATCGTCTAATCCAATGAAAACCAACCTTGCCCAAAAATTAACCTGAAAAATATTAGATCAGTGATCTATTGTTTTACCCATTTTTTTATCCGTTTGTTGCCCTGTAATATTACACACCATTGTAATAATACGCCCTTGTAATATTACATGGAGTGCGTATAAAAAAATAGGTAATGATTTATCTAAACTTTTAGATAAACCAATACCTTTATGGGACATCTATTATTCAACTAGTTATCTGAGGTCTTACATCATTGTAATTTCAAGCTAATGCCTGATCCATTAGGCAGACCTAATTCACCCCCGAATTCAATTACAAATTCTTGGATATAATTGTTCACTAATATCCTCTTGATATATCACACTAAATAATTTACATAGATGATGATATAAATTTTGGGGAATATATATATTTATCTTTCTAGAACCTTTATAAGGGGCTATATAGGGTCTCATTGTATGTCGCATATAAAAATCCTAAGGAAATAGGGTATATTTACCTTATTTTGTATGGTTTTCGTATAAAACACCTATGTATTTAATAGATTTTACACCTTTATTGAGCGTTTACTACAACAATTTAGGTATACGGTTAGGTATACGGTATCCTATTCAAAGGTATACGGGTAGCCTATCTATTAGCAAACCACCATTCATCTTCCTTATCTTGATCTACTCCAGGTAATTGGTCTACCTTAGATTCAATCCTATTCAGAGTCTTCAACAGTCTCTTTCTTCTGAGGCAATCCTCTATAAGTTCTATCATAGTAACCAATAGATATACCCCGCCAAATATCATGAAGTACGAGCCAACCATTTTTAGAAACAGATCCGTATTCATATCCTTATCCTTTCTCAATCGTAAAGTGAACACTATGCCCACCTGGGTTCTCATCATTAACCGTCATGTGTTCTATGACCTGATCCAGATCTAATTCCGTATTACATTCCTTACAATAAACCAGAACTTTCTCCCCAGCTTTTAAAACATTCAAAGGGAAGTTCCCATACAATTCCAATGTCTTACTGGCATTCATGTCCATACCCCATCTCATTCTCATCTAATAACATCTCACACTCATCACAAACATCATAATAAAGCGTACCTGTTTCTATATCCTGAAGGGCTTTTATTCCCGCAATATTTATGCGAGCCATATGCACTGCGTCAGCTTTGTATTTAACATTAGTCATTTTTTGCCACCTGGTCCTTTTCTATTCCATTTATATTCTTCTTCCCATTGAGTTCCATATTGATCATGCTTTTCAATTGCTCTTCTAACCACATGAATATGAAACTGAATGCCAGCAAATACGCCGATCAATAACGCCAATATTGTCTTCATCTTAACTCCCTACTACTACTAGTATTATAATAAAACCCATAATTGCTAATATTACTCTAACTTCATCAAAACCCATTAGAACTCCTGTTTCTTCAAGCCAAAACCACGAACATCATCATATTCAATGATCTGATTCAAGCCATTTTTGATAACTTTTGTCTGATGCAAAGCGCAACAATAATCCTGGTTATACCTGCTTAGTTTAGTCTCACATTCAACATAACAGCAAACACCAGTATTTACCTTTGTCACATCAAAGCCAATATTCATTAAACGACTAGTTATCCTTCGTTTTCTTGATTCTTGTCTCTTACGATTTGCTTCAGTCCGAAAGTTAGGATCAACCTTCATCAGCTCTTTTTTGTTTTCGTATTTCACTTTTCTTGACTCTGGACTGTATGCCATTTATTCCCTTTTATATATGATAAAAATATTGTTGATATATTACTTTTTCCTAATGATAATTACAGCTCAATCTTAGGATAGTTTCCAAAGACATGTTCATTGAGTTTTATATCTTTTTGAAACCTTGTCAATGTCTGAGCGTAAGGCGTAGCTGATTCTGAACTCATTATTGAATGACCACTAATATCATCTATAATATCTCTTCTGATATAAGTGAAAAAGGTTTCCCATTTCTCAGGGTCAATCATATCGTGAATCCTTTGGAGAACTTTTAACATACCCAAAGAGTTATCTGAAACCACCCAGTTTTCACAAGATAATTTTACAGCGTCAAGCACATGTGTATTATCAATAGTTTGTGATTCCAATTGCTCATCATAAACCTCATCACTAATGATATGACCAACGGCACACTTTAGGGTATCAATAATCTGACCGTCATCATTTCTTATAAAACCACGGTAAGAGCAATCTCCACTCTCCTCATATTCGTCAGTATCATAATTCATGAAACTTTCAACTGATTTCTTACCCTGCTTCAATAGATTTGAAACAACATAATCCATCACCTGCATATCATTTTCTAAATCACTCAATTGCATAGCCATTCTAAAATGCCTCCATTTAGCTCTATTTGGCTCTATTTTCGTTTTTAAATGTAAAATCCCCCAGATATACTTACCTGGGGGATTTTACAAAGTTTAAGCTTTATTATCTTCTTGATACATCTTGTGGATAGATTTCCAATATTTCCTTAATTCAGCATTTGTAGCCTCAGATGAATCTATGCCATTAGATACAGTATGTTGAAAATCTAAAAGAATTTCAGCATAATCATCATCACATCCAAGTGCATCTTTTACCATACTTCTCCAATAGGCTGGGTATTTATTTTTCATGAAACTACCGCTTCTTTCTTAATGTAATATGGTTCACCATCCATATCAGCTAAACAAATTTCTTCATTTAGTATTCTTGTTAATACATCTACTGCTGTTAGATAATCAATAGTTGTAAAGTCAATCATAAGATCTGAATCATCCCACTGCATACCGTATTCTTCAGCATCTTCTAATGATCCATACTCTTCTACTCGCAAATCAGAATATTTATCTGACTCCATATACATCAACCATTTCCAAATAGAAGCACCATCACCATAATAAAGATTTCTACCCTCTTCATATGTGAAACCTAAAAATTCATTTGATGTGCTTTCAAAACCTTGAAGATGAGCTGAATGATCATCAATTGTCAACCACTTAGGCGCTTTCCATTCATTTGCTATTGCTGTAGCAAATCCTGCAATACAACCCATTGATGTACAATTAAAGATTTTTGTACCTTCTTCAATACGAAGAACTCTACTTACATTATATTTACTTGCTAACTCACCATCTTCAAATATATATTCTTCATTTCTATCATCACTTAACTTACCAATAAAGGCAGCCATATTAAATTTCTTTTGTCCATCAAATTTGATGGCATCAATTACTCTTTGCAGATTTTCCTTATTCATTTTAGCTCCTTGTAATTTCCGTTTGTTGTTTCTTTTAGGTTTGTATAAATAATAACTTGACCTTCATTATCTTCATCAAAAGAACAATTAGGCAAAAGCTTTTCTATCTTTGACCGTAACTTATCTCCGTCTATTTTACTCATTTTCAACCCAACCTTTGTTATCGTCTAATGTTTGTACTATTTGGTTATATATTAACTCTTGAGGATATATAGTCATATCATCAAACTCATTGACTACCATTACCCAAGCTTCTTCTTTTATGTCTGAATCAAATGCACCTTCAAACAATTCTTTAGACCACCATGCAATACAAATTTCTTCATCTTGGTCTAAATGATCATTTAGCATCTTGATCGCTTCTTTTACTGTTGTCATGCTATAAACTCCAATGCATTCTCAACTCTTAGGAAATCCAATACCTGAAGCCATCTCTGATCCTTAAGCGCACCCAAATCATAGAAGTCTTTCTCCAGCTTATCGTTCAACCCAAGATCAGCTAGTTCCTTTATACAAGAAACAAACTCAGGCTTATTAGTTTCAAAATGAGTAATTTTGCCTGTAAGTGGATTTCTTACATAAACAAATTTTGCATCCTGGCAAGGAATCAATAAGCTATAATTTCCATTAATCGCTCCTTGAATCAATTGTTCTTGCTCTGTCTTTTTGTCTAGCTTTACTGCAGTCTTTTTAGTTGCCATTATTAATACTCAATCTTTCTTGTAGTAGTTGTAACATTCTTGTATCTATTGCCATGATCTCCTCGTTATCTAATTTTACCCATTCACCAGTACCCATATTAAAAACTGGGGTTGGATAAAATACTTCAACATTCTCCATGTCTAAATCAAAGTTAATCTTGTCATCTTTATCAAGCCATGCTATTACAATAAAATGATGTTCTTTTCTATGGATATCTCCGTGTATCATCCTTCTCTATCCTTTACTACATTGTCTAATGCTTCATTGAATCTAATCATCTTTTGACGAACGGCTTCTAATTCTTTAGCATTTAGAGTTTCAATTGCCTCATTAAATGATTCAATCAATCTCTCTACATCTGAAAGATAGATACCGTCACCTTGATACTCAGTTATATACTCTTCATATTTAGTATTGAATACTGTTTTACCATCCATAAAATCAGACTCAGCTTCAACATTATGAAACCAAGTATTGTCAGTTGTATCATAACCTAGGATGTAATTATATATTAATGCCATGATTAACCTGCCTGTATATATTCATTGTTTACTCCCCCAAAATAACTTTCAAGGTATTCTAATTTTAAAGACCATTGATCAGGTTCATACTCATCATGAATATTTTGCAATTCACTAAGTAAACTTACATTGTAATTCCAATTGGTAATTGAACTTTCAATTGCTCGCTTAACTCTTAGATCACCTGGTGAACTATTTTCAAATTCATCTGAATAGTAATTATCATCTATTAGACAACCAACAGCGCACATCAATACTTTACCGTCTTCTTTTTGCGCACGATAATAACATGATAATGACCAAGGGTCTACTGATTTTTCATTCTGATTCAAAAGATGTTGCTTAACATAGTTAAATACATCATAATCTGTTTCTAAATTTACAAGTACCATCACTTAACCTTTCCATATTTAATTTTTGTAACAATATCATTAGCCCATCTATTAGCGTCAGGTTGAGCAGTTTCACCAAGAAATGCATCTTCCCAAAAATTACCAGTTAGTTTATCAGTAATTTCAACTCTTTGATATCCACCAGCCATGATGTGTTTTTTATCTGAACCATAAGTGTATTCTGCATCTGCTTCAAAATAAACAACTTCTATATACCATTTATCAAACACCGAGTTTTCTCGGTGTACAATAACATTAGTTTCATACCAATCGGATACTCTTGGATACATATTTATTTGACTTGGTTTAATCATGCGAACACTTCCTTTTCAAATTGTTCTTCTAGTTTCTTTAAACGATACTGCATTTGTGCATGAGTAAGAGAAACATTTTGATTACGCTTTACATTCTTAACCCATTGACCTCTTGTAATGGTTGAGTGATTTGTATGCAAACCAATATACTTAACCAATTCTTTTGCTTCCAATGGCTTATCTACATAGCTCTCTACCTTTTCATCATACTGAGTTGTAAGAAAAGTCTTATACATTTCTTCACACAATTTCAATCTTGCATACCATTCACCTACATTTTTGTAAGTAATTGAACCAAGCGCAACCATACCACCAGCAAAAATCAAACCTTTAAGGAATGGTTTTACATCCTTATAAGTATCACCAAACTGGGTATATTCTGTATACGCTTCGTCATAATTATCTTTGTACATTGCAATATCTGATATATCGTAATTTAATGGCATTTTATTTTCCTTCTTTGTTTTGTTGATCGTATTCTTCTATTACTTTAGGTAAAAGCACATTGATATCATGTGCTTTCATAAACCCAACTAAATTGTAATCCCCGCTATTTGGTAAATAGTCACCTTCACTATTTGCCATAAGGTTTGTAACACCTCTCACTTCATCTAATGTTGATGTTATTGAACTAACACCTACCACCTTCTCTTCTTTATAAAAAAGAATTGCATATTCATTGCTATCTGTCATTTATTTATTCTCATCTTTCTGTGTCAATACTTTAAATGCAACTACAAATGCTTCAAAATCAAGAATATCGTTTTCAGTTAGTGAACATTGCTCCCTTTCATCATCCATTTTTGTATAAATAACATCGCCTGAAATGAAATCATTAAATCCTTTTAGGCTGTCTCTTTCCTTAAGAATATTCCAATACCACCATTTAGTAGCAAGTTCATTTGTTCCCTTATTAAATTTGCCTTCCTCATTCAGCCAATAACCAGTGTTATTCTTTGGATCAATCGTAATCCATTGAATATAACCGTCAACATGTTTTTGTAGTTCTTCAAGTGTCATTTTTTTATTTGTGAAAATCATTTCTATTTCACTATTTTCTTTAATTAATATGTATTTCATGTTTATGTAGCTCCTAATTTGTGTTTATATATAGAAAAAGACATAGGCAAAAAACATTTATGAAGTACCAATGAAACTAAAAACTCCATATTTGACATTTCCCATTCATACCCCAAATGAGCAAATGCATATTTTTCTTAACCCGAAAGGTTGGGCTTAGCCTATGTCTTAGCGTATCCGATAGGAATTGAACCTATAACCTACAGATTAGAAGTCTGTTGCTCTATCCAATTGAGCTACGGATACATAAATTGGTATTAGAATATAACCTTATACAAAGGCTATACCAGAATAGTAAAACCGTTCCCACTAGAATTACTATTCTGTTTCTAATACCAAAATCTTTTAGTTTGAAATCTTCCAATTCATTAGCTTGCCTTTTGAATTGTCCATGATATATTTTGCAACACTCAAATTGCAATCTAATTCTAATAGACCATCCAAATCTGTACCGCAAACATTTTTAGTTACTGTTTTCCATGAACTATTAATTTGGACTAATCCTCTGTCAATAGAACCATTCTTATTCAATGTCCAAATAACCTTTCCATTTGAATCAAATTTTGCATTTATTGCTTTTGGATTACAACCACTTTCTCTCCAAGCAATATATGAAAATACTTGTACAGGTAATCCATACTCTCTAAATTTAGCGTGATGCTGAGGGCAACGCTTATTTTTATCATCAGGTACTCTATGATCCAACCACTCAGGTCTATCAATAGCCAATGGCTTAGTATTAAGTTCAACTAAATCAATAACCACTGAATATGAGTTTGTATTAACAATACTCATATCACCACTAGAAGCGTAAGCTATTGAGCCCACGATTACTATATACATACTTATAATTACACTTATTAAAGAACTTTTTGTCTTCATTTTGCCTCCATAGTTTAGGTTTTGCGATTAGTTCGCATTAGCATAGCTTTAGATGCAAAACGAGGGCAATCTACAAATTTGCTCACTCGCTTTACAGATTTTTTATCTTATAAAGTAATCTCCATCCTCATTAAATGCAATAAAAATTATTCGCCTTGAGCGATCTTCTTATACATTTCTTTTGCAATATCTTGATGTAATGCAGGGATTTTAGCCATTTGTTCTCTGAATTGAAGGTTGTAAACACTTGCGTAATGCGTTAATGCTTCTTCAGTGGAAATATTTGTACTATCTGCAATCGCAGACAATAGTATTGCCATATGCATCATTGATGCAAATATCAATCCAGGCATAAATGTCGGGTCATCATCATTAGATAATGCATAACCGTTTATTAATTCTGATGTTACTTCTTTATCTCCATTTATATATGCAGAAAGCATTTGCAAAGCAATATCGGTGTACAACTCATCATTAATATTTAATTCATCTTTCATTTCAAATCCTTATCTGGCTAGTAGCCCGCTAAATTACATTCATCTATCATATCACACATTTTCTATTTTAGAAAGTTAAACGATAACTGCAGCTATCATGAGAATCAAAATGATTGGAAGTGTAATAATAATAATAGGTAATGCAATTATTGATGTTATCCCAAGTACAATACATATCCAAACAATCCAAAGCCAATATTTTGTTTTAGACATTGATCAAAACTCCTTTAGTGTAATCTGTAAACAATTTGACAAAATTTTCTGATCCTTCTTGGTG